CACCGATGCTGACACGGATTCCGATGCAGATGGAGATACAGGAGAATTATGCGATTCAGCTCCGGACGTTGCTGGCACCTGGTGCGATCCAGACACTGGCCTGATTTGGGATGTTGCCGGTTCGCCTTGGCCATCAGATACCTGGGTGCCCATGTACAACTACTGTGTAAATCTGGAGATAGGAGACCTGGATAATTGGAGAATGCCTTTAATAGGTGAGCTTCAAGGACTGATCAAACCAGAGGGATCTTCTGGATGTCACTGGAATGAAGATGTGTTCGGGACAGCTTGCGATCTCGATCATTACTGGTCTGATCCCGGCGTACCATACCCATTTACAGGAGCACAGGCTGTCGACTTTCAGACCGGAGCCACGGTGACATTGCTGGCCGATTCACATACCGCGCTGGTCCGATGCATTTATGTAGGGAGTTAGAAAACAGATTTAAAAGGAGGAGGCATATGAATCTGATAACAGTAGAGCAAGTGAAGACCGCAGCCGAGGCCTTCATTGCACAGCACAGAAAATATTTCCCGGTTGCAATAGCAGTAGAAGTTCTGGACATGATTGTACCGGGAACCGCTCTGCTTTTGTTGATGGAAAAACCACCAACGGGAGTCAGGGCGACGATGGCCTACGGAATAGGTGTCGCTTTTCTAAGGTTGGCCAAGCGATTAGATCAGCATAACGCATGACCGTATCATTGGACGAGATGACGCACGACGACCTGATCGAGCGCGCCCGAGTTTGGTTGCTTAGATCTGTTAGGCACGCCGACGATTGGTCTAATAACCGCGGTCCATGTCCTCTGGTAATTACTGAGATGACCAGCGCGGCGCGCGAAACACCAGACGCCATTGGCTGGAGCCGTGGGTTCTCATTCCTTGTTGAGTGCAAGGCCAGCCGTAACGACTTCAAGGCCGATCAGCGAAAGTTCTTTCGTAGAGAGCCCGGTTACGGCATTGGCGACTTTCGGTATTACATGACGCCGAGAGGACTTCTGAAGCAGGAAGAGCTTCCTGCCAAATGGGGATTGTTGGAAGTCGGCGAAACAGGATTTATCAGCCTGATCAAAAAGTCGGAGAAGTTCGAGATCGATTTTGCCGAGGAGCGCCTGCTCCTCTTGTCTCTTATTCGCCGGCTGGATGTAAAACCTGATGCAAATCATATCAAGGTGAAGGCCTACACAATAGACGACGGCCGGCCTCCGAGGGCGACCGTTACATTCAACAAAAGGAGAGCAGCCGAAGATGGAATGTGTGAAATGCAGGAAGACGATAGACGCTGAGCACCCGGCAACCAAAATGGAAGAGGGCTGGGTGCATGACGCCTGTTCGGATATTCCGCTGTTTAATATCAAAGGAGCAGCCATGACAACAGACGAGATCGTTGAGCACTTGAACAAGATAGAGACCGAGCCAGTAACCTGGTTCAAGGTGAAGGAGGGCACGGTCAGTTGGCGAACCGATCCGGTGGGTATCTCGAGTGTGGAAATCATTGAGGCCTGTCGCGACAGCGGTGGGCCACTAAAATGTCGCGAGTGTGGCCGTGAGGTTCTACGCTCAGAACCGGAGATTCATTACATCGAGGACGGCAAATGCGACTGCAAGGAATGTCACGACCACTGCATTGCGGAGCTCCAGCTCGAGGACGAGGACGACACCGATCCCGAGTACACGCCATGCCCGGAATGCGGCTGCCTTGTCGGTTTGGACGAATCGTCATGTGCAGCCTGTGGCATGGCCTTCGAGCAAGACGGGGTGCTGGTATGAGTGCGGCGACTGTTCGACTGTACCCAACACTGACGGAGTTGCAGCGCAAGAAACTTGTTGAGTTTTTGGGTTTTGGTGATGCGTGAGCTGGCACTTTTTGCAGGGGCAGGAGGCGGCTTGCTGGCCTCACGATTGCTTGGATGGCGCACCATCTGCGCTGTCGAAATCGATCCCTACTGCCAGCAAAGGCTACTCGACAGACAGCGGGACAAGTGTTTGCCGCGATTCCCAGTATGGGACGATGTTTGCACATTCGACGGACACCCCTGGCGCGGACGCGTCGATGTCATCAGCGGAGGATTCCCGTGCCAGGATATCAGTGCGGCGGGTCAAGGTGCTGGAATTACCGGATCGCGTTCTGGACTTATCTTCGAAATGCTCAGAATCGTTGATGAAGTGCGGCCTACGTTTGTGTTCGCGGAAAACAGTCCGCAGCTTCGTACCAAGGGGCTGGCCACAATCGTCGAGAGATTTATCAGCATGGGGTATGTGGGACGAGTCGGGGTACTGGGAGCTGGGGACATCGGTGCAAACCATGAGCGAAAACGAATGTGGATCGTTGCCGTCTCCAAGGGCCTCATATGCGGACAGGGGAGGGCGGGGCGACCTGCTACAGGCGCTCAGAGGCAACAGCAACTCCCATTTCTCTGTGAAAGTGCCGACGCCAAGAGCAAACAAGTGGGGGCTGGAGGACAGCCACGGGAGTGTGGGTGGATGGGAGGGAGTATTGGAAATGCTGCCAACTCCGACAGTATGCGGGGACTACGCCCGGAAGGGGGCGTCCTCCAGATCGGGCAATGGTTTGGCTACGGTATTGAACAAATTACCCACCCCAAAAGTGCGGGAGGGTATAGATTGCAGATCGGAAAGGGCACGCCATGCACCAAATCTGGGGACAACACTAAATATGAGAATGAGAACAAAGTCACTGACTGGTGGCGTCTACCCCGCTTTGCGGGAGTGGATGATGGGGTGGCCGATAGGTTGGACCGCATCAAAGCCACTGGCAACGGACAGGTTCCGGGAGTGGCTGCGCTCGTTTGGAGTGTGCTCACAAGTGATCTCACCGCTGTTAAGGCACGACAAAGAAGCGAAGGAAATCAGGAGTGATAAGATGGCGAAGCATCAGGATATTTGTAGCGGCGAAGAACTGACGTTCATTTGTGAGTGTTGTGGTGAGGAGTGCGGTGCGTGCTACGGAGCTTACGATGACTATCCAGAACTTTGCGACGATTGCTGGGCCGAGATTCCCAAAAAGGAGGAACGAGATGACGTTTGAGTTGTGGTACTTGGTGTTCGTCCCGTTGGCAGCCGTAATAGAGAGTATACTCCATGAGGCCTCGCACGCGGTCGTTGCCCGGACATTGGGGTACAAGAACGTGAAGATCTATCCTTGCCGGCTTCGGGTCGCCGGCCACTGGGCCTTTGGTGGGTTCTCATACCAATATGACAAGCCACATCCGGACGAGCGCGGAATGTGGATCGCGCCGGTTGCGACGGCCAATGTCGTGCTGTTCGTTTCGGTGTGCATTGCTGCCGTTCTGCAGAACACAATCCCGTTGGCATTCACGTTGTGCGCGCTGGTGGATCTCATTGTTTGGCTCAAGGGATATGCGAAGGGTAGCCCAGATCATGATGGGCAAAAGTATAGGAATTTCAAACAGAAAGGGTAAAGGCATGGAGAAAACAAACGAACAGGAAGTAGGGCTTGGCGATTTAGCCAAAGATAGCATCTCCGGTTTCGAGGGAATAGTTACCGGAATTACAGAGTGGCTGAACGGATGCAAGCGAGTAGCCGTTAGCCCCAGGGAATTGAAAGACAGTAAACCCATCGAAGCTCAGTGGTTCGATGTTCAGCAGGTGGTTGTCGTTGAAAAGGGCATTTATTTCAAATCGGAATCGACCGTTCCTCCGGGTGGCCCTCAGAAAGATCCGTCCAATAATAGGATCGGAGGATAGATGACTGCGCCTCCGATCTGCCCATACTGCAACAACGAAGCCGAGCTCGTTGACAGCATCGAAGTCTACGGCGTTAGCCACGGCAACATTTGGCTTTGCCGTCCATGCGAAGCCTACGTGGGCGTTCACCGCAATGACGATCTAAACAGGCCGCTCGGAACGCTGGCCAACGCGCAGCTCCGGGAATGGCGCCGGGCGGCGCACTCAGTTCTGGATCCACTTTGGCGGAAGAAGATCAGAAAGGAAGGCTGTTCGAAGGCTGAGGCCTGGCGCGCTGGTTACGAATGGCTTTCCAAGCAGATGGGCATTCCATTTGAGCGATGCCACATAGGGATGTTTGGCCTCGAGGAATGTCAAACGGTAGTACGGATCTGTTCGCCGGCGAACTTGCGAATACTCAGGCTTGCGAAGGAAGCCGGGTTACCACACGACACCAGTGGACCTGATGGTGAAGAAGGAGATCCATGTCGGTGTTGGGTCGAGCCCGTGGATGGCGAACTGATGATCTTCACAACCATAGATTCGCGAACGCCAGAAATATGCAGCAAAGCAGCCGGCACGATTATTAAGTGCCGTTGAGAAGGAGAGGACATCAATGAATCCAGATACCAACAGACTTGAAATGCTGAAGCTCGCATCTGACTCTGGAAGCGAAGCCGAGGAAAAACTTCTGGATCTAATAAATCAGCAGAAGAAAGGCGAGTTTCACTACGATCTGGTCAGGCCTAACGGCAAGCCGGTTCCGAAACACTGGTCGATCTTCCGGATCGGTGAGCAGGTCGTAGTTAAGGACTACACGTTCAAGGTCGCGTACGTCAATGAATCTGGACTTCTACTGGAGCCAGTTGGGCCAGTAATTATCGGAGAGAAGAAAGGAGAGGCAAATGGATAAAAGTAAAAAAACTCCAGCAATTAGCGTAGCTCAATTACGAGAAGTGTTGGATGAATATGATGACGACACCATGATCTTGCCCCAGGTAGTTTCCCGGGACGGCATGCAGGCCTGGAACATGATGCTCGATGCCGCGGTGCCATTTGGGAAAGAATGGGGTGAGGGATCTTTGCTGCTTCAGATGTCGCATCCCGAGTTGGACCAGTTGCCCAAGGTCGAAAAGGTTGAGGCCCAGCGCATGGGCTTCCGTGTTGGTGTCATGTTCAAGACTTTGGGCAGCGAAGTTGATGTCGAGATTACCACTGAGCACAGTCCGGAGCTCACGGAAGAAGGTAAACTCCTGGCACTAATGCTTGGGGTTCAACGACAGGCTACGAAGTTGGGCAAAAGCGGAGACGAGGCCGTTGCCGAACTGAAGAAAACATTCGCCCAGGCGACAATAACAGCGTACATGCGAACATTGGTCGCCGGGCAAAAACCGAATTAAAAAGGAGAAAGTCATGGACAAGAGCGAATTTAAAAGAGTTGCGAAGGTGAAATACGAAAGGGTCATCACCTACGGAGAAAAGCGAACCGACGGAAAAGGACATCGGGAAGGTACGGCAAAGCTGAGATGTCTTCACTGCGGTGGCATCTACAATGCCGGCGAGTACAGGCCGGCGGTGGTAACCATGAAAAGCGAGAAGCTGTACGACCACAAAGGCAAACTGCTGGAGGAAAACAAGTTGGATGAAAAACCATTCAATGCCGAGGCATGTCCGTTCAACGGATGCGACGGGTGGGTTGATTCCGACGGCTTTCCGGTCAAGGACTAAACGCAGAAAGATCGGACTGTGATTGTGCTTGCACCAGAGCTTGACGGTCGCCGGGTTCGCCTCCTGGAGGCAGTGTACTGGAAGGCGGCCGTGCGCGAGGGCAATGCCGCGGGAAAGGTGAAGGGCTGGCAGTTGGGCACACTCCGGTACCGGCAAAGTGTGCCGCGGATCTTCCATGTGGAATTCGACCGCACGAAACCGGAAACCTCCGGCGGAATATTCGGTGTCGGCGGCGAAGGTGGCCAGGTGGGATTCTTGGAGTTACTCGAGGACCGTCCGCAAATGTCGCTGTTCGAAACGCAGAAAGGATAAACTGATGAGCGGCGAAGGACTGACCAAGGAAATGATCGAGAACGCTATAAGCGAAATGCTGGCGGCAACGAATCCCGGCGACGCCTATGCGCGAATCATGTCCCGAGCTGATTCGGCGAAAATACTTACCAATTGCTTTGGGCCCAAACCGCCAGGGTGGATACTTCATCAGCAGCGTCTGGACGGATTCTCCTGGGTGAACCCGAAACGAAAACTGTACGTGATTGCCTCAATGCTGCAAACTAATGACGGAGGCAAGTGGCTTCACCTGTCCATCAGCCACCGGAAGAGAATCCCCACGTACGACGAGATGAAATATCTCAAGCGCCACTGGGCCGGCCCGATGGAAAAGGCAATTGAAATTCACGTCGCCGACGAGGAGCATTACAACTACTGCGAGAGAGCTCGTCATCTTTGGGTAAGTCTGGACGGAGATCCTCTGCCGGATTTCACCTGTGGGACAGGTCGAATATGAAAGTGCGATCTTGACGGAAATGTAACACGGCCCGAGAACTACCACCCACCGAATAAAACACCACACGTTCAGAGAAGCAGGACATGCCAGGAATCATTGCGTATATACGCTTGACAGGCCGGTCAGCTCGCATTATTACTGATGTGTGGTGTATATACGCGAGAAGAAGAGAACCGAGCAGTTGAACCTGCGGGTCACGCCGGAGGAGAAGGACGCGATCCGTGCCGCGGCGGAGGAGAATAACATCACCGTCACCGAATTGATGGTGACTGCCACCTTTGACAAAATAAAAGACGAGGCCAGGGGATTCAAGGGCACGCTGCGCAGAATCAGGGAGGTTGAGAACATATGACCGGCAAGAAAAAAAATAAGGATAAAAAAACCGACAATACGGTCAAACCGACAAAAGAAGTTAAAGTGCAGAAAGGTAGAAAACCATCGCAAAAGCCAGTTGCAAAGAAGCCGGGGGAAAAAAAGACAACAGCGCCGAGGATTTCGGCCGCCACCTACAATAAGCTCCAGGAGTCGTACTTCGAGCGCCAGTCGATCAATGCCGCGGCCAAGGCAGCGAAGGTTCATTTTAATACAGCGAAATGTTACATCGACGGCCCGGGAAAGCCCGAGGTTGGACTCGTTCCAATAAAGCAGATTTGGCTTGATGTTCAGACTGAGGCGCAAGAGCGAAAGCAGCTCACGTTGGTGAAATTCCAGGAGAAAATGGTAACCGAGGTGGAGACCATCGTTGAGACCAACATTGCCGAGCTGAGGTTGATTCGAGCTGAAGTTCAGCGTCGGGTCAAGAACTACAAGGACAGCCAGGGCACGAACATTGAAACAGGCTCGTCGATGAATTCCGCGCTGAAGTCATACGAGCGCGCCGTCAAGCTCATGGAGCATTTGCTCGGCAAACCGGATCTTACAGTGAAGCACGAGGGCGAGGATCGGTACGCGAGCTGGACCGATGACGAGATATTGGATTACATGGAGACGGGCAAGCTACCCGATCATGCCAGGTAAGCGCGGGTGGCGGAATGGCAGACGTGCTCCCAGGTTAGGGGAGTGCCGGGAAATAAGCAAACCTCTTCGGGAGGACCGAATACCCGGCGATTGCAGGTTCGAGTCCTGCGCCGCGCACACGGAGGTAGGCATGGAGAATAAAGTCACTGAAATCGGAGGGTTCAAGGTCATTGAATGTGATGAGGTTGAGCCCGGCGTGGTCTATGCCGTCATTGGCCTCGGGTTCTATAATCCAGCGATTCTTCCTCGGCATGTCGTTTCCCGGGATGAGGATGGCGTGGCCCTGGGATTCAATGACGCGGTAAAAGTAATCGATTGCGGAAGGAATAGGTGAGCCAATGGGTACTCCGGTAGATTTTAAGGAGATCGCTAACAGGGTCATCGATGGGATGATGGGCGAACTGACTGATGACGGTTGGGACATACTGGCAACGCATGTTCTTGACGGCCTATGCCAGAGAGTTTCCGATCTGACGAATGAACTGGACCAAGTTAGAGCTCGGCGCGCTGACGCTATTCGCATCATCGAGGAAAAACGCAAGGAAATCCACGACCTGAAAGAACGGGTCGCGCAATTGGAAAGGGAGAGGTAATCACATGGCAGAAGAGCAAGTCGAGAAAATTGTACCCGAGGTGCATTGCGCGCATACCGAAATGGTATCGCTGGTGAAGTTGGTTCCGAATCCGCGCAACCCCAATCGCCACCCTGAGCGCCAGATACAATTACTGGCGAAGATCATAACGGTTCAGGGCTGGCGTGCGCCGGTCACCATCTCCAATAGGTCAGGTTTCATTGTCAGAGGCCATGGCCGGTACGAGGCGGCCAAGCTTCTCAGTTTGGATGAGGTTCCGGTCGACTACCAGGATTACGAGAGCGACGCCGCTGAGTGGGCCGACCTCATCGCCGACAACCGAATCGCCGAGTTGAGCGAGATGGATACCGTCGCTCTCAAGGACCTGATGACGGAGATGGACAGCGGAGCCATCGATATGGACCTGACCGGGTTCGACAAGGATGCGCTCGAGGACCTGATGACCTGGGCTCCCGGCGATGGAGATCTGCCGCCGGATTTACCCGAGCCACCGGTTTCAGGAGAGGACGACTCGATGGGCAAGCTGATGTTGGTTTACGAGACCGACGAGGAGCGCGAGGAGTGGCTGAGGCTCCTTGGGCTTGAAGGCACGGGTAATCAAGTGGTGTTTTGCCTGGACGACGTGAGGCACGATTCTGAGGGCGAGTAGGAGGCGGTATGTGTGGTGTCGTCGCCTACGCGACTCAGGAAGTCACTAAGGCTCAGGAAGCTTCCCTAATCCGGCTGTTCCGGGAGAGCAAGATCCGAGGCCTGCATGCCTGTGGGATCAGCTGGCTTTCCGAGGGCCGGCTACTGACCGCGAAATTCCACGAGGTCCCACAGCTTACTGCGCTACTGGAAGGGCTGCTCAGAGGCTTGCGAGGGCGCCCTCTGAAGCTGATAGGCCATACCCGATACTCAACCAGCGGAGATTGGGCCGATCATGCCAACAATCAGCCGTTGAATATCAAGGCCGGGCCGCCGGCCGGGAAGACAGGAGAGCTTCCTGACGTTCCTGAATCGGCCGTGAGTCTGGTGTTCAACGGCTGTATTCATATGGGCCTGCGGTCGGAGTACGAGGCCCTATACGGCCGGGAGTACGTCACCGACAACGACGGCGAGATATTCTGCCGGAAGGTTCTGGACGGTGAGGATTGGGAGCGGTTCGTGGCCGAGGGCAGTTTCAGCTTCGCCGGCACCTTCATCTATCAGGGAAAGCTCGTTGTGATGCGAAACAGGAATCGCCCACTGTGGACTTGTACAGAGGATAGGGCAGTCTTCGTAGCTTCCACGGCCGACATTTGCCGCCGGGCCCAGTTGCCCGGAGAGCTCCAGGAGGTTGAGCCGTGCAAGGCCCAGGTAATTATAGTTTGAAGCCCGGCGCTTTCGATCCCAGTACCGTGAGCCGGGCTCGCTCAAGCGATGCCGGTATGAACGAACCGGTAGACTATATCACCTACCATGAAATGAGCCGACAGTGCGGCGACTGCGACCCGGCGTACGATATGCTGAAGTACGTTTGCGACAGGTTCGAGCTGAACATGGAACAGCGATACTGGCTCGCCTTCTTGTACGCGACCTGCTATTGCGGCGCGACGGTTTATTACATCTACAATGAATTCCCGGACTTCGAGAATGTCGACTTCGGCCGCCTCGAACGGTGGTGGGCAGCGAACCGAGACAAGCTGTACTTCCAGACTGATCGGCGCTGGGTCCGTTCCCGCAACCAGTGGTGTGATGTGATTCGCTCCTACACTTGCCACATGGGACGCCACGGCGAGCTGGGCTCGTATCAGGAGTCGGCGTTCAACCGATTCCGGACGAGCAACCCGCACGTGGCATACCGGATGCTGTACGACGACATGGGTCAGATCTATCAGATGGGAAGGTACGGCCTGTTCCTCTACCTGGAGGCTGTTCATGTCGTGACCGGGTTTCCGATGGCACCGGACACCATGGACATGAAGGACGGCTCCTCGGAGTCGAGTCGGAACGGACTGGCGTATGCAATCGGCTACCCGGCGCTCAGTGTTCACGGCCAAAAGCGACGACTCGAGCCGAAGTGGGTTCGTTACCTGCAACAGCGATTCGACGAGATGGTGAAGGAGCGAACGCAGAAAGATCCCACTGACGGAGTGTGGGCATTGGAAACGACGCTGTGCGCATACAAGAAGTACAGGATCGGAAAGCGGTATGTGGGCTATTACCTGGACCGCCAGGCCCGGGAAATTGAATCGATGGAGAGCAAAGTCACGGACGGCGTCGATTGGTCCGTGCTCTGGGATTATCGGCGCGAGACATACGAACCGCGCTGGCTGAAGGAAGAGGCATGAGCAACTACACTTGGGGTCACGAGATTGAGTGGGGAGATATTGACAAAACATTCGAGGTTCCGAAGGAGCTGGGCGCCTGGGAATATTGCGAAACCGACATCGTGAATATCAGGCCACCGTATCAGTACGTGGCCGTCGACCCGTTGGGCAAAAAGCCTCCTGTTGGCGGAGAGATAAATACGAAGCCGACGCGTACCTGGGCCGAGCAGATTGACCGAATCCTTGAGCTCCACGAGATGTTCGTCAAGCACGGCGACAAGCCGACGACATCGTGCGTGAACCACGGCCACATACATATTCATGTGCCCGGCCTGGACAAAGACATCGACGCGCTGAAGAGGCTGATGGTCTACATTCGCGACAACCAGGAGGACACGGTCGAGCAATTGTACCAGTACCGGGACAGCCGGGACATGAAAGGGAGCAAAGGCGCTAAGCAATATCTGAAATACGATGGCGGCCGGCTCATGCCGGATTACATGTTCGACAATATCCTCACGTCGCGCAACTTCGCTGAGTTTATTTTCTATCACTGCGCGGGGAAGGACGGGAAGTCCCGCGGCCGGCCATTCAGGTATGCGGTGAACACGTATTGCATGAAGCACCTGCGCACTATTGAATTCAGATGCCTGCGTTCAACAACAAAGTACGAGGAGCTGGTGTCGATGTTCAGCTTCATCGAGAATTTCATGGACGCGGCATTGAACGGCGGACCTTCGGTGAAGCAGATACTGGCCACAGGCCGATACACCTTTCCGCCATTCATCTTCGACAAGCAGGAGTATGACGGTTGGGAGAAAACGAAGTGGCCCAAATCCCGTGGCATAAAACAGCGGAGGTTCTATGCAATATAGGCAATGCAGCGCCGAACAATTCAGTCTCGCGGTAACAAATGATCCGCGGGATAAGTTCGCGAAGACGTTCATTGCCAAGGCAAACATGCAGAAGCTTTGGCCTTTTTGCATGGGAGTTTGGGACGGCGAGGTTCTCAAGGGTGCTGTCATCACCACGGTGAGCAAACGGAAGCCCAAGGTCGCGAACCTTCAACTGCTGCACGTGTTCGCCGCCAGCCGTCGCCAGGGGGTAGGAAGATCGCTCTGCGTTTGGGCATTAAGCTACGCGGGATATTGCAAGGCAGCGTACTTCCGTGTTTCGGCCGAGCCCGAGGCCGTGGAATTTTACGAGCGATGCGGGTTCAAGTTTTGGGGCAAGCAGAAGAGCGGTTGCTCATTGTGTATGTACAGAATAAGGGACGGCAAGTACGACGCGAGCGACCCGGTCATTGACAAGGCACTGTTCAGTGGGCGGAAGGGTTCACTGGCCGTTTCATACAAGAAGGGCAAGGCATGAAGAAGCAACTGATTTACCTGATCGGGCAACCGGGCAGTGGCAAGAGCACTGTGACCAACGAGCTGTTCAAGGATCTTCCGTTCGAGCAGCACACGAAACCGATTGCACACATTGAATACCCCAACAGCATCCAGCTCGGCGCCGTGCGCGAGAGTTTTAGCGGAACCGACGCCTACCCAATGAACATTCAACCCAAGGTGGTGCCGTTCATCAAGGAGGCGGATTGCATGTCGTTCTTCGCCGAGGGCGACCGCTTGGCCAACGACAAGTTCTTCACCGCGTGCGCGGCCGCCAGTATAGACCTGACGGTATTCTTGCTGTTCACTCCCAATATCATTGCCGCGGAACGCCGCATGGCCAGGGGCAGCAACCAGAGCCCGACGTGGTTGAAAGGCCGCATCACAAAAGTCATTCGCCTCTGGAAGCATTGGGGTCGCAAGCCATACGTACTGATGGGCAAGAAGGCGCCGGCGGAGATTGTAGAGGACATGCTGAAGCACGAGCAGGTTAGGAGGTTGGTGGAGCGATGACCCGATATTACACGACGCCGAGGTGGACAGCCGAGCTACCCGACTGTTCGATGCCAATGACCTTCGACCAGTACAGTAATTGTGGTTATGGTTGCGTCTATTGCTTCGCGTCTTACCAGCGCGCCGTTGGCTTCGAGAGCAAGAAGGCCCGGTACCTGGCCGGCGAAGCATTGCCGGCAAATGTCGATTACATCAAGCGGATCTTCACGGAACCTGGCTACTCTCAATTCGCTGACTATGTCGCCAACCGCAAGACGATGCAGTGGGGAGGCATGAGCGATCCGTTCTGTCCCATTGAGAAGAAACAGCGCGTGGGGCTCGAGCTGCTGCGGTTCTTCGCCGAGATCGATTACCCGATCTGTTTCAGCACCAAAGGCACGTGGTGGCTACGAGATGAGCGGTATACCGAACTTTTCAAGGGACGGAAAAACTGGAACGTGAAGGTGAGCATCATCACCATGGACCGCGAAAAGGCAAAGCGGGTTGAGCTCCGAGTGCCAACACCCAAGGCCCGGCTGCGAGCAATAGAGAAGATCGCCAAACTCGATTGCGGCGGAGCGACGCTCAGATTGCGACCGTTCATGCTGGGCATTTCCAATCCGACGCATACCGAATTAATTAAGGCCGCGGCCGATGCCGGCGCCACCGCAGTATCCACGGAATTCTTTTGCCTGGAGCGACGGAGCCCGGCGTTGCGCAAGCACATGCCAATGCTGAAGGAGGTCAGCGGTTTAGATTACATGGACCTGTACACCACGTACAGCAAGGGCGCCGGATACCTGAGATTGAACCGCAACATCAAGCGCCAGTTCATCAACGAGATGGAGGCTGCCACCCGGGACGCCGGCATGCGATTCTACGTTAGTGATGCGCACTTCAAAGAAAGGTGCGATAATGGATCTTGCTGCGGCCTGGACGAGAGCTGGAATTACAGTCGCGGTCAATTCTGCCAGGCTGTAACACTATGCCGCAGGAATGGTCGTGTCACATGGGATGAAATCGAACCCGACATGCTCGAATGCGGACTGCAAAAGATCCTCTGGCGTCAGGCGGAGAATTACAACACGGGCAACGCCGGCCGGCGCGCGAAGTTTCACAAGCACACCATGCGAGATTATCTGCGCTGGCTTTGGAATAACCCCAAGGCCGGGCAATCGCCATACACCATGTTTCAGGGCATAATGAAGCCAGTGGAAAAGGACGAAAAGGGAAATCTGGTGTACGAGTACGACGCAACAATGGAGTAGCCGTTGAACGCTGAACCGGCAATAGATCTCACCGGCATGCAACAGAGCGGTGGAATAGAAACCTCGACTGACAGGGTTCATGAAGATTACGTTCTGCCTGTTGGTCATCTGCCGCGATTGCGGCGCTCTCGATATTTGCACACCTATTCTCGTAAACAGCTCGCCAAACGCGCCGAGGCCATGCGCTGGCGTCAGGTGGCATTGGCTCGGAAAAGTTCTTCGGCCTTTATGGAGTATGCCTTCGTCGAGGAAAAGACAGGCATACCGTTCAAGCAACAGTGGTTCCACGATGAGTGGCATGCCGCATGGGATAGTCACCAGCGCGTCCTCATCATTGCCCCTCGAGATCATGCCAAGACAAGCAACGTAGTGGGCCGGGCCATTTGGGAGCTAGGCCGGGATCAGAATCTTAGAAGTAAAATCGTATGTGCTTCCGACGGCCGGGCCAAAGAGCGATTGTTCGAGATCGATCAGCACATCACCACCAATGACAGGGTGCGTGAGGTTTTCCCCGACCTCGAACCAGATCCCAAAGCGCCATGGAACGCGCACCGCCTGGTGCTCAGGCGCCGTGCCAAGCACAGGGACGCCAGCGTTGAGGCCTTGGGTATCAACAGCACGGCAACAGGAGGCCGGGCCGATCTGCTGATAGCTGACGACGTGGTCGACCGCCGGAATGCGTTGTCGTTCCCAGCTCTGCGTGAACAAATAAAGCAGGCCTGGAAATCAGATTGGACGAACCTTCTGGAACCGGACTCGCGAGTTTGGTACATCTGCACCCTTTGGTCGCCACAGGATCTCTCGCACGAATTGATGGACAACCCAGCGTACACCGTGATGCGCTACGACATCGACGAAGGCTTCGGTTCTATCTGGAAGGACAAGTGGCCGGAGCTGGCGCTGCGACAAAGGTACGCCGAAATCGGTAGCATCGAATTCAACCGAGCGTTCCGCAACCAGGCCATTGATCAGGACAGTGCGCTCATTCAACCAACATGGTTTCAGTTTGCAGATCTCCGGCAACACGATGGATTCAACCAGGCGCTCGAACGCGACGAGCTCATCTTCCTCACCAGTTACGACCCGGCCGGGACGCCCACGGGAAAGAAGGATCAGGATTACACCGGACAATGCGCCGCGGCAATTCACCGTGACACTGGCATGGTGTACATCGTGGATGCCTGGCATCAGCGCATATCGGTAGCCAAGTCGGCGGAGACTGTTTACGACGAGGCATGTCGGTACGAGCCCTGGCAAGTATTGATAGAGAAAGTCGGGCAATCAACTCTGGATGAGTGGGTAATTAACGAGCACCCGGAGCTGGCCGGGCTCGTCAGGGTAACCAAGCCCAGGGTTTCAAAAGCGATGAGGCTGATGGGCGCCACGCCATTGCTCGAAAAGGGCAAGGTCTTATTCAGCCATCACCTCGATCCCAACAGTCCCGCTTTTCCCGGCAACCGCGGCAGCATTGTAGACGAGTTACAGGAATTCCCATTTGGGAAACATGATGATATGGTCGATGCGTTCTCTCAGCTTATTTCCGTCGCGCGCACCCACTTCCTTGACGTAGATTCCGACGGCGGAGAGAATGTGGTAGACTTGGTAACGGACGACAACGATGGGTACTATTTCTGAGCCGACCACAATGGAGGATTTGAGCACGGGCTCAACCTTCTATCGCTGGACGGCTGGGGAGATGACAATGACAGCGGAGATACAGGAACATCCATTGCGCCAAGTGCAAGGCAAATCCTTCATTACCCTGAGCCCTGTCGATATATTGGTCGACGACGATAGGTGGGAAAAAGTTTTCGGTTTATTCCCACAGATACCCGGAGGCGTCGAGCTGGGCATAGACAATGATCGATTGACCTCTGCGCTCGAAGACATCGAGGAATGCGATCAGGATTGGGAAGACGCCCAGGATCGCAGGCCGGATATGTTCTTTACTGACTCGGGCAAAACCGACATCCTGATACCGTTAATTGTGAACGACATTGATCTGCCGCCCATGAAGGTTCTCATGCCATTCAAGTCGCTGATGAAGAATACGCAATGCGCGGAAACCGGCTCGGGCTCGCATGCCAGAGGTTCGCAATCCGACAGTGTCCAACCAGCGGGATGCTTTCATGATTTGAAACGTGACGGGTACAAGGCCAACTGCCGCTCTTGCCTTCGTCGTTTCTGGACAAAGAAGGCCAGAGAGTTAGGGTTATTGGATGAGTAAAAAAGATCAGGCGCCACCCAGGGTTCGGCTTGCAAAGCACATTGATCTCACCAAGGCAAAGCCGGGATGTCCGCGCTGCAACGGCCGTGGCGTCGTTGGGTACAAGCATGCCGATCTTGGCGACGGCAAAGGCCCACAGCGGATTCCAATCATCTGCCGATGCGTTTCCAGAAACGACGGCGTTGAGCCCGATGAGCTGGACCGCATAATGGCCGAGGCCAAGCAGCAGATCGACAACGGAGTATTTCACGAGAACATGGCAGCGGATTTGAGACGCATGCCAAGGGAGGCGAAGGTCAGGGCCGTCGCCGCGTTCATGGTGGACGTGGTGAACAAACAGAAGAGCAAGGAGGCCAAGGAGGCGGTCGAGAAAACACTTGAGCTACTGAGTCAGGATGAAGATTGGCCTGACATCAGATCGGTAGCCTTGCGGATATTGATGCGCCGGGCCAACGACCCAATCAACACCAAAGAGAGTAAAAAGCTGGCGGAGATGGCAATGGCCCGAGTCCGCCAATCGATGAACTGAAGGAGGACACGATGGCATTTTACGAGCAACGGAATATAGATCTGCCGCTCAACCCAGCGGGAGATACAATGGTGGTAGGTGCTGGCGCCGAGATGAACATAGGCCAGATGTCGGACAAAGGGTACGATTACCTCAAAGGCGCCGCGGCCGCCTTTACTGCGGTGCTGGAAGGTAGCGTTACAGGCCTCCAATGGACAACCATTACAACTCTGGCCGCCAGTGGACAGGGTTCCGTTGCCGCGCAGTACAATTACGTACGGGTGAATTGCTCAGTACAGGGCGCGCTCGACAATACGGTGCTGAAGATAGCCGGCAAGGTTCTGTAATGGCATCGCCTAAAAAGAAAAAGAGAGCCTCGCCACCGGCCAAAAAAGATGAGCGGCCAGAGCTTTCGCTGCGTCAGATCCTGGCCAAGGCCTCGGTTCTGACCGGCCGGGACGTAGAGGAATCAGCGGCCATCGCCAGGATGGAAAATACGCTGCACCTTTACAGCGAGGAGGGCGCAGTCGACCCACCGTACGATCCGGAGTCGCTGCTGAATTACATCGAGCTGACGCCGCACTTGAAACCCTGCATTGCCTCTTACCAGTTGAACATCGAGGGTTACGGATACCAGCCGGTGCCATTGGTTCCCTGGATGGAGGATCTGGATTCCGACGAGGCCACGGAAGCGATCCGCGACGCGCTGCAGATCGAACGCTGGGTCGATGAGGAAGAGGCGGCGCTCGAGGCCGGCACTCAAGAGAAGCAGGAGGAAGGCGATGAGCCTATCGAAGAGCCAGAGCCCGAAGGTGAACCCGAAGGCCCAGGCGAAGAGGGCACGCCGGTCGACGAGGACGAGGACGGCGAGATCACTGAAGAGGAAATAGCCGAGGTCAAAGAGGATCTGGCCACCAAGTTGCGCCGGGAGCAATTTCTGTTCGAGGCCTTCTTCAAGAACTGCTGCTCGACCATGAGCTTTACCAAACTCAGGCGCATTACCCGCGGGGATATCGAAGGCAATGGCTGGGGTGCGTGGGAGATGTTGCGCGATGGTTTCGGCCGGCTGAAGCGACTGAACTACATTCCGGGCTACACCGTGCGACCGCTGAAGAACGAGGGCGAGCTGGTGGAAGTCACAGAGCCCGACCCAGTGACGCCACTTTCCGAAGGGCGCGAGGTAATGGTTCAACGGCGCTTTACCCGGTTCGTTCAAATCGTCGGCGACAAGAAGGTATTCTTCAAGTCTCCCAAAGATCCTCGGGTAATCAGCCGCACAACGGGCAAGGTCTACACAACAGTGGCCGAGATGCGGCGCCCAAAGGACAAAGGCGGCGAAGGCCCAGAGGCCAAGGAAGCCAACGAGCTCATCTACATCTCGCTGCATGATGCTCGAACGCCATGTCCACCTCCGCGCTGGATTGGAAACTTGTTGGCCGTGCTTGGTGTGCGCGAGGCTGACGAGTCCAATTACTTCTACCTGGACAGTAACGCCATCCCACCCGGCATCCTGTTCGTCGCCGGCGGAAAAGTATCACGCGACATGAAGGACCGACTAGAGCAGCGCATGACGGCAGAGCTTAGTGGTGCGAAAAACAACCACAAGATCCTGGTGGTGGAAGCCACGCCGATGAAATTGAAAGGCGAGGATCGAACGCTGCTGCCGTCCATGCAATACGAGTCGCTGAGGGATTCACAGCAAAACGATGCGACGTTCACCACATTCGATGAGCGGTCAGCCGACAGGATCGGCGCGTCGTTCCGCTTGCCGCCAATGCTCCGTGGTTACACGCCAAAGAACTTGAACCGGGCAACGGCGATGGCCGCGCTGTCATTCGCCGAGAGTCAGGTATTCGAGCCAGAGCGCGAGGATATTGACTGGGTAGTGAACCACCACATACTGCCCGAGATTGGCGTTACGCTGTACCGCTTCCGCTCCAATTCACCACCAACACGGTCGCCGGAGGAAATTGCCGAGCTGATCAAGGTAGCCGCTCCCCACGGAGGCCTGCTGCCGTACGAGATCCGCGGCCTGCTTTCCGACGCATTGAACCGCACGCTCACGAAGGTTGAAGAGGAATGGTCACGTTGGCCAATGCCAATGACGCTGGCCGGGATCGGTGAAGGCGGAAGCGTGATGCCCGGCGGAGAAGAAGGAGAGCCCGAGTCTATGGCGATGGTGGTGCGAAACCTAGAGGCACTGCGCCAGAGAGTTGAAGCAATACTGACCCAGGAGTTGCGCGAAGCCGGTATGGACATGGACGTCAAGACGTCGTGGCTTGACGCCAGCGATCTCGAAGCCGAAGAAGGTGGCGAAGAAGATGAAGATTAGCCTGTTCCCAGAAGTCGATGATATTAAGCCAGGCCAGGTTTGGGTAGACATCGATATTGAACGCAGTGGGCAGCCTGATCCTATGGCGACTGTGGTGGTGAAGGAAATAGATGATGTTGGGATGATCGTCATACAATCTTCTATATTTGGAGACGCCAATAACAAACCACCGCTATCGCCAGATTCCTTTCGGAAAAAGTACCGGCTGAAGACGGAGGAATAAATGTCAGAAACATCACCGACGCCGTTTGCCAACGAAGTGCCGGCGTTCACTGTGAAATTGCCGTTGCCTGTTCCCGGCCGCATCGAGCCCATAACGGAGCTCAACTACCATTTTTACAAAAAGGAAGAACGGCCTTACAGTGCCGCGCCGCCAGAAGGCGGAGATACTGAAACAATCTATGCAGTGCTGTACAACTGCGAGAATGATTTCGGCGAGGATGTTACATTTTGTCTGATAGCCAACTCTCTGTCTGGCTACGTGCCTGAAATGGTTGCGAAAGTGGCTTTGGCTTTCGCAAAAATCAATGCCCTTGAAGAAGCGTACAGCCGGCAAGAACCGCCATTGCCACTGCCCGATAATCCGGTCATTGGCTATCCGCTTTTTAGCGAGGCATTATTGGCTGCCGACGGAAGCTTACGCCTGAGAGGATCATGCGCTGGCCTGCGGTATTTGGACGAGGATCATTTTGAATCAGTGGCATTATATGCCGACAAAATATTCTACACTCCGGAACCTCCTGAACCTCCCGGACCTGTAGATTAGGAGGCGTCATGGAATGGTACGATGGGAATTATGCCGTGCTGCCCGACGTTAACGAGCTGAGCCAGCGTCCGCACATCGGAAGGGGAGACATAGTGAAGCATAAGAGCGGCGCCATCATTCTGAGATGTCCGGCATGCGGCGCTGTTCAATTTGCTCGAGCACAGATCCTGAATTCCGATAAGGCGCCCACTCTAAGTCAGCCTGTTCATTGCGGTAGTGGTCATTGTCAGAAATGTGCCATCTGGTTCACGATCAAGAACGGCCGAGCGGAAAAGACGAAGGAACCGAAACCGGCCAAGGTTGAGCTCTCCAATAAACTCAAGGCCGCCGGCGTCGGCCCGGCCCGAGTTGAAAAAGATCCCAAGGTGAAACCGCGATTCAAACTGAAGGACCTGAATAGGTGATAGCAGCGTATTCACAGCCGGCCGAAGGCTTCATGTCGCTGTGGCCGGTGACCGACCTGGGGAATGACCCGACACTTGCGTTCTGGAAGGCCGGAATACGTTCCTCGCAGGCCGGCGTGCCCATCGCCAAGGGCATGGCCCTGTTAATACTGGACGGCGCGAGGCCTCGTGCTGTGAGGCTTCAGGCCCGGGACCTGGCGGAAGCCCGGATGTTGGCGGTCAAGGCCTCGGTGGGCCACGAGGTAGTGCTGCTAAACGCCGTCGCCCAGGGCAAGCAAACCGTCTTCCGCCGGCGGGAGATTATCCGGCCCATGTCCGTTGCGGCCGCCTCCAAGGACGACAGCCTGTCCCTCGTTGGTCCTAACGGAGTGTTGGTGGAAAAGGCATTGTCGCCGTTCGATCCCAAGGATCAGCGCATCATTGCCAACAGACTCGCAAGTCAGATTGGGTACTACGAAAAGCTCGCGCTGGGCCCGAAGTTGGACAAGTGGATGGAAAGCCTGGACCGCAACTGGTCGAAGTTGAACGCCAACCAGATTTCGCGCGCCATCTCCCAGGCCCGGACTCAATTACGAAAGCTCATGGGCTCGAGCGCCAACAAGCTCATGCCAATGTGGAAACAGAAGATTGAGCTGACGCTGACTGGTGTGGTACGCGGCACAAAGAAAATTGTGCGCGCTAACTTCTTGCCGCAGATAGGCCAGTCGTTGAGCCAACCAGACCTTACCGCGATCAATAACATCACCAACCAACAGGGATTCTGGCTCAGGAATTCCGCCGGCGTGCGCGCCGATCATTTAACCAAGCAAGGTCAGACAATTATCAACGACGGTCTGAAGAAAGGCCTGGGCCGCGAGCAAATCGCCAGGGCGATAAGAGCAGGAGTGCCGGCCGCATGGCAGAAGTACGGCATGAATTATTTCAAGACGCTGTCTTCTGTTTCCGTGAGTCGCGCAAGGTCGTATTCTGAGGTTTCAGGCTACGTTGAAGCCGGCATTGAATCGCTGGAAATTCAGGCTGTGCTCGATGAGCGCACCACTGAAATATGCCGATGCCTGGACGGGCAGATCATTGAAACCCATCTGGTGAGTCAGCAGATAACAGGCACGATGAATTTGGCCTCGCCGGAAGACATCAGGGACGCCTCGCCATTCTTGAAGGTGGTGAATCGTGATGTGAAGGGCGACACGATCAGGTCTATAGTAACGGCGAACAATAATAAACCCATCGCCGACATCACGCGATCTGGAATGGGCCGTGTAGATGACCGTGGTCAATTCAGCAGGTACATGGCGAACAACCAGTTGCCCAACGAGAATATCGGTCCGCCACCGTACCATCATTTGTGAAGGTCATGGACGGTGCCGGTGGCATCGACGTCCCAAGTCCCGCGCAACACGGTTCCCCTGGCGGAGGGCAGCACACCAGTTCCTCCGCGGCCGATTAAACCAGGAGGTAGAATACTGCCAGGCGTAGGTCCGAGGCCTCAGTCATTGTCGAGAGCCCCGACGACGACCAATCCTGTCATGGTAGGCGACCCGGATCTCATTGAACGCTACCCATTCAGCGGCGACTTCTTCGATCCGCGGCCGTTGCCGAAGGTTCGATTGCCCAAAGGCAGAATGAATATGGGTGCTGTTTATCAGCGGTTCTATTTCGATCCCAAGAGTGGATATATCCGCGCTGGTGGCAATATCAGTAACGTCACATTGCCCAAAGATAAACTATTGCCCCCCACTTCCAATCTCACAAAGGAGCTCGCGCTTACTTCCGATACTTCCGGCGTTGCCATGCACGTTGAAAAGCTTGACGCTCAAACATTGAAGGACATTGTTCTTGCAGAATGGAAGCAGCCGGCGGCGCGCCGGGTATATCATATTCAGGCGAATCTCACTGGCTCGGAGCAGTACATAAAATTCAACCACGATATGAAGGCCAACTCCAAACGATGGGAGAGCTGGTTGCGTTTGCGCTGCAATGATTCAAATAGCATTGCCAATGCCCTGGCGAATCTTGAGAAAAAAGGGTTCATCCAAATGACGAAGGACCCGCAGGCAGCAACCTTCGGTTCACCTGGGCCCAAGATGCCTCGTCTTAAAAAACCAATACCCGGTGAGCCCATAAAGCCCAAGCCGGTGAAAGGTCCGAAGGTAATTCCAAAACCAAAGCCCACAGTCACCGAACCTAAAATTCCAGGGCAACCGCCAGAGCCAAAGCCCAAACCTAAACGGAAGCCGAAGCCGAAGCCGAAGCCGAAGCCAAAAGATCCGTACGCACAATATAAATACGTGCGCAGCGAAAGGATGACCAAACAAATCGAAACGCGGATCAAGTTGGAAACTGCAAAGATAAAAGATGCAATGGCGGCAGAAGCCAGAGCCCTGGGCAAAGAGGCATTAGACAGTAGAGAACAAGCAGTTTTTTTGCGTAAATACTGCGCCCAGGCAACAGGCGAAGCGAAATTAACTGAAAAAGAGATCTCCAAGTTCACTAAAAAGATGACAGTGGCCGATAAGAAAGTACTCACGGATACTGTAAAGGGGAAAATTGAAGGGAGTTGGTCTGGAGTTTATTATGGTAGTACAACTAATCCCCAAATCACTTTGATGCCACAGCGAGAGCTAAACGAATTGTACCGCGATATGTCTTCTCATTTGAGCCCCAAGGTTTGGCAGCATGCAAAGAAATATGGATTGCCACGTGTTCATTGGGTCGATGGCCTACAGAGTGGTGCATATTATCAAGAAGCCAACAATACCATTGTGCTGCCGAGGGGAACCTCGTGGAATAAAATGCAGGCAATTTTCAGACATGAATTTGGTCATTTCATAGACCGCCTGGGCTACAACAACATGGCCATAGATGTCGCCAGGCGGAGATGGGCAACCAGTGGCAGACTTACCAGATCGAAAGGTGGGTGGTCTTATTTAAAAGGCCTGTGGTATGACGACTATATGGGCAGGGTCTATCTTTATGAAAATGGAGCACGGTATGTTAACAGAGGCGAGATACATAGCATGCTGAATGAGCTTTTTGCCGAAGCTCCGTATCGTTTTGGTGTTAGAAACAGCAAGGCACTTTATGCACTTAAGACCCAGTGGGAAACCAATCCGGAATCAATCGCACACTGGGTTGCATGGGCAAATGGAGCATATATTCCATGATAGAAAAACAATTTAGTTGGCAGGGGTTAGGAAGGATGAACATAGTCACCAGACAGAATGAACATGTGGCAACTTTCGAATTCAAGGGAACGGTTGCCACCGGAAAAGGCGAATGGACCTGGTTCAAGGATGATCAGGTCAGGAAAAAAATAGAGAATGCGATTACAGCGGGAAAAGAAAGGTTGGGGAATTTGGAGGTCAGTGACATGGTCAATAATGCTGTAAAAGTTAAAGTGTGGAAGGGGTTCTCAGGCATGTACGGTGGGCTCATCAACTCATTGCCCACCTTCGGTTTAGACGTGGACAGGGATACAATACAATGGCCCGGAGGGATACTTGAAAACGGAGGAAAGATTGACGACGAGCTAGGTCTCGAATAAAATAGTCAATATGTCCGAGTTGACAGGGGAGTAACCATGGGGTTATGTTTATAAAAAATGGAAGTCCTAATCCCGAATAGCTTTTCGGCGACGAAAACACCGTTTGCAGATCTGGTTACCAATCAGAAGGATCTCCTTCGCGTTTTCAGATTATTCGAGCGTGAGTTGAAAAATTCATTCGCAGAGGATGAGCGCCGAATGGGCCGGGCCTTCCGGGAAAGGGTGCAGACGCAGGCAGAGTTGAAGCGACGTTCCGAAATAATGGCGCGTTGGTTCAGAGTGTTTCGTGGTGACCTTGGATATTCCATATCGCAATGCGAAATGGAAATAGGCAAGGCACTTCGATCAGAACTTGACGGTACACTTTTCACGCCGGTTGCGGCCTTGAGGTCGTATGGCGTGCCGGAAGGAGAACCCAGATGACAAAGAAATTTTTGCAAATCGTTGCTCGCCATAAAGCTCTTGCGCAAAAGGCAGCCGCTGGCAAAGCCGACGAAAAAGAGCTGGCCGAGCTTGAAAAACTGAGCAAGGCAATCGATGCCGCAGTTGGCACCGACGACTCGGCGCCGGCGGAAACCACGCTGATGACCATGTCACTCAAAGAGTACCAGGAGTGGCATGAGACGGCAGTGAAGAGCATCGAAGCCGGCGAAGCCGACGAGAAGTTGCTTGCGCTGGTGAAGCGCAACCTGGCCGCGGTGAAGGCTCAGAAGAAAACCAAATCCGACGAGCTGGTTGCTGTGGAGATGCCGGTGGCAAAATCCGCAGAGGATAAATTCACCGCGCTCGAGGATCGCATCGCTGAGCTGGAAGCCAAGCTGAAGGCCAAAGACGAAGGTGACAGTTCGGGCAAACCGACAGACGATGACGACGCCGGCGAAGATGACGGAGAGCCGTCGTCCAAACAGGACGGTAAGTCCACGGCCCAGGCGTTGGCGATGGAAGCCATCGATGCCCTGCTCGAGAAGTACGGCAAAATCAAGGCCTTGGTAGATAGCGGTTCCCTCACCAAGGAGAGCATGCGGGATCTTTACGAAGGCGACTGGCAACTGAAGGACATCCTTAGCCAGGCGGCCGCCATCATGGCCAAGGCCGACGAGCTGAAGTCTGCGCTCGAAGCCTGTTTGCCAGAGCTGGAGAAGCTGGCCAAAGCCGAGGGACCCGAGGATGAGGACGGCGACGGTGAAGGCGACGGTGAAGGCGACGAGGACGGCGCTGGCGACGACGAGGGCGACGGTGAAGGGGAAGGCGGCGAAGGCGGCGAGGAAGAGGCTAGCAAGGGCGACGGCGAGGATGGCAACAAAGTCTCCGAGGCCTGGAGTATGGGCACGGATCTGTCGCCCAAAATCGAGCCCGAGGAGCACGCGAAGGAAATACAGAAGGCCTCGAAAAACCGAACCGGCTTATAGGCCGAGAACGCGGAGGTTCCCGTGGAAATCGGCATATACACATCGAGCCGGGAGAATAACGACGGAATTCCTATCTCCTTTTTCGGTGGCAGCGATGAACAGCTCATCAAGGCTCTGTACAAGGCCGCGCTGGATATAACAGGGCCAGGCCTAGAGAGATTCGATCCCGAGCCCGGAATGCGCGTCAAGAAGGTTGGCGAAATCCGCATCGCGGCAGTGGACGACGACGCGGTATATGTCGTTCAAGCTGATGAAGCAGCCAAGCCCGAAGGCGGACGCACACCATCGGGAGAGAATGGTACCTGGGCGATTCAATCGCTGATATTCAACAAGGATCATTTCACGCTAGACCAGGCGAGGAAATGGATTCAAGACCACAAAGGATTTGGGGACTACGGCGCCGACGAAACGAGCTCGTCGTTTCGATTCCGGCAATACGATCCTCAGTACTTCTCCGAATTTCGGACGATAACCATTGATACCGGCATCAGTGCCGCGTACGGGAAAATAAGCAAGGACGTCGAACGGAATGAGGAGGAATCGAAGAAGGCCCTAGAGGAGAGCATCACTCGTTACTCGGCAATACGCAAGATTAACGAAGGCATCCTCGCCAAAGGGCTCAAACTGTTGGCTGGTTCAGCGCGGATTTATAAATCCGAAGACGGCAAAGAAGAAGAGCGTTTCGTCATGAGCCTGGTGTTGGAGCCCAATGATGGCGAAGACGGAGCGCCGCTGAAACCGGACACGCAAAAGGACATCTATTCTAAATTCGACATCCGCAAGGCATGTCATTACTGGATGGAACATGGCGGCGCAGTCGACCTGGCGCATTCGTGGAAAGCGTTGGGCAACGACAAGGTCCGCACCCTGGAAAATTATATCGCGCCGTGCGACTTTAAACTGGGCGAGGGTAAAAAGTCATATGATGTCGTTGAAGGCACGTGGCTTTTGGCTCTCAGGATATGCGACGATGATCTGTGGTCCGGCGTTAAGTCGGGCAAGATCGGCGCGTATTCCATTGGCGGAACGGCATACAGGGAAGAAGTCGGTTAAGGGAGGCTGAAATGGACCCAACAAAGCGAATCAACATTGCCAAAGGTGACAAGCCCGAAGGCGATGACGAGGAAAAGACCTTTCGTCTCACTGGTATTGAACCTGACTTCGTCGCATTGGTGACCGCTGGCGCCAATCGCCAAAGGGAATTTCAGGTAGTGAAATCCGATGAGCAGGGCCTCGGTCCTGGCGGTAAATGCGTTTGCACCGAATGTGGATTCGAGATGGAGCACGCAACGGGCATGAAGTGCAACGAGCAGAAGTGTCCCAAGTGCGGTGCTGCAATGACGCGCAAGGACGATGGGGAAGACGAGATCCCAGAGGATTTCGACATGGATGCCATGGAAGAGCATCTGGCGAAATTCACCGGGTCTCCGCGCAATCGTTTCGGAACGCACTCGAGCTACAAGTTCAAGGGCAATTATGCCGAGGCATGGAAGCTGCATTTCAGCCAGCACGCCGGCGGCAAGCCAGGTGCGGCAGCAACCGGACCGATCCGTGGCACCGTGCGGCGCGTCGAGATGATAGCCGCGGCAATGAAGCCAGTTTGCAAACTGCCAACCACGGACGACATCCCGGCCCGAGGCGGAGATGACAGTCCGCTGACGGGCACATACCCGGAAACGCCCAGCGCCTACGGATTAAGCGCATGGGATAAACCGGAAGACGAAAAGGATCGCGAAGGCATGAAGCTTTCATGCAGCGACCTGGAAGTCATTAAGCGTGCGGCCTTGGCGGAAGTAAAACGCCGGGCCGAGGACGCAGAAAAGAAAAATGAATCCGGCAAAGCCGGTGACAGCGATGCCGATGAAGGCGACGGAAATAACAACGACGGCAGCGGTAACTCCGATACGGATGCCATTGATCTGACATCCTGGCTCGAAGAAGCAGGAGACAAAGTCGATGACCTCTCACTGGACAATGCGCTCCAGCGAGCACTCGACGCCCAGGCCGACGATGATTCCGATGCCAGCGCATCGTCCAAAGAGGCCGAGATCAACAACACGGATTCGCCTACCGTGGCAAAGGTCGGGGAAGAGGTACAGGATGAAGAGGACCCGCGAGATGCCAAGATCGCAGAGCTGGAAGCGAAGCTGAAAAAGCAATCGCGCGAGCTCAACAAAGCGAAGGCAAAAAGCGCACGCCTCGCAAAAGGCGTCGGGCAATCGAGCGTCATGGTGACCGGAGAGTTTACCAGCGCAGATCGGCAGCAACCCGGCGAACAAGAAAGTCCCAGCAAAGGCACATTTTCAAGCGGCGGAGATATGTCCGCGGCCGTTGCTGGAAAGGGCTAACAACAACCGACTCGACACGGAGGAGAAACGAAATGGCAACCCCAAACAAAACAATCATGGCCAAGGCCGACATGGAGGTCGCGGACCTCATAGCGGACGGTGGCTACCTGCAGGATGAGCAAGCGGAAAGCTTCCTCGTCGACGTCATCAAGGAGAGCGTACTGTTGCGCCGGATCAACGTCCAGACAACGCGCTCCCACACGAAGCTCATCGACAAGGTGGGCATCAACGGACGTGTGCTGAGGCCGGGCACCAGCGGTCACGCACTGGCCGCGTCCGACCGGGTCAAGCCCACTACCGACCAGGTGACGTTGAACACGCATCTCATGAAGGCGGAGATCCGTCTCAATGACGAGGTGCTCGAGGACAATATCGAGAGCGGGAAATTCAAGAACACGGTGATGGCCATGATGGCCGAGCACGTGGCGCTCGATATGGACGACCTGGCCGCCAACGGCGACACCACGTCGACCGATCCGTTGCTCGCGCTGTTCGACGGTATGATCGCTTCCGCGGTCACGAACATCGTCAACGGCGGAACCAACCCCATCGCGAAGTCGATGCTCAAAGACGCGATCAAGGCCATGCCTTCGCAATACAACCGGATGAAGAGGAACCAGCAGTTCCTCACTTCCGAGGACGCGCAGATCGACTACCACGACTACCTGGCCGACCGCGCAACCGGGCTGGGCGACGCGAAGATTCAGGACGATTCGATGGACCGCTACGGCAACCGTGCCATCGTCCCCGTTCCGGTATTCCCCGACGACCTCGGCGTGGGCAACGACGAGACCGTCTGCCTGCTTCTGGATCCGAAGGAAGCAGTATGGGGAGTCTGGAGAAAAGTCCGAGTGGAAACCGACCGAGACATCACCACGGGCGAGTGGATCATGGTCACGTCCGTCAGGGCCGGGTTCGTTTACAGGCGCGAGGATGCGGTCGTAAAGATCATCGGAGTCCAGACCCAGTAACGGTGCTCGCTGCAGTTGGTCCCATTAAAAAGTGAGGCCGACAGGAAGGATTGAAAAAAGATGTCTGTAACAGCAGTACCACAAGAACACTTCAGCGGAGCGAGAGCAGTCACGAACGCGCCGGGTGGCGCAGACAATCGCGATCTCCGCACGCTACTCAACCAAATAATCGCGCTCGCAAATCAGAACGAGCTGGACATAGCAGGGCTCGGTAGTCCTCTCCAGCTCAAGGGCGCGATTGCCGTGGCCGCGGACTTTCCGACTTCGGCCGCAGTGGAAACCGGGTGGTCGTATCTCATTTCCGCAGATGTGACCGACAACGACGCAACAAAGACCAACACCGGACAGTCGTTCAAGGCCGGCGACGAGATAGCCTGGAACGGCACCAACTGGACCAGGCTGGGTCGCAATGTCACGGAGCTGAAGGAGAGCGATCTCCAGGGAGCGGCCGCAACCGCAACCGTCACCAAGTTCATCGCTTCCGCGGCAGGCAAAATCAATTCGGTTAAGGCGTTGGCCGGAACCGCAGCAGCGGCCGGCGAGAGCATGACCGTGGACGTCCGGATCAATGGCGTCAGCTGCTTGACCTCGGCCATCACCATCGACGACAGTTCGGGCACCTCAGTGGAGGATGGAGCAATCGATACCGCGGCGAATACCCTGGCGGCAGACGACGTGGTGGACATTGTGAGAACCTACACAGCAGGCGGAGGTCCGACGCCGATGGCGGATACCCTGGTTTCCATCGGGTACGAGGAAGCGGTCGGCTAATAGCTGGTCGCAGCTCGGCATTGCAGTAGCCGGGCAATGATGAAAGCGAAAAAGCTCGGGCACTGGCCCGAAAAAAGGAGATCGAAATGTCACTTGGAACAATCACGATAGACAAGGTTCGTGAGACCGTCGACGGAGGTCAGGAGATCCTGATGCACTTCGAGGGCGAGGACAGCTACCCCACCGGCGGGACCGCGGATTTCAACTCGCTCGTGCGCGCCGCGATCAAGGCCAAGCACGCAGCGGCCTCGGACGCCAACGTCCGCGGCGAAGAGGACGTGTCAGTCGTGCACGTTATCCCGCAGGATTGCGGGCAGTACGTGCCGCAGTACGACTACGCCAACGACAAACTGAAAGTACGCGACGGAGGGAGCGCGACGTGGGCGGAGGTGGCGAACACCACCGACATTCACACCACGGTCTTCAACCTCGTCGCTGTTTGCGTCTAAGACGGACGCAGCGTAGGGATTAGGAAATGACAGGGAAGCGGTCGCCTCTGATGAGGCGGCCGCGGAACTGCCCGAAGTAGGAGGAATACGATGTCAATCACCGCAGTGAGACTCAGGGAGCGCGACAAGCGCAAAGGCTATTTGATGAAGACGTACTTTTCGGCCAACAGCCGATCAAAGTACACAGCAGGAGAAGGTGCCAATCCATCGCCATTCCGGGTGGTAAATAGCCCGGCGGAGATCGAAGAGCTAAGAGGGTTTCCCCAGTTTGAAATACTGGAATTCAACGACCTGAAAGAGCTTGAGGAATTCACGCAACAGGAGATGGAAGAGCGAGCGCGCATGGGATTGTCTGCTGTCAGGGCAGCAATTCTGGCTGGCGCCGGCGCATCGGTGAAGCCCAAGGTGATAACGCCGAGGAAATCTGCCAATGACCGGCTTCCGCCAGCGGCGACCGCAATACCTTCCGACCCCAGTGCGACCAATGTGGGACGCAGACCGCAGCCCAAGGTCATCAAGGATCGCGAAGAGGAACGCCGGCCGTTGCCAACGCAACCGATCAAGAAGGTAGAGCCGCAACCCAAAACGGAACCGGCGAAACCAAAACCAACGCCAAACCTCGAGGGCAAGACGAAGAAGCAGCTCTTGGCGATGGCGAATAAAATGGGATTGGATGTAACGCCTCAAATGAAAAAGGCGGACATCGAGGCAGCAATACTCAAACGCTCTCTCTGACGAGAACGCCGTCAAGGAGGGCAAAATGGGTAGTAATCCAGAACCGCGGCATGCGGTCCATAGAGACACTGGCGACTTGGCTCTTGCAGCCTTCGCCCATATGAAGGGATTTAGGATTGTCAAAGCAGAGGAATTCAAGCGCGGAAGGGTTACGGAATACCGTTTCACGATTCATGACCCGGAAAGCATTTGGGATCAGCTCTGCATTGACTTTGCCAATAGTGAAGCAGCGCAGCACGACTCGTCCGTTAGGACACTGAAACGACTGTGCAAGAGAGCGGCACGAAACGGATCTTGATGCCGCCGGGAGTGAGAGCCAATGGCAATAGCCAATCTCAGTTGGAGCCTGGACGCATCGGCGCTTGATGCGCTCATCACTGCCGGTTTCGATCTATGGAAAGTGCAGCGCGAGGACGCCGGCCCGACATGGAATGAGATCTCTTTTTCAACTACACGGCCACCAATCGTCGCCGATGTACTGAGCAACGTCTACTCAGATCCCAATGCACCAGTCGATGCCAACGGAAATCCCAACGCTAATTACAGGGCAGTGCCATTGCGCTCGTCTGACCTGGCGGAAAACAGTCCGATCAGTGTAAGTGCCGTGCGTCGTGGATACATCACGCCGCAAGATATTTGGGACGAGGGATATGCGAACCCACCGTGGACGCCGGCGAAGGTTTGGCGTGGCATTGACCGTGTTACCGCTACAATAGATCAACTTTGCGGCCAGTGGTTTGAACCCAGATATTCGCAGTTCGCATACGATGGAATTGGGCACGACCAGCAATGGTTGGACCAACCAATCTGCGCGCTATTTCAACTCATCCAGGACGACACCATTGTCGATCTCTCGGATCTCGAGGTTTACAACCGGCATTTGACCCGCGGCCAAACGAGCCCTGACGACCGACAGAACCCGAAGGTCACCTATTCGCTGGACTTCCCTGTTGGCTACCGCGGACGGCGCCAACGCCTCGTCGCTGACGCTGCCTTGTTTGGTCAACGGCGAAAGAACGTGGTGATGAAAGGTGTGTTTGGGTACACGGAGCTCGGGCCGGGCAACATCGCGGCGGAAACCGCGGAAGGTAGCCAGATACCTGTCAGCTACGGCCAAACGCCGGCGGAAATAAAACGAGCGGCGCTATTGCTCGCGCTGACGTACATGCTTCCCGCGGCGAACCAGCAAGAGGCCTCATTGGAATCGAGGATAACGCAGATCAAGACCAGGGATCAGTCCATCAGCTTTTCAGATCCGTCCAGTACCGATGGAAGCTTTGGGCTCACTGGCAATGTTGAGGTCGATAACATTCTTTCCCGATATACCGGGCCGATTCGCATGGGGGTAATTGGTCAATGAGCATCGCGACCAGAGGTAGGCTCATCAATAAATTCGTCGCCGTCATTTACCGGCTCGACACCGTGGCATCCGCGGCCGTCGTTGGCGGAGGTTATGACGATGAATTCGATGAGCTGATCCCTACTGATGACGGTACTCAGACCGGAGCTTCCTCAAGGAGGGAGATGGCGGCGCTCAGGCTTCCTGTTCAGCTCGACCGCAAGACATGGGGAGGCTACGATGCGCGGCGTGGAGGCAAGGAGATAGAAGCCGACATCATTCTCACATTCCATTGGCCCGATCTGGAAAATGGAGGTTTAATTGACGCCGGCGGAGAGCCAGTACTCAAGGCCGGCGACCGCATCGATAAAATAGAAACAGTTGCCGGCGTCGTTGAATCAACATTCGACAATCCGCCGGGAATGTTCATCAGGGATCTCGAGCGCGCTGGCCACGGACAGGCTCCATTTGGTACTCCGCGCACTAACCTTCTCTATTGCTATTGCCAGTACGGAGAAGTAGCGAGGGCCGGATGATACGCATAACGGCAAAAACAACCGGCTTGGGACGCATTGCTGTCGCGCTCAATAGGTGGGGTAGCATGACGGAAAAAGCCGTTGACCAGGCTGTGCTTCGCAGTGGGCAATATCTGCGAAAGCAATGGATAATGGGCATCAGATCCCAAGCTCCAGGCGGAAGGAAATTCAAACCGCTGGCTCAGTCAACAATCGATGCCAAGGGCAGCAGTAAAGCTCTGATCGATCAGGGCGATATGATACGCAGCATCAATGTCCAGAAGGTACAAGTAGGCGGCAAGGGCATTGTGGTATTTGTCGGCATTCACAGGACGGTAGTTTCCCGGGATGGCAAGAGCATGGCGAACTTGGCGGAGATACACGAAACCGGATCTCTCAAAGTGAAGAACCGGCCGCCGGCGCGACCACACATGGCGCCATCGTGGAGGGTCTGGAAGCAGCACGCCAGTAAGCAATTCGCGGCCGACGTTGCCAGAAAGCTCGGCCTGCAAAGCGGAATATCGACAGCCATCATTGGCGGAGTCGGTGGTCTGAAGTCAACGGGAGGATCGAACTAATGGCCGTTCCTACCGTTACCAGCGTTGAGCCCAATAGCGGAAGCACACGAGGGCGCAATGTAGTCAGGATCATAGGTTCCAATTTCAGGCCGCCCAATCCGGTTCCGGCCATTGGCTATGTTGGTAGCGCACAGCAGAAAACCGTTTCAGTAAAGTTTGAAGGCGTTGAATCCGAGTGGGCATACTACGCTTCCGACGGCTTGATACTGGCCAGGGTTCCGGCCTGGACGGGATCTTACAAGGTCACTTTCCCATATGCGCTGGATGTCAGGGTCGCAAACCTTGATGATTCGGAAGTTGAAATACCGGGCGAGAGCGCGACGCTCGCCGACGGTTATTCCATCAACCGGCCGAGCCTCCAAGAGGAGAGCTATTTGCAGCGCGTAATTCGGGAGCTCATAAATATATATCGCATTCATGTGCTCGAGAATACGCATCACACAACGTCGCGCGATTTCTCGGGAGATCCTTCGAGCACGGAAACGCTCAAGGCCTCAACACCATTGGTTCAGCTCGTTGGTCCGCGCATGCCATTGAACAGGTTCGATTCAATAAATTATGAGGAGCCCGAGGAAGATCCTCTGGGTGGCGCCGATGGCATGATGCGGCGCATGAAACCAGTGACCTGCGACCTTCTGTTTGAGATAAGAGCGTTCGCGCTTTTAGATCGGCATTTGACAGGCCTCGTGCAGGCGATATTACTAATGCATAGGGATGTTTTGTTCGTGAAGGTTCTGGTCGATCCCAATGACCCATCGAAGGGCACAAAGGATTACAATCTGGACCTGGTATGGGACGGATATCCAGAGTTGGAAACTGAGCCGAATATTAGCGATCTGCTGTCCGCAAGCATGACGTGCAAGATTCGGGGAGTGCATATTGACGAAGAGTCTGGTACCATAGTTGAAAGGGGTTGGAGGATAACGCAAAATGATGGCGACCCAGTCCTCGAATCCCAAGGATCATGAATCGGAGGTATCCATGGAAGGCATGATCAAAATTGAGAATTTGACCGGCAGGCATCTCCAGTATCGCATTGACCACCAGAAGGTCTGCGTGAAAATCGGCAGATGCCTTTGCCGCCAGGGACGAAGAAGCGTCGAGGCAATGAACGTACACGTTCCAGGATCAGGCATGAGCGCGCCGCTGCCACCGGCAGTGGTATTGTGCCCGGAGATCAAGCGGGACGCCGACGGCAACAGGCCGAAGATAAAGATTCACGGCGCAGAAAAGAAGGAACAGGCTGAGGCCAAAGCGCCAGAAGACCCAGGCTCGGGCAAGGGAACAGGCGCAGGCACAAAGGACGGGGATACCGGAGGCTCAAAAAGCGAAACGGGACGGAAGGGGCAGACGAAAAAAAGTAAGGAGACCACCTAACTAACAACCCCACCTCGCAAGTGACGAGGTGAAATGGAGGAGACGATGGCAGCAGAATTACTCGCCTCGAAAGTGGTCATCCTCGAGGAGGAACCTTCCATCCCGACCATCGCTGCGCTTCCCAGCGCAGTAACCCTGTGCCTCGGGATAACCGAGTTTGGGCCCATCGCGGACCCCCAGCTCACCACTTCCTTCGAGGAGTACCAACGCATCTTTGGTAGCTTCACATTGGATTCCGACGTCTGCGTAGCAGCGTACGGATTCTTCAGGCAGGGAGGCACATTCATGTGGGTGTCGCGTACCTGTCACTTCACAGACCTTACCGACCCGGCGACGGCTACCGCGGCAAAGGCCAGTGTGATGCTACAGAACAGCGGTTCGCTCGCAACGCCGGCCGTGGTTGGCCCAGGAACGGACGTTGGTCCGTTCGTTATGACCAACGGCATGCACATTGACATCGACATTGGCTCAGGGCCGGTCGTTGTGACCTTCAACGGCACCATCGCGAGCAAGCCCAACGCCGCAACCGAGCCGTTTGCTCTAAGTGGCGGCGAAACTCTGATCGTGGTCATCAACGGCACCACGTACACCGTCACATTTCAACCTACCGACTTCGCAACGCCTGGCGCTGCGACGGCCTTGGAAGTGGCGAACAGGATCAACAACGACATCGCGCAAGGCAAGTGCGTCACGACCGGCGCCTCACCCTTCGGCCTGGCCATCCAGAGTGATGGAGCCGGAACAGGCTTCAGCGTGGATGTCACCGGCGGTACCGCGCTGGCGATCTTGGGCTTCACCCCGACACCAGTACCCGGCGGCGGAAACGTGGCGAACATCGCGGCCGTGACTGGGCTCGAAGTGGAAGCCCTGGTTGAGGCAGCGGTGGGCCTCGTCGGAAACGTCGATCTCATCGTGAACGGAACCGGTACGCTAACCATCGAAACCATCGCCACTGGCGCCAGCGCAGAGATCCAAGTGGAGAGCTCCAGCACCGTCGACTTCGGCCTGGACAACACTCTGCACCATGGATCGGATGCCGCGGCGCAGAACACTTTACTCATCGAGGGCAAGTGGGCCGGCGACTACGCGAACGACATTAAGATAAACATCGCGCTCGCCACCGACGGCCAGGCGGAGCACTTCAACTTGCAGGTCGTTCTCTCAGGTGTCGTAAAGGAAACCTGGCCGAACCTGTCCATGGACGACACGGAAACCACGGCCTACGTTGAAACCGTGCTCAACGACGCGAACCTCGGCTCCAAGCTCGTCGCGGCCACTGATCAAGGCCTCACGCCGGTAGGGATCAAGCGGCCGGCAGACGGCCTCTCCGCAAACATGACGGGAGGTGATGACGGGCTCTCGGGACTCACCGACGCCGACTATGTCGGAAACGTCGCTGGCCCAACGGGACTGTACACTTTCGACCGCGTGCAGACCGGGCGAATCCTCATCATCCCGGGCCTGTATACGGAGACGGTGCACAAGGCCATGCTGGACTACGCGGAAGTTGACCGCAACGGATCGATGTTCTGCTTCTTGGATTGCCCACCGCAGAACACCAAGACGATGGTGGTGACCTACGTTACCAGCGCCGGCTTGCTCGAGTACAGCGAGTACGGTGCAATCCACTGGCCGTGGATAACCGTTGGGAACCCGGCGCCGTCCGTGTACGGAACCGACAATAACATCACCGTGCCACCGTCTGGCTGGATTGCCGGCAAATGCGCGGCGAACGATCAGCGACTCGGCGGAGTGTACGAAGCGCCGGCCGGTTACGGCGATGGCTGGGGAGTCATTCGCGGCATGACCGGCGTTGAAGCCGATCCGCAAGGCATGTCCGAGCACGAATGTCTCGACGAAAAAGCTCGGGACTACGTGTATCCATATCGCATCAACCCGATGAACCGCACGCCGGGAGGCCTGTGGTACGTCGACGGCAACAGGACATTGAAGTCCACCGGCAACTTCCCCTCCATTGGCGAGCGGCGCGGAGTTATCTTCATTGCCACCTCGCTCAAGGAAGGGCTAGCAATCTTCAAACACCGATTCAACAATCGGACTAACCGCCAACGGGCAGGCAGGGGAGTGACCCAGTTCCTCATCAATGAGATGGGCAAGGGAGCGTTTCGCTCAACGAATCCCGCGGACGCATTTTTCGTCGACGCGTCCGACGCGCTCAATCCCGTGGCCAACGAATTCGCGGGCATCATGACCATTCGCATAGGCTTGGCGACGAACAAGCCAACAGACTGGATCATCCTGCTCATAACTCAGGATACCAGGGCGCTCGAGGAAAGCCTCGCGGCCTAATAGGAGGAGACCATGGGAACACCGACCAATTGGGATAAAAAGTTCTCCTTCGTAGTGGAGATTGACGGTGTGGCGCGTGCAGCTTTCGCTCGTTGCAGCGAGATTGCCGGCGAAGCCGCAAACGTCGCCTACAAAGAAGGCGGACGGCTGCACCCGCACAATGCGCCCGGAACCGTCACCTTCCCCGAGGTCACACTCGAAAGGGGAGCGACGGACGACTACGACATGTACAACTGGTTCCGCGACACATACGATGCCGCGGCCGGGACGGGTATGGTGCCACCGGATCTGTTCAGAACGCTGGACGTAGTTCAACGCGACAGGGCCGGCGAGGAGCTGAAGCGATTCAGGCTGTACAAATGCTACTGCCGCAGATGGTCGGGAGGCGATTGGGATAACGACGCTGACGAGGTCAGGATCGAAACTTCCATCATCGTCTACGATTATTTCGAGCAGCTGCCAGTTTAGAAGAAGTAATGGCCGTGCTGGTGCGGCCGTGGGAATAGGCAACGCCGAGGACGGAGCGCATCGCGCTCCTACTCGGCCGGTCCCCAAAATTGGGACAGAAAAGGAAAGGCAAGGAGGGGTATATGCATACCGAGACCGTGAAATTGCCCTCTAGGGCAGTGATTACAATCCGCAAAATGTCTCTAAACGATCAGAGCAACCTGGCTTCAGTGATGCGTTCGCAACGCGCCAAGCAAGACCAGGTGCTAGTCGACATGGTAGCCAGATGCGCTTTGGGATTCGAGGATACCGGGCCTTACCCGTGGGCCGAAGAAAGCAACAAGATCATTTGGAAGGACATGCTGCAAGGCGACTTTCTCGCGGCGCTGATCGCGCTGAGAAAATTCTCCTACCGAGAGGGCAAGGAGTACGAGGTTGACCTGAAATGCCCGGACAGAAGTTGCAATAACAGGTTCCAATGGAAGGTGGATCTCGATGATGATCTGTACTACCAGGAACTGCCCGAAGAGTCGTTCGAGAAAATAAAGAACGGCGAGCCATTTATCACGGAGGTAGATGGCAAAAAGGTCACGTTCGATCTCTCGTATGTTCGGGACAATGACATGATGGAAAAACTGGCGAAGCGATTCCCGGGCCGTGACATGGCCATCATGTTCAGATCTCGGATCAAGAGTGTCGAAACAGTTGATCCCAAGGACTTGATGAATTGGCTCGACGGAGAGGGCAAAGGCCCATACGAGGGATTGCTCGCCGACGATGCCGAGGATATGAGAGCGACGTTTCAGAAGGTCGATTGCGGAATAGATACGGAGGTCGAAGCCGAATGCCCACGGTTTAGCTGTGGCAACGTCTTCACATTTGACCTCCCTTTTGCCGGCATGCTGACCCCTGGCCGCGGAGCAATGAGGAAGAAGAAGCTCCGTCGCGATGGAGCGGATTCCTCGGAGGATTAACCTCTGAGGAAGTCAGGAAGATCCGATTCGAGCTATCCTGGCTGCCGCTCTTTGGTTCGGGCCTCCATATGGGCTGGGAGGAAACGCTGGGCCTGGAAATGGAGGAAGTTGCTGACTTGCTAGAGTGGTCGGCAGAAGAGAGAGAGCGGGAATTCAGGGCTGCTTTTAAGCCCAAGAGAGGATAGCGATGGCCCTCAATCAGTTCGGAGCTGGATTCCTACTGCAAGGCCGTGACATGGCCAGCCCGGTAATCAAGCGGGTTGGCGCGTCGTTCATGGGCCTGAATAAGACCGTTCAAACCGGAGCAATGGGCATGGGCAAAGCTCTGGGCTCGCTTGCAATAGGATTCGGCGCGCTGAAGATCGGGCAGGGCATGATGGGCATGGCCAAGGCCACGGCCGATGCTGCGGGTAAATTCGAGCAGGGCTTGGCCGGCGTCGCCGCGGTTTCGCGCGCCACGGTCGAAGAGCAGTTGATGCTGCACGACAAGGCCCTGGCATCGGCGATGAAATCCCAATACAGTCCCGATCAGGCGATTGAAGGCCTCACGAATTTGGCCACCGCCGGCCTGAAAGCCAAAGAGCAGATCGAAGTGCTGGACCCTGTGCTCAACTTGGCCGCGGGTTCCATGGGACAGCTCGGTCTGGGTGATGCGGCCAACGCCGTCGTCGGTACCGTTAAATCTATGGGGTATGAAGTTGGGCGAGCAACGGAAGTCACTGACAAGCTGCTGAAAATAACGCAGCTCACCAACTTCCAAACTCGTGATTTTTCAATTGGATTGTCGAGGGCGACGGCAACGGCCAAGATCTACGGACAGTCGCTAGATGATGCTCTGATCCAGATGGGTCTTTTGCGTAATATGAACATCGAGGCATCGGTAGCATCAACCTCATTGCGCGAGGCCTGGCGTAGACTGGCCACAGATCAGAAAGGCCAGCAGGCATTACAAAAGCAAGGCGTGCAGGTATTCGACGAGCAAACGAAGAAAGTTCGGCCAATGCTGGATGTGATGAGTGAGCTCGCGGTGAAGACCAAAGATCTCGACGACAAGGAACGCATGCGCCTGGCTACAGTGGCATTCGGTATTCGAGGAATGGCCGCTTACAATGCCGTGGCCGAGGCCAGTCAAACAATCATGGTGGACGGAATTGCAGTAAATCTGAAGGGCATCGACGCCATCAATGCCATGAGAATGGAGCTGATGGAGCAAGGCAAAGTGCTGGACGAAAATACTCAGGCCTCATTGAAAGCCTCGCTTGGCATAGAAGATCTCAGCGCGGTAATGAAATCGTCCACTGGCACAGCCGAAGCGTTCAGGAAAAAACTGCTCGACACGTACGAAGGTCAGAAGCAATTAATTACCGGCGCGAAGGAGGCCGTGGCAGTAGTAACTGGCGAGGCCGCGGCGAAACTATTCAAGCCAATCGCCGCCGGCGTCTTTATGGTGCTGTCCAAGCTGGCGGAATTCTTAAATTCAATACCTCCGGAGGCAAGGCAGGTGCTGATTGGCGTCGTGTCTGCCCTCGGTTCATTAATAGCGATGGCCGGTGGCATCCTTCTCCTACAAGGCGTTATGAACATGCTCGGCCTTTCCTTCGGGGGTATTGCAATAACCCTGGGCAAGTTCCTTTTGGTGGCGGCGCCGGTGATGGTGTCGATGACCGGGCTCGGCATTGGGATCTATGCGCTGTACCGCGCTTTCAATTCCAATGCACAGGGCATCGGCCTCAGTTGGAAGGATATGGTCGACCGAATAAAAACCGGCTGGCAAGTGATTACTGCTGTGGTCAAGGGAGAGGATTTCAGCAAGGCACTCAAGAAAAATATAGAGAAGCTTGGCATGGAAGGTTTCGTCAAGAAGTTCGAGAACTTTTGGGGCCGAATGCAAGCTCTGTGGAAGGGAATAAAACAGGGGTTCGAAGTAGGCGTAGCGGCATTGGCCGACTCTCCGGCATTTGCTCGTTTGCGGCAGACCATGAGCGGAGTGATCAGCCTGTTCACGGGCACGGAGATGACGGACAGTCAAGCTGCTCTCAAGGGCTGGGAGGAACGCGGCAAGGCCGCGGGTATGAAGTTGGCTAGCCTGGGCGAGATCGCAGCCGACGTGCTGAACAAAATGATCGAGCTGGGTCAGGGCTTCATGACCTTTATGAAGAACGTAGATGCCTCGGACATCGAATCCGGAATACACAATTTGGTCGACGCTTTCCGTACGCTTTGGGACATACTGAACGTGGTGAAAACGGCGTTCATGGGCATCTACAATACGGTAAAGCTCGTCGTTTCAGTCGTATGGGAATCCTTCCGCTGGATTATTCGCCTAATAGAAGCAGTTGGTGACCTTTGGGCATTGCCGGGCTCGAAGCATACTCTGGATGAATGGCGCGACTTTTACAAAGACAAGCTCGTTGGTGGCCAGGCATTCAACTGGACGACTGCTGCCGCCGGCGACCTGGCCGATACCTTCACCTCGGAAGCTGACAGATTGGCACAGCGCGACGAGAGCGCACGCACCAGGGGTAACCGCGAAGTACAAGCCCAACAAAGGCTCATCAACCTTGATAGATTGCGCGGCCGGAAGCGCGAGATCGAGGAATGGGTAAACATGTCCGCCGAGAAATTCCACGAGAAGTACAAGGGAACAGCGGCGGAGGGCAACCTGGCATTCGGCGAGGCGCCGCTTGAAATGCAGCGGCAATTCTTGAAGGAGCTCGAGAATGTAAGCAAGTCAATAGAAAAGCTGGCGAAGTCGCCGGTTACGGTAAATATCGATGGAGAGAAAGCGGCGGAGATCCTGGGCAGGCAACCGTCATTCAGCGGCGAGGATTCGCTGGACGATTCTGCTCCGGTATTTGTGCCGTAATAGGAGGAATGTAGAGTGCCACCGCAGCAATCAGGAAGTCCTGCAGTAACCTCCGAGCCCAATCTCGGCGCAAGTGCTGGAGAGCGTCCGGCCGAGGGCGCGCGAGGCTGGGTGAAGAACTTGCTCCTGGAAGAGACTGGCAACCCGGACAACCCGGATATGATTGGGTTTCCCTTTAGACCCACTACCGTCAGCGTAAATACCGCAGTGAACGACGAGAGCATGGACGTCATTGGCATGAGCCACCAATACGACACTTACGTGAACACCAGCAATGTCATTGTGACTTTTGAGATTTACATGAACGCGCTGATGATGATCAAGGAGGGCATGGCTGAGGGCTACAATAAGGAAGGCGGCAAAACAGACCTCGTTGCGGCCTCGAATGAGATAGAAAAAGTCAGGAGATTTTTACAGTCCATTTGTTACCCGGGACTGACGTCAGCCGCGATCATCGGCAGTCAGCAACCGCCGGTTATTCTGTGCATTCCAGGAATTTGTTGCATTCGTACAAAGCTCAAGCAGCTCGAGGAATTGCATGAGCGATGCGATATAGATGGCTATCCGGTAGAACTGCGCCTCCGATGCGTGTTCAAGGAAAACCCAATGTCGCGAATAACGATGGAAGACGTTGCGAGCAACGGCCTCTATAGAACGTGGGGAGTGTAATGGCTTCAAGCGAATACAGCAGATACCGATATTGCACGATCTTGGACGCTGGCGATATTGGCGGGACTCCGGGTACCAAGCTGTTGGATGAACGAGAGCCGTTCCGTTTTCGGGATGAGTCGGACAATCGCTTTCACACGGTCGTCGAAGGCGACACTTGGTGGGGCTTGGCATGGAGGTATTTCCCGTCATTCCCCAATAAATCATTGCTTTGGTTTATCCTTTGTGAATTTCAGCCCGAGCCTGTGGTGGATCCAACTATCAGGCTGGAAAAAGGTACGCAGATAATAATTCCCAGCGAGAGGCTGGTCAGGACGAAGGCGTTCAATAGGGAACAGCGGAAGTTCCACTAGGAGATACGATGCCATTTGGCGGAGCACAGGTCATCATTCAGCTCATCGACTACGACTCGGGAGATGAGAATTTTTATGGCGACCCAGGCATGATGGCTCAAGCTCTGCAAGAACGGCTGATTATGTTCAAGGTAATCGACAAAGACAGGGGTAAGGATCGATTGGAAATCTCGCTCAGGAATGACGATTTTAAAATGATCGATTCACCTGTTTTCGCCAAGGGTCAGAAATTGCTAGTCGCCTGGGGCTGGCCCGGCGAATTGAAACCGCCTCGGCGTTTCGTAGTGCAAAAGGTAAAGGGCTCCAATCCGATAACCGTCGTTGCTCATTGCAGGCTTTCACTGCTGGATAAAGAGAAAAAGTCGCGATTGTTTGAGAACATGACGGACTCCGAAATAGCAACGCAGGTCTGTGAGGAATATGGTTACTGCGGAGGGTTTCAGTGGATCCAGAAGACCGACGTGCGGCGCGATGTGAATCAGGGCCGGCGAACGGATGCCCGGTTCCTCAATTGGCTGTCGCGGAGGAACGGATTTGTTTTTTACGAGGACGCCAGCGGCATACATTGGCATGAGAGAAATACTGGGATCGATGCCGCGTACTGGTACATCTATCGCCAAGATCCTGGCCGTGGAGATGTACTCAGCGAGCCACGGTTCGACATAGATATGAGCCGTGGCATTTCCAAGGTACAGGTGATGTTCCGCGATCCGCGGACAAAGGAATACGGCGAGGTTTACGGAGGCCCTGACGATACAGAGATAAACTCCCTGGGCGAAGAAGATGAAATGGGGAATCCTGACGATTCCAATCAGGGTAAACGCGCCGACCGTGTCACGCGAATTGATACGCGATACGAAGGTGTCATCACCAGGGAGGAAGCTCAGTCAATAGCCAATGCCCGGTACAGAATTACAGCGGAAAAGAAATACAAAATGACCGTTCAGGTCATAGGCAACAAGGTAGTTGGTGCGAAGACGATAGTTGGTTGGGCTGGCATCAGTGATGTGCTCGACGGCCTTTATTACGTCAAGGAATGCGAAGATATTATCGCCGGCGGCAAATTCGTTCAGAACCTCAAATGCCAAAAGAACGCGCTGAATAAAATCAAAACAGCGAAAAAGGCCAGGCTGGGAACAAAGGAGAAAAAGAACCCGGCGGTCGGCGCAGACGTTCCGGTGGAGAACATTCCGAAGTTGGTTCAAACTCTGACGTGGACCACCGACCCGGCCGGCAATGTAATCCCGGCGTACACATTGGTCGATGAGGCTGGCTACTCGCCCGGCGCACTCACGACCTTGAACCAGGATGAAATTGATGCATTAAATGATCAGCAACTAGAGGCGCTTTACCAGGCCGGCTCGCAATCGGCCGAGCCGGATTCGGCAACGTAGGAGATACGATGGGCGGAGGAACAGGATTTGAAGGTGATGATCATGGCGGCCAAAAGTACCACGGCCTGTACATGGGCAGTGTGGTCGACCGCAATGATCCCAATGGTGACGGCCGGGTGCGAGTGAAAATACCCGGCCTCATCGACGACAAGTCCGCCTGGGCCAGGCCCAAGGGCATGGGCTACACCTTGTGGGGAATGATCAGGGTTCCTCCGCAGGATGCCGATGTGTACGTTCAGTTCATCAATGGAGAGCTGGACCAGCCGGTTTATGAGCCGGCCGACGCCGGTACTCGAGGACCGGATGGCGAGCGGGAGATGTTCAAGGAATTTGAAGATCCGGACGTCATCGTCGCCGGCTTCGGTCCATTTCGCCTGGTAATAGACCTGAGGGAGGACGAGGAGGCCGGAGTCAAGCCCACGTGTAGGCTTAAACAGATCGCTACAGTAAACGGCGAGGAAACCGATGTCGCGTGGTTCCAGTTGGGCGAGAATTCGGCTCAGATATACGCAGATTCAGCGGTGCAGGCCAAAGCCGGCGCGATGCTGGACCTGGACAGCGATGGAGACGTCCAGGTGAAGCGGCGCAAGGTTATGCCCTCGAGCAAACCGCTGTCAGGATAGAGGCGCAACAGGAGGCTGCTCAGGGCCTCATGGATTTGGCCCGGCCCAGGGCTTGACCCGGCCGGGAAACAGGAGAGAGGGGACGGCCTGTGCGTCCCTGGAGGTGAAATGGCATTCCCACCCGAAGACCTTTGTATACCGCTGCCGGATATACCGTCGCTGGATGATATTTGCTTCCCGGGAGGGTTCTGTCTGAGCTACATTTGGGACGCCATCGATAAGATCCCTCACATGGCCGATGTGAGCCTCGACTTTTTTAGCCAGATCGGGCCGGCCATGGCTCCTCTGCAACCGCTGTTCAATATCCTCGACACGGTACTCGCTATTTACCGCTGCGTTGCCGCCATTCCCGATGTGATAACCAGCCTCGATCCCAGCGAGCTGCTGAATTGCCTTCCGGCGCTCGCCGCGCTCATCGACAAGCTCCTGAAACTGATTCCGCAACTATCTATACCCAAGATGATTATCGCGGCGCTGAAGAACCTGGCGACGCTTCTCAGGGCAATCGCCGCGGATCTGGAATACATCAAGAGTCAGATACAGCGAATTGCGGACATGATTGACCGCGGCGCCGAGCTCAATGACGTAAAAATGAATGGGTTCTTGGTTTGTGCCCAGGACACTGTCGAAGGCAGCGTGATGTCAACGGCCGAGGCGCTCAGGGGAATAGGCCGGATTGTGCTGCTGATCAATATCTTCATCGGCATGTTTGGAGGCCAGGAGATACCGTGCTTCGGAACCCTGTTCTCAGAGCATCTCGCTGACGGCCTGGACGTCATCATCGATTTGCTGTTGGCGATTGCAGAGGTGATTTGGGAAATAGCGTCGGCGATACCAGATCCGGATTTGGTCCTGACTCTTTTGTTGGGAGACACGAAGTGCTAGGATGGAGATGATATGGTTCAATTAAAAGAACAGTTCGGCAAAGGTATTGTCACGCCATTCCAGCGAGACGGTAAAGGCGATTTTGCCAACGACTCTGGCATGCGACTCCTGAAGGACGACATTGGCGAGTTGCTTGGCATTATTGGTCCGACACCGACCAAGCCGGGTGAGCTCCCGTGGGATCCAGATAGAGGCAGCGCAATTCGCTCCTTGCGCCACCGTCGCATGCACTTGGACATGACGAAGGCCCTGGCCGAGCAATACACTGCGCGCACAGTCAGGATTTACGAGAAACGTGTGATTGTAGGACCGGCGAAGGTGACCGTGGAAGACGACAATAAATTGCGGGTCGATTTCGGTTTTTATCCGAAGGGAACCCAAACCGGCGAGATGGAAACCGTGCCGGTCTACCCGGAGGATCTGTAATGACTCAAATTCTTCCGACTAGTTACGATTACACGGACAAAGATTTCCTTGCCATCAGGGAACGGGTTTTCGATTTAATTCGCTCAGTATTTCCCGATTGGAGCGACGAAGCCGTTGCGAACTTCGGCAATGTGCTGGTCGAATCGTTCAGTTGGATACTAGAGGTTCTGACATTTTATCAGGATCAGCAGGCCAGGGAAGGGCGCATCGCATTTGTACAGCTTCGGCGGAATATGATCGCTCTGGCAAAGCTGGTGGGCTACGAGCTGGCATCGGCTGAGGCCGCAACCGCCGATGTTACATTGACCATCTCCAATGCTTCCGCACTTGTTGGCACGGTGACGCCGGCGGCGACTCCTGTTGTGGTGCAAACCCAGGAGGTAACTGATCCGATAAAAGGCGAATTGCAGGGCACCGTTTCTTTTGACCTTTCCGCCGGCGAGACTTCCAAGGATTTCACCTGGGAGCATTCACAGACTCAGACTCCGTACGTGCAGGCTTCGAACAATCGAGCAGACCAGGAGATAAACCTCCCGTTTGGCCCATTCCTCGACCGCAGCGAGCAACCTTCAACGCCAACCCAGGGAGATTTCACGAGGGTTGATTCTTTCTTTAATAGCGGACCCACTGATTGCCATTACCGCGTACAGATTGATCAGAACGACAAGGCCACTGTCATCTTCGGCGACGGCAAGAACGGCGCAATACCAGTGGGAAATATCACCACCACGTACAAAACTGGTGGAGGGATCTTTGGCAATGTCGAGCCCAATTCCCTGGTGAAGGTAGTTGGGAAATTCGTCGACTCCGTTGGCACCGAGGCGTACATCACAGCAACGAACGCCAACGCCGCAGCAGGTGGCGTTCCACGCGAGGAGGTGGACGCTGCTCGAGTAAACGTGCCGGAGTCAACCCGTGTGCTTAACAGAACCGTGGCCCGAGAGGACTTCGAGATCAATGCCAAGCGAGTAGCCGGAGTCGGCCGCGCTCTGATGCTGACGTCCAACGAGGACACCGTCATTGGCGAGAATAGGGGCAAGTTGTTCATCGTGCCATCGACCGGCGGAGTGCCGAGCTCGGCGTTGCTCCAGGCCGTGCGCGACATCCTGACATTGCCGCCACCGGACGGTTATCCGCACACGCTGACCTTTCAACTGGAAGTATTGGCCGCGGTTTACAGGAACGTCGATGTGAACTGCACCATTTGGCTCAAGGAGGGCTACCTGCCCAGCGCGGTAAAGCAATCGATCTCCAACAACTTGGCCGACTACTTCGAGCCCATGCTCGCAAGCGGCGCGCCAAATCCCAATGTGGACTTCGGGTACTACTACAAGGATTCCGAAGGCAACCCGGCCGGCGAGATTCCCTGGTCGGACATCTTTGATATAATTCGCGATACGACCGGCGTCAGAAAGCTCGAACATACCATGCAACTGAACGGCGTAACTGACGACGTGCAGATAAACAACTGGGAATTTCCAGCGATGGGCCTGCTCACGGTAATAAACGGCGCAACGGCCGGAGCTATTTAGGAGGCAGCCTTGGCGAAGGCGTACAACAAATGGGACCCGGGAGCCAATGCGAGCCTGGTAATCCCTCCATCGGAAGGACCGCTGGTAATAAGCGGTGGCGATTCGCGCTGGCCTCTGTTGGTTCGCAATGAAATCGAACCGGCGCTTTATCGCAACGATGATTGGATTGGATTCCAGCAGGAGCTTCTCTTCGAGGATGGCGCGGCGCCGGCGACAGGCGCAAGGGTCAGGGGATTCCAATACATGCCGGCCAATGTCTCCTTCACATGGTTAGATCCCGTCAATGGCGAGCCCAGGCCGGACGATTCCGCTGACGGTTGGTGGAGTCGCTTTTACCGATATGTGAACATGGGCTTTAGGATGCCATTGCGCGGCCTGATAGGTTCCGTTGTCGACGGCGTGCTGAACGTGGACTTCCAGGTGAAATGGGGAGATCCCGTGACACGGGCAGTGGCCGCTACTCGAGGAGCATGGACCGGAGCGTTGCTTGCGGTATTGAATGGCGAGTCGGCCGAGGCGGATTTCCTTGCCTATGCATTGCATGGAAAACGCCAAGGCGATGCCTCGTGGGAGCACAGGGGAAGTCTGGTGGATGCGCCAATAGCAGGGTACACGCCGGCGACAGTTACCGACACTCCCTGGGATGGAGTTTCTGAGGGCCAAGTTCGAGTGCTCATAACTGGCGGACCTTCGACATGGGAAGTGAAGACGCAATACTGGGATACTGGCATACCGGACTGGAAAGATCTTTCCAGTAATGTGGTCGATCTCAAGCAATACGCTGTTCCCGGCCATGAAGATCTGTTCGCTCTCATGGGATTTTTATTTCACGGGGCAACGAAAGTTTTCCCCGGCTCAATGCCGGCAGATCCTCCTGTGCAGGACACGTACTTTCAGGAGGTTTCTATTTCGCAATTCACGCCGTTCGTGCTCGACGTCGCCGATTGGTCGCTGCGTGAGCGCCAAGAGAAACTGTGGCAACCGGATTGGTGGCTGGCTCCGCTGGAAACCAAGACGCCGGCGCTCGACATCATCACCTGGCCCGAGGGATCTGAAAAAGGGCCAACGACTCTGCGCGAATTCGACACCGACGAAGAGCTATGGGGAGTGCGCTGTGCACCAACCACGGAATTGCTGATGACTTCCATTCACGAGCGCAAATTCCTGGCCGAGGAAAACACCGAATGGAAGTATATGATCCCAACCTGGCTTGCCGACAACGAAGCTCCCAATGGAGCCGATCTGCCATTCGCCTATGTTGGGCGCTACAAGTTGAGCGACCTGGCGTCATGGACAGGCGAGCGCACGCTGGCTTCGTTTGGGTATGCCGGGTGGCGAGCAACGCCGGCGGCGACCGAGGCCGGCCTGGGCTTGACGTGGCGGCCGGACAATGGCGGAGAGCTCGTCTTGCGGTATTGGGATTGGTCTGCTCCGGATTGGTTGACACTCGTAGCCCCATTAAAGGCTGAGGACTACGACGGCCGCATGGTCAGCATTGGCTTCGCCTGGAGCGGTTCACCACCTGTTCCGACGGAAGAACTGATACTGCCGCGCCAGCAGTTGAGAATCGTTGTCGATGGAATAACGGTAGCGACCGCAGACGATTGCGTCGTGTGTTTCACTGGAGGCTGGTACTCATCCATAGGATCTGGTGACACTTCGGCGCGCGAAACCTTTGAAGGTCTGTGGTTTGGCGGAGTAACTTTCATTGAACAGGTAACTGACACCGATCTGTTGAATGCGTTCGACACCGACGACGAAACGGTATTTGATAACCCGTCTTTTGAGGTGGCAGATCCCGGCGGCCGGCCCGGTGAAGCGGACAAGTGGACATGGAATTCATTTCAATCGCAGGGAGGCTGGGCTGATTTCAGCGCATACCGCCAGGATCTCGCGCCATACAGATATGGCCGCGAAGGTTTCGAGGGTGGCTGGCTCGTTGGGTATTCATGGGAATACGCCGATGAAACAGCACGGTTGGCGGCAACGGGATTCACTGAAGACGACGTTGGGCGAATGGCCTGGCAAGTTGACATCAACAAGAACTTCATCTTAACGAATTACTCGCCAATCACATGGGTAGAATCCGAGGCCGGCGAGAACCAGGGTGCGGTTTTCAATCTCGAAGACGCCGAAATATCGGCCGGAGTATTCAACGCAGGCATACCCAACTTCGAGAGTACGATGGAGATCTTCGCCATTTGGGGTCGCACCTGGGATGCAATGACCTGGAGCGGCGCTCCGTGGTTGGATTCGTACAATCTAATCGCTCCGTGCAATGACGTCCTCGGCCCATACTCTGGGCCCACTGGCTTCGATGGCTGGTACGATTACCTGTACGCTACCAACGATGATCCGCTGTGCGTTGAATCGTTCGACGAGGCATGGGGTAACGATCCACTCTCGACCGCCGGCGGACAGACTTGGATTCCCGTAACGGCACCAGGCGCGAAGTTGAGCGGCACGGCCATCAACTTTCCCCTGGAGATCGCTCCGAATAAAAACAAACTGGTTCTAACTTCGGATCTTTTTGGCGCTGTTTTCTTTTCCTTACCCACCCTGGAATATGCCGACATCGCTTCGTTGGTCAGCGATTTGAATGCCGAGCTTTCAACGCATATCCCGGTCGCGGCTGGCTTGACTTTTGGTTATTGGCAAAAGAACGGCGAACAGGGATTGACCTTCGGGTGGGATGGCGCAACCTTCAGTGCGCTGTGGGTTGCTTTCGCGGTGCTGGAATCAGAGGCTACAACCGATCTCAGAGAACCGCTTGGACTTTCATCGTTCAGTCCGGGTGGCAATTATACCGGCGTTGGAATACCTGTTTGGTCTTACCCTTCGCCACCGTCAGGCATTGATCCTGACGACCGAGTACTGATGGACTCCTGGTCATACATGGAATTTTTCATAACCGTGGATTCAGTGCTCGGAATAATTCCCATTGAGTACAGCATGGTAGGGGCGGTATTCGATACTGCCGTTCCCGATCCTACATTGCTCGAGCGTTTCACATTGCAAGGCTGGGTATCACCATCGGCACAATGGGCCGACGATCTGTCCGCGCTTTCAATTACGCCGGCGATGTTCGACTTGGGAATTAAATCAATAGAGATGTTCGACGCTGCGAACTGGCCCGACGAGCCGTTCCCGGCATAGGAGGATCATATGGGTCAACTTGATTGGAAAGATATAGGCGGTGCATTGAACGAAGCGAGCCTGGCCCGAGGAGTGACCAACGGCATAGACCGGCCACCTTCGGCAATCACCAATGACTTTGTCTTCGGCTATAATTCGCTGGACGGCACGGTCACTGGCGCGCACGGAAAGTACGTTGACCTCGCCGGCTTCACGCCCACGGGTTCATTACTTTCCGATCCTGACGGCGGAGGATCGATCCGTGGTTGCGTGAAACGGGTTTCCTCGCCGAACAATACCGGCATGAGTCCCATGCTGTTCTTCTGTGCCCAGGGAGCTCCAGTTTCGGCCAACGATTACTGCTACATTCTCGGTCTTTCCGACGCCGATCCGTATGAGATCGTGCTCGCGAAGGCACAGTTGGTGAGCGGCCTGGTTGCCGATGCGGAGAACGTAACGATCCTGGCCAGGTCTTCGAGCCAATATGCCATGGGTGATGGCCTGTGGCATCACCTGAGATTGGATGCCATCGTTGAGCCCAACGGCGACGTTCTTCTCAAGTGCTACGAGAACAACCTGACCACGCATCCAATTGGCACGCCTGGAGGACCGGATTGGCAGAACATCCCGGGTTTTCCTTCGGGAGGCGTGGTGGACGACGTGCTTCAGATCCTGACGAGCTCGCCTCCATTGTGGGGTGGGTACGCCGGCTTCGCATTTCAGGTTGCGGAATCGCTGAATAGGCGCGGAGCCTTCGATGCAATAGAGGTTTACAGGGTAACCTAATGAAAACGACTTGGCTTGACAGACTGCGTGGTGAGGGCCAGGGACGCACGATCCCAAATGGGTTCGTTGCGCCAGATGGCCAGCACGTGTTCGTATTGGGCGGCGACGGAGTACTCGAGTCGGCAATTCTCACAGGAGGAGATTACACAGAAGTCAAGCAAGTCGTGGACCTCACCAATTGGGATCTGGTTGCGGCGACCATGAATACAATCGGCAAGGTCATGGGCCAGGCCCAAGCCCAACCCGGTCTGCTCGTCTACCATACTCCGCTCTGGCATTTTAATTACAATATCGGAACTGCGCTCGAGCGCAATTTGATCGACGGAGCCTTCGACCTGGAAAACCAGGGCAACATGGAAGTTGATAACGAAGATTACTCACCAGTTCTGACGCGCTGCAGAAAGATTCCAGTTGGGAGCACGACGGCCTATATGCTGGGAGAGAATACTCCGCAATGGTGTTCGCTGACCTGGCTTGACCACTACACTTTTCAAATGTGGCTGAACTTCGATGCCGAATCGCACGCTGCTTCGTGGGGAATAAACCCGACATTATTCAAATGCGTCGACGGCGTTCCTCAGGGAATCGACATCAGTCTGGAAGGTGTCGTTGGGCCTCCCAATAAATGGCGCGTAAAAGTGACACATCACGAAGGAGGCGGATCTGCCTCTGCGCTGTTCACTCCATTTGTGTTCGAGACTCCGAATAGGGGATGGACGCTGATCACTATTTGCTTCGATTGGACTTTACCAATAGCACAGCGCATCAGGATGTACATCGATAATAATCTCGGCCCTTATTGGCCGGTAGTAAATATGACCAGAGTACCAAAGCAACCAGCGGTGGGAACACCAGTGGAAGTGGCCCATCCCGATCTGTGGGGCATGTTCGATGAGATGCTATTGATCCCGCACATGCTGTCGTACAGCGAGATGCTGGACACGTACGATGCTGCAACCATTATGCCGACGCCTGTCGACTACGAGTGGCTGATGCAGATCCGTGTCAATGGCGAAGTTTATGGAGAGCGCGTCGTCAGGCCTGGCGAGGAGCGGCGCTGGACGGATTTCAAGGCGCCTGTGCGTCATATAAATGGAGAGGCTGAGGTGGCGTTCAGATTAACGCTACAGGAGATTTGAAATGTCGGATACACCTTTAAAAACGACCCGGCTCGAAATTCCATACCCACCAGAAAATGGCGAGGATTGGTGGACTATAGAGAACGCCGCCGGCGGTCGCATGGACATGCTCGACAAATGCATCTATGCCGCAATGGAAAATCCCAATTTGTGGGTGACGCAAAGCGGATATTGGACCTATTCCGGAGGAGAATTCACGGTCCAGGCTGGGCCAGTGACGGTTAACTCTCCTGCTGGCGGCACAATAGTTTTCGAGGACGAGCTCTCGGTCACAGTAGAGGATGGCGATTACGTTTATTTTGAAGTTCCCCAGCGGCCGGTTGCGAGTACTGGGCTAACTGGCGTACTTGGTGCGTCGTCTACTTATTTGGAACGGCCCGATAGATGTCTAATAGGACATCGCCGCGGTAGCAATTTTGATTGGCTACATCCGCACATGCGCATCAACGCACTTTAGGAGGACGATATGGCAACAATGCCCAAAACAGGACTGAGGACGCCGGCGGAATATACCGATCCGTTTATGCCCCAATTCGATGACGAGTTTGCCACCGACCTCGATAATTGGATTGATGCCAATGCCGCGGATCTCAAGCAGGTTCTGAGGGCCGATTCCTACGATCAACTCCCGTGGTACGACCAACAGTCCGGCAAGGTGAAATGGGGTGAATTCACAATAGGTTCGCCCAGGTATGCCAATGTAATGACGGTGGCCGCGGCTGGCGAAGCGGCAATGACCGGCGACAAGGTGCTGTACGTTGATGTGCCTTCGACCAGACCCTACGGAGGAACAGTGGTGCCAGCCGTTGGTACGCTGCCGCAGAACGGTCGCGACCGGGTAATCATAGGAGTGCTTCTTGGCGGTGAAAAATTCCATTTAATTGGCCGCGTTCAGCAGGATCTTCTTGGATATGGCCCAGGCCCGGCCATGGTAATACACATTGACAACAGCACTACTACTCTAAGGCATTCCGAAAGTGGACGATTGTTCATAGTGGATGAGGGCAAGACATTGACATTGCCCGATCCGACCAGCAGAAAGCAAAGCTACTTCATAAAATGCAACGGAACCCCAGCCCAATACTGCATTCTTGCCGGCGGCCTTGGCACGCTTGGCTTCCTAGGTCCGCATGAAGAATCGTATGGGGCTTTCAATAGCTCGATCAGAGTATTTGGTGGCGGAGGCCTACTGAGGGTTGTTGCCCACGAGCCGGTACCAGGCAGTGGTGATTGGGGGTGGCTTGTGCGCGGGGAAACCGCACACTACTCCAATGATTCGACACCAACTGAAGAATGGTTTCTCAGTGGATTATCTACCTCTTCCACTCATTATTCAGTTGGATCCACGCCACCAGCTTCGCCGTCTACGGGTTCGCTGTGGTTCAATACTGCGGCTAACTGGAACATTCTGATGTACTGGGATACCGCGCGAAGCAAATGGCTGTCGGTGGAAACCGAGATCTTATCCTGGGCTCACGACTCGGCCGATGGTAATGCGCTGTCCGGGTTCGGCATCTCCGTGGCCGGCATTGGAACGGGATACCTCGTCGACCGTGACGCATGCATAGTCGAGGCCGCAGCCAGGGGCAGAGGTGGCAACCTTACGAAAGCATTTCGGCTGGACAAGGACAATGCAGGTACGCCAGTAAACCTTCACTCCTTCAGCTTGGCGGCTGGAGTGTACAAAGCCAAAGGCCTGGACATCGATCTGGCGGAGGACGACGACATTTGGGCATATGCCGCAGCAGCCGGCGCCGCAGCCGAGGACGTGACCGTGAGCTACACAATTCGCAGAAGGGTAACGCCGACCCCATAGGAGGTGACACTTGTCACTGACGGTTGAACAACTGCTCGCAACACTTGGCATTGACCTTGCCGCGGTCGAGGTTTCAACGTCGGGTCGCTACGTCCTGATACAGCGAGATCCGCAACCGGATGAAACGGGCATAGATATTGACACCGATGTCGTTTTCACGCTGGTTGATTTAGACGGAGATCCCACGGACGCTTCATTGCTTCCGCCCAATTTCGACGTGGATGTCGAGGGCAACAGTGTGCTCTCGTATTCCGGCGGTTCAGCTACATGGACCTCTCCATGGACGGGCACAGTTGAAACCCACACGGCTTCTTCGCCGTTTGCGTTTTGGAAAGTAATAGCGCAGCAAACTGGATTGTTTGAGTCCGAGCAAGTTGTCCAGGTCCAGATCGATCTTTATACCACTGGCGGTTGGGGCCATGGATCATGGGGGCATTTCCCCTGGGGCCATCCTCCGGTTGCCCCGGTTTCAATAACTTTCCAGTACGAATTCACCATTCAGGATCTCACGCCTCCGAAGCTGATTGCTGCCGAAGGCATGGACCCATTTACACTCCGCGTCACATTCGACGAGGACATGGCATTGGCCGGCGACGGTTCGCCATTGAACATCGATAATTGGCTGGATTCTATATTGCGCTGGAATGTAGATCCCGAGCCCGGCGTTAACTTGTCAGTGGTGGCCTCCGAGGTTGCGGATTCGGTATCTCCCAATCCAATTCCCATTGAATGGACTTACGCCGATGAAGCTGAGAGATTGGCGGCCACTGGATTTCAGCCCGAGGATGTTGGCAAAATTGCTCTGCAGGAAAGCGATTCAACCTATTGGATGCTCATTGATTACGCATACGCCTCGGGAGCCTACGGTTATGCCACCTACGGACATTTTCCCTATGGACATACCCTGGGCTTGACCGGCCCACTGTGGTTGCAGGTTCAGATCGGAACGCAATTCGACCTGACTTTGAATTGGGAGATGACTCCCGGTTGTTCTTACCAGATAACTGCTGGGCCCAACACCGAAGACGATGTCGGTAACCTAATCGACACTACCTATAACACTACCTTTTTTACAGGCTTCATGCCGGAATATCCCGAAGGCCGGGCATTCTCGCATTGGAAGCACATGGTGCCGTTGAAGAACAGGCTGGAGGATGCAACTCAGGATCTGAAGCGAACCAGTAATTGCATCCAAGAAGTTCTCAACTGGATGATGTATTACATCGACCACTTCACTGATCAATGGGACCCGGACAAGGCAACGCCAGAGCAGATCGATGCTATGCTTTATGACATGGGCAACCCGTTTGCATCGTGGACCGAGCTGGAGCTCACCGACATTGAAAAGAAAAAGCTCCTGCGGATACTGATTGACATTTACAAAAGCAAAGGTACCGCATGGGGCATCGAGCAAACTGTATACTTCCTATTGGGCGAAATCGTCGACTGCGTTGAATACCTGACCGGCGGTTGGGTGCTTGGCGTGGATGAGCTCGGCAGCGGTTCCATTGCCGAAGTTATGAACGACGCTCCGGAAACTTGGGATTTCACGGCCATTGCAGCGCCGTGGGAATTGGAAGTGAAACTGAACGGCGACCCGGCCCAGGTGATTACCTTCACGCCAGGTGATTTTGCCAACACCAGTGCGGCAAAGGCCGACGAGGTAATTGCTGTGATAGCTGCCCAGCTGGTAGGCGGGTCGGCATACAAGCTGTTCCCTGGACAGCCAGCGGTCGCCGCGGGAACCAACCTTGGGACCTTTGCCATTTCGCCTGGCGATTCGCTCGGAATGATTATCGGCGATGATCCCACGGTGCATACTGTGATCTTCACGGCCGATGACATCGCCACGCCTGGGGCAGCCACAGTTGAAGAGATTGTCAGCGCCCTGAATTCGGCCCTGGCGGACCTCATCTTGGCCCTGGTAGTTTCATCCAAGGTGTCTATTGAAACCGTCGTCAGAGGAGATATGGCGAGCCTGGAGATTCAATCCGGATCTGTCCAGGCCGCTCTAGGATTGCCAACGGCCGAACAGCAGGGAACCGACCTGGCTCAATTGTCTATTTACAGCAACAAGGCCGGCGTCGAGGCCTCGGTAGAAATAAGTGGGGGCTCGGTAAATGATGCCCTGGAATTCGATACGCAAATGGTGGGATCAACCGGCGGAGCAATATTGGCTCCGGACGACTCGTACACCATGTACTCGTTCGACATCGAGACTCAGAACGTGCTAACATCTGAGGAGACGTCAATAGTGCGAAAGGTGGCCGAGTACATGAAGCCGGCGCATACCCATTTAATCGAAATAAGAACGGCGCAAACGCTGCCATGGCCAGATGGCTGGGTACTTGGCGTTGATGCACTAGACGAAACCGCTGAACTGGCGGAGTGATCAGGAGAGAACATGGACATTTTTGACTGGTATTTCAAGCAAATCGTGACGCAGGGTCAGATGGACTGGGCGTTTGACCGCGTCCAGTCGGCAATGTATGGAATCTCCGTCGACAACGACATGGTCGGAATCGTCGATGGTCTAACCGTTACCCAACATGCGCCAACACCGGACAAGAACGTGGATATTGCCGGGCCTGGAACGGCGTTCGATAAATCAGGCCAGCGATGCTACGTTCCAGATCTCCTGAGCGTAGTCGATTGCTCGCAAGATGAATTTGGAACCGACTCGAATCCGCCCACGGCCACCTATCAGCGGTACATTTCGGTATTCCTCAGATTCAACCGCAACTTGACGGACCCGGCGCTGGACGGCAATAATATCCAGGTTTACACCAAGCAGCTCGAGTCATTCGAGCTGTTCGTCAGGCTCGGCGCCGAGGCCGCCCCAGCTTCGGCCGTACCACCGCCTTTGATGGACGATGCCATACTACTCGTGGACATTCTGGTGACCAACGGCTTCACCGCGATAGTCAACGGCGACATGGACTTCAGCCGGCGCGAGGACTGGGTTCGTTTCTTGGGCAGTGTATTGGGCAGCCGAGTATACGGCACGGCTAAGGAGGGCCTCGAGGACGTGCTCGCGCTGATCGAGAGCTGGGGTGGCGCACTGCCGTTCTCATTCGGAGCTACCTGGTTTGGATCGGTCGCCGTAGCGGGATCTTCACCGCCACCGGCAACCATGCAGGACGCGCTGAACGCGATAGTGTTCGATCTCGCGAAGGCGGGAGCGACGCCGGCTGGGACGGAGCACATCGGCGCGCTCGACTCGCCAGCGTGGACCTACGTCACGAACTGGGCAAGCGCGAGCCTCGCGGCTGTCCTCGCAAGCCTCGGCGGAGATCTCAACTCCCATATCGGAGGAGCGGCGCCGTACCACCCGGCGAGTGCGATAACCTTCGCCGCATATTCGTTCCTGACTTCTACCGATGTACAAGCCGCGATGCAGGAGATGATCGATGACCTTGCGCTAACCACCGGAACACCGGGAGCTACCAGAATCGGAGGAGGAGCGATTTCGGATTCGCCAACGGGTCTCGCTGGTGGAACATTGACCGCGCAGATCACCGCACTTCTCGCGGCAATAAATGACCGCGCAAGAATAGCGAGCGCGGAGACCATCACCGCCAACTGGATATTCGACGCGATCATCAGGCTCGCCGACGAGGGCGCCTATGTCCGCGGCGAGGAGACGACGTCCGGCCACTACTTCCCGATCTTCAGGCATAGCTCGCTTCGCGGCGGGATATGGTATTCGGGATCTAGCGGAGCCATCGCCATTGCGTACAACTGCTACTGGGATTCAGGCAGCTCGGTCTGGAAATACATTCTCAGCAACGAGCACTCGTACGTCCTGATGCTGTCCAGTTCAGGGCTCTACCTGGAGAAAATGGACAAGGATGATCCCAACCATATTTCTGGTGGTTGGACGGATCTCGATTGGACTGGCAATATCAGCCTGGGCAGCGATACGAGTGGCACAATCGCAATGAACGTATTCGCCTTGGCCGGAAGCACCAGCGGTTTCCAATTCTACGACCGCGTCAGATATGCACTGCACGTTTACAATACTGGAACTGCATCGCATGTCATGACGAATCATTGTGCCTGCACCTGGCACGCCAAGATGCCCTCCGCATTGGTGAGTGGTGACATTACCGTCAGTCCAGACAGCCAAACCAACTGGTCTGGTACTCCGTCGGTTGTTGGCGTTGATTCATACGGATGCACGGTGTCGGATTCCTGCGACGCCATAGCCCAATACGGCCAGGCATGGAACTACGGCTCGCTTGAGCTGGACATGACGGTATAGGAGGAGGACCCCATGGGATTAGTATCATATAACGGCGAAGAGAAAACCATCACCTTTCGATGCAAAAGATGCGAAGAGCTTGGGCATGAGCCAACAAGGGCTATTCAGGAAAACGACATCATACTGGCAGAAGGAGCCGGATTTGTCGGCGTCGAATTGCCCCTCTGTCCCAACTGCAAATCGAGGAGTTACATTTTACCAGGCCAAGAATTAAAAGGCCCCATGACTCATCTTCGCGCCATTCTGCACAGGAGAATATACGAGGCGGCCGGAGGCGACGCCAATCTGGATCTGGCAAAGCACAAGGAATTCATCGACTCCATGAAGACCTCGTATTCCAATGTCGCAACCAAGGATGCCAAGGACGAGTTTGACGGCAAAAAGAACTTCAGCAGCGCCGATAAAACCGGCAAGCCGTTGAAGGAAATGGCCAATCCGGTGCAGCCGATTGAAAAAGAAAAAGAGAAAGAGAAAAAGGAGTCCGCTTCCCAGTAGGACAAGGAGGAGCCAATGGCTGCTGAGTTTTGGATTAGACGAACGCCGGCCGGCGATTTCACTATCGATGACCTCGGCCTGACGGTTGAAGGCAGTGGCGACGAAATAGATCTGCTGACAATGTTCGATACCGAGCAGATCGTGAACAGTGCGGATCTGGCAGCGGCAATAGTGGCCGATGATGTTACGCGGATCGACGGTCCTGCCGGTAGTCCAATAGCCGCGGCCGATGCGTTCAAGGACATCCAGCCGCAGCTGCCGCTAACCGGCAACGAGCACCAGTTCCTGAACGGAAAGGGTGAATACTCAGCGCCGGTCAGCTTCATCATGGCGAAGAACATGAGGTTCGGCTGGAACGATCAGTATGAGTATGACCTGACTTTCACCGACGGCACGCGCCAGCTCGACATCACGCCCACAGGAGCCTCCTTCACTTGGTATCAAGGAATCTGGGAATACCAGAAGACCTCGGACAGCATAATAATCTCCACCGCCGAGGGTCTGCACATGGTGTTCTACAACGGCAACACCTTGACCGAGACGGTGAACCCCACCGGCGATCAGATTGCCTCGGTGCTGAGGGATAATACGCTGGTGGCCTTCATCTACTGGGATGCCACCAACTCGAAGGCAATCTACCTAGGCTACGAGTCGCACTCATTTGTGATGCCGCCCGAGACGCACATCAACCTGCACCTGACGCGAGGTGCGCAGTACATATCAGGGAACGGGGCGACCAACGTCGTGGCCGACGGCAACGGAGATCTGGACGTCCATGCACAGTTCGGAATCAGCTCGGGTAGAATGGCCGACGAGGATGTGTACACGGATTCCGCCGGCGTTGGTTCCACGACCGGATTGCCCATATATCATCTCGAAGGCTCAGAGGCTTCGCCAAATATCAGGCAGGTAATCAACTCTGGATTTTCTGTGAGGACAACTGGCAGTGGAAGATTGGCATACAATCTGCTTTCGGGAGGATCGTGGTCGGTTGCCGAGGTAACGAACAACAACTTTGTTCTATGCCATGTTCTGGCGTCCAATGATTCGGTTGAAAGCCGTAAACTGATTGCCTTCATGGGACAGGCCCAATATGCAAACATTGCAGCAGCTAGGGCAGCGGCAGAAGAAGAAATCAATCGGCTGGTTCTGGGCCGCTGGGCCTCACAAGAAATGGTCAAGCTGTTCACTTTCATTTTCCAGACCGCAGACGGTTACGCCAACAGTGTAAAAGGTCGCATTAGAACTACAGATACCGGAGCAGATTACATTGATTGGCGTGGCACTTCTGCATTCGCGGCAGCCGGTGATGCCGCGGGAACAACTTTCAGTGATAATGACTTTGGCCTATTCAATGACGCCGATCCGACCAAGCAGGCCGATTTCGATCTTTCGGGCATTTCCTCTGGCTATAAAAGGACGGTGACACTGCCCGATAAAAATATAGAGGTAGACGACAAGAATGATTCGCGGCCGCCAACCAGCCATGCCTCAACTCACCAATCCGGTGGTGCTGATTCCATCAAGCTCGATGACTTGGCCGCACCAGACGACAACACGGATCTCGACGCGACGACCGGGCAACACGGCCTGTTGCCGAAACTCGGAGGCGGCACGGCAAATTTCCTCCGCGCCGACGGAACCTGGGCAACACCTTCCGGAGGAACTCCTGGAGCTCACGCATCGACTCACGAGAATGGTGGTTCGGATGAGATCTCTGTGGCCGGCTTGAGCGGAGCATTGGCCGATCCCCAGACGCCAAGTTCGCACGCTTCCACTCACGACGCCGGCGGCGCCGATGCTATGGCAATCGATGCCGCGGCCGGCACGGGTAGTTTGCGAACGCTGGGAACAGGATCTCAGCAGGCATGCGCCGGCGATGATGCAAGGCTTTCCGATGATCGAAATGATCCCGATGCAATTCACGACAATGTAGCGTCCGAGATCTATCCCATCACCGAAAAGGGAACGCCGGTCACGACCGACGTGCTACTCATCGAGGACGCAGCAGATTCTTACAATAAAAAGAAGATTCGCATTGGAAGTCTGCCGGCCGCGCAGCCAGCGGCGCACCATACCAGCCATGAGTCGGGAGGTTCCGATTCCATCAAGCTCGACGACTTGGCCACGCCGGACGACAATACCGACCTCGATGCCACGACCGGGCAACACGGCCTGTTGCCGAAACTCGGAGGCGGCACAGCGAACTTCCTGCGCGCCGACGGAACCTGGGCAGCTCCCGATGGAGGCACGCCGGCCTCGCACGCTTCCAGCCATGAAAATGGTGGCTCTGACGAGATCTCTGTAGCCGGGCTCAGTGGCGCACTGGCCGATCCGCAAACGCCTGAGTCCCATGCATCATCTCACGAGAATGGCGGTGCTGATGAAATGAGTGTAGCCGGGCTCAGTGGCGCACTGGCCGATCCGCAAACACCAAGCTCTCATGCCTCAACTCACCAATCCGGTGGTGCTGATTCCATCAAGCTCGACGACTTGGCCGCACCAGACGACAATACCGATCTCGACGCGACGACCGGGCAACACGGCCTGTTGCCGAAGCTAGGAGGCGGCACGGCTAACTTCCTCCGTGCTGACGGCAGTTGGGCTTCACCAGATGGAGGAACGCCGGCGGCGCATGCTTCAACGCATGAGAACGGTGGTGCTGATGAAATGAGTGTCGCTGGGTTGAGCGGCGCACTGGCCGATCCCCAAACTCCGTCTTCTCACGCATCGACGCATGAGAACGGAGGAGCTGATGAGATGTCAGTCGCCGGCCTTAGCGGAGCATTGGCCGATCCTCAGACTCCTTCTTCGCACGCTTCGAGTCACCAATCTGGCGGAGCTGATTCTATCAAGTTGGATGACTTGGCCACGCCGGACGACAATACCGACCTCGACGCGACGACCGGGCAACACGGCCTGTTGCCGAAGCTTGGTGGCGGGACCACCAATTTCTTGCGTGCTGACGGCACCTGGGCGGCGCCTCCCGGCGGTACCCCTGATCCGCACGCATCTACACACGAGAACGGTGGATCCGATGAGATTTCCGTAGCCGGCCTCAGCGGAACACTGGCCGACCCGCAAACACCAAGCTCTCATGCCTCAACTCACCAATCTGGCGGCGCCGATGCAATAAAACTCGACGACCTAGCAGCGCCAGACGACAATACGGATTTGAACGCAACCACTGGGCAACACGGCTTGTTGCCCAAGCTTGGAGGCGGAACCTCAAACTTCCTCCGCGCTGACGGCAGTTGGGCCTCTCCCGACGGAGGAACGCCGGCCTACCATGCATCAAGTCACCAGTCCGGTGGAGGAGATTCGATAAAACTCGACGACCTGGCAACGCCGGACGACAACACCGATCTCAACGCGACCACCAGCCAGCACGGCCTGCTGCCGAAATTGGGCGGCGGAACCACGAACTTCCTGCGCGCCGACGGGACCTGGGCGGCGCCTGGGGCCAGCTCTTCGTTCCCCACGAAATACTACGACGCCGACATGCTGGACTTGCCGCTGAGCTCAGATTGGGCCGTAACTGACAATGCGGCACTCGCTGCGGACAGCAACAATTCGGCCCTTTCCGTTCTGAATTTCGATGACACTGATGAGGAAGGATGTGGTCTGTTGGTGCAGCCGCCAAGTGGCGCTACAAATATTGTTATCACGATTCGTTCTCGCGCCGATACGGCACCGGGAGGGACGAGTGGCGTGGCTCTGCTTCTGTACAAGCGCGACCTGCCCGACAACTCGGCTGTCGGCTCTTGGTCGGGCGGATACCAAATGACGGACCTGTCATTCCCAACCAACGAATATTGGCAGTACGACTCGCAGACCATCGCGCTGTCGACGCTGGGCATCACTGCCGGGAGGCTGACCCAGCTAGAGCTGGTGCGCGACACCATCGACGGCGGAGACACGCTGTCGGGCGACTGGGTGCTGTCCAGGCTGCAGATTGGGTGGACCTAATGGCTTGCTATTTCAACGGAACATCATATCCCGGCGACGGCGCCAATTTTTACGATCCTACAACGCTGAGGAATATAACCACCAAAACGCTCTCGGCATGGATTCTTCCGTTCGGATGGGGTGAGGGTAACTACGGACGAATAATATCCAAGAGCTATACCACATTCAGTGAAGGATGGCTTTTATTTCTCGCAAATGGCGGAGGTCCAAACGGAACGCAAACGCTGGCATTCAGCCAATTCCGAAGCATTATTGATTGTGATGTGCGAGGCGCCAACTATGCAATAACACTTAATGAATGGCAGCATGTCGCGGTCACGTACCAGTCGAGCGGAACAGTGCTGTATGTCAATGGCCAGGCAATAGGCACCGTCAACTACAATGCCGGCAGCGGAGGTGAATCCGATGACACCGACAGCTGGCTCTTGGTCGGCCAACAGGATTGGAGTTACGACCGGGAATTCGATGGCCTGATCGAGGACGTCAGAATTTGGAACAGGGTTCTCAGCGCCAGCGAGATCTCCGCGCTATGGAAGGCGCGTGGTGGCGACTCAATACATTACGGAGAGATAGCACGCTGGCCATTGAATGAATTGCCGCCGGCGACGGTAATTGGAACCGGAACACTCCGCGACATTTCCAACAACAAGAACGATGGCGATTCCCTGCAAGAGGATTTCCCATACGCAGCGGGAATAGTCGGTAGAAGGAAGGTGGCATAATGGCAAACGTGATAAACAGAACGACCTACGAGTATCTAGAAAGCGTCAATACACCGGATTACTCGGAGGTCGATTGGCTTCACGATCCTGACGTCAGCGCATTGGAATCAGTGGAGAGAAAATATTGGAAGGTTGTCGACGACGAAGTGCTCGAGATGAGCCAGGCAGAAAAAGACGCAGTCGATGCCGCGATCTATGCCGCTCAGTTGGCAGCGGCCGTTTCCGAAGCCAAGGATCTGGTGGATGCCGCACAAAAATGGAAAGGGGTTTTCGAGCGAGCATACAGAGCTCTAGTCATGGTAACGCTGTCGGAAATAAATATTCTGCGCGTTGAGGCAGGGCTCTCTGAGCGAACAGTGGCGCAGGTAAAGGCGGCAATAAAAGCACAGATTGACGGCGAAGGTTAACCGGGCACAGGAGGATCTCATGGCTGGCAGAAGCGATTCACCACCACCATTTCATGCACCCAAAGCAAGCCCCATCAGTGAACATTCATTGCTGCCTTCTTGTAGTGCGGCATTTGCCGGGCTCGAAGTCACACTTAAAACCATTACCAGTGAGATGAAAGGTATGCGTAGAGATGTGCAGGAGATGGGGCGAGTCCAATCGGGTCAGGCCGAATCTATCAAAGGAGTATGGCACGAGATCCGCGATGAGATAAATCCAGCGGTGAAAGAAATACCTGGAAAAATTGCCCAAGATTTTAAAGAACATGAAGGTAATTGCCCAGCTCGCCGGCGCGCGATGAGGAAAGCTGAAAGTGGTGGCTCCAGCGATCAGATTAACGCACGTGCGCTGATCGGTCAGCACCTCGAAGAACACACCGGAACCATCGTCACTCAGCGTCGTGGAATCATCAGAAACAGTGCGAATGGCCACTATGAAATTCCCCGGCCGATCCTCTGGATAGGAGGCCTGATTGGAGCTGCGGTTGCCGCTTCAGGCTACGTCTATCACCTCCTGACTATGTCCCAGTAGTCCCCCAAAGAACACCAAAAAAACCCCCAATTTAGGCCCGGCTCGCATTTTTTTGGAGCCCTGTTTCGGCCTGCCGTTGAAGGCCCTCGCGTTTTTTATAGGTTATAAAAAACTATACCGTGTAAAAAAATACTTTATGAGGGTTAAAAAAGGGGCTACTAATTAGTCATGAAAAGAAATTCAGACAAAAAAAGGAGCGGAAAAATGGCAAGACGTAAAATTTTCATCCCGGAAAATCTACGCTTAGCAACCATTAAAACCACCGGCCGGCGCTTCATTGTTTTGCGGATCGATTTTCGCGAGCGCATTGTTTTCACCTACGGCCGAGTGACCGGGTTCGTCTACAACGAAGGCGCCAAAACAGCAGGCCTACAAGTTGAAGAGAAGGGCCTGAAGTTGAAGCTTGACGAGGTGACAATTTCTGAAGCCTGGAAGAGCCCAACGCTGGCGGCCGAGCTAGCAGAGCAGACCCGAGATGACGAAGCTGACAAGGGTTATTATTGGGACCGCGAAGTGAGCGGAGGACGGCGAACCCGATCAACTTATTGGATAAGGCGAGAGGCCACCAGCGAACAGGCTTTGAACCACGCAGCACGGATGGAGAGCATGGGGCACACCGATTCCGCCAAGCTTTGGATGAGGATCGCAGAAGGCGCAGCAAACGCAGGGAGATAAAACAACCGGCGGCCACGCGCCGCCACAAGGAGAGCAGCCATGAAAAATTTTATTAGAAAAACAGCGAGGAACTTGGGCGGAAGAATTGTTAATTTTTCCGACAGCGGCATTGAGGTTTCGTTCCGCTCGCGAGAGCAGGCCGACGATTTTATGGACGCAGTGATGATGAAGTTTCCGAACATCGCGTATGCGGTACCGGAGGACAACCAGTTTGCGTTTGATACGAGCAATTAAAACCCCTGCCGGCAACGCCGGCTTAACCGGCGCCGAGGGCGCCGACGGAAAGGCAAGAAAGATGACAAACCAAATTTCAGTAAAAGCAAATCAGTTCACCAACAGGCTTGGAACCCCGGAGGTTCGTGACTTCATGCACAGGGTTTTGGTGTTCGCCGAAATTAACCCCGAGGGAATGAAGTTCAGCTTGACTGAGCGAGAGATTGTTCCCGAGGCCAGCGGCAACACGATAAAGCTCTCCTTGGAAACAGGCGTTTTCAGCTTCTGCAAATCGCTTGTTCGCATGGCGCGCTGGGTGGAGCTGGTTCACAGCGGGGAAGCCGACAGCCTGAACGCGAAGCAAATGGACGCTGTGGTTGATGCCCACGAAAAGCACTACCTGGGCGACGTTTGGTATGGACTCGACACCGATGAGCAGGACGCCTGGGACAGGGAAGTGGAATCCATAGAGCGGTTCAAAGTTGAAGTGCAACGGAAGCGCGAGGCCGAGATTTATAGCCGGCCGGTCAGAATATTGGGTGAGATTGAGCGCGAGTTGAATAAAACGAAAAAGTATCTGGCCGAGCAGATGGAACGGCTCAGCAAGAACCCATCCTACGAATTCTCCTGGGTAGTTGAAAGCATCGGCATTAACGCTCACTTGCAGCGGTCGTATGAGATGCTGTTCAATAACCTGCAGCCGGCAAACAACGAGCACATGAGAGGCGGACCAGTGGGAAGGCTGGAAGAGATCGAGAGGTTCGTCACCGCAATGCGTGACGAAGCTGTTCGTGAGATAGTGCGGCGCAAAGATTGGGCCGATGGCGGCAAGCCGGGCACCACGCTGGACAATATTTGCAAGTCCAGGTCCCACGCCGAATTCATAGAATTCGTTGAGCGGTTGCTCTTGGAGATCAGTTGGATGACAGGGCGCGACGGCAAAAACGTAAAACGCTACGGAAGCTACTAGGAGGCACTGAGATGAACACCACAAAAATACAACCTAAGGTAGGTGGAGTTTACGAAATCCGCGGACGCCGAGGAACAGTGACAGGCACGGTGGTCAGCACGCGCCGGGTTCAGCGCGGACGGTTCGCTGGCATGACCGAGTATACGCTGGCGCCGATGGAAGACATGGGCAAAGTGTTTGGCTTCACAGCGATTGGCGAGAGCTTGTTCCTCCGCGATGTGACGGAAAAGTTTAAGCAAGGCCAGGTGAAGGCCGCCGGCGGCGAGCTGCACACCAGGAAGGCCGAGAAGGAGAAGGTCATAGCGGACAAGGCGGACGCTGGCTACGAGGCCATCACTACCACGGATGTTTCGGTCGGCGACGAAGTGCTGATCGGATACCGGAACGGAACCTACTGGGAAAAGGTGATAAAGATAAACTACCGCACGGGCAAGATCGGGATCGAGCGAGAGGACGCGGACAGGCGGAAGGCGCGCAACGCAAAGCGCGAACAGGACGGCATGGGGCTCTACCTGGTGGCCGGAATCAAACCGAAGAAGGAGAGGCTGGTACGCTGGATACCGGCGACGCTAATAAAGGAAGTGAAGAAGGGAGGGAACAAATGAAAAGGGACCCCAACACCACTATTGAAGTGAGGTTCATGGACGTGCCTATGACGGCCGATCAAAAGGAGGCATGCCAATTCGCGGATGCCAGCAAGCGAGCGGCCGGCACGCTGTGCAAGGCAATTAAGATACTGACGCCAAAAGACGGGCTCGACGCCGGCATGGACGGCATGAACGATTTCGAGCTGAACGTAGTGGACCGAGCGGTCGACATTCTGCGCTCAGTTTGGGCCTCTGTGACAGCACGCTCCGATTCCGAGAAAAAGATGGAAAGCAGGAGCTTGTCGCGTGGCGAAAAGGTTAAGCTGGCTTCAGATGTCGGAAACTCCGACGACGACTTTCTCGAGACGCGCATGGTCGATGCCAAGGTCATTGCCGTCGACGGCGCCACTGCCCTGGTTGCATTTCTGCACAAGGAGGATCTCGGAGACCTGATGTACTACGTTTTGGTGCCGCAGTACTACTTAATCCCAAAGTTCTATTCGCAGGCCACCCAAAAGCACATCGAAGTGATTGTGCACTGCGCTCCTGATGCAATCATCTGGGCCCTGGATGTCGGAATAAGCTGGATGCACGGCATGACCAAGGCTGACCAAAACAACTACCAAAAGGCCTGTGAAACTTGCGAGCAGATTCTGGCAAAAAGCAGAGAAACAAGGACCGACAATGGCAGATAAACTGACACCAAGGAAGGCATGGGAACAGCGGTGGTATCTGGTGATGAAAGCTTGGATAGCCAACCACCCCAGGCCGCGAAGCCGAAAGGATCGCGAGAAGCTCAAGGCATGGGAATTGGCTAAAGCCGAGTACGGTCAGAAGTGGCAGCGAGAAAACCCGGCTCCACCTCTGACTGCGGAAGAACAGGCCAAAGCCGACAGGTTGCGTGCGCTAAACAAAATGTTAGGAGGCGGATAATGCCCGGTGATTGCTACGCCAGCGCAGGCCGGCATTTGATGGACGCCTGGATTGCCGACCGGGAACAGGGGATGACCCTTGTGCACGGCCGGCCTACGCTTACGGTTGAGCCGTTCGCTGAGTACGGTCATGCCTGGATAGAATTTCTGGTTCCAATGGAGAAGCTCGGCGAGCTCACCGGCAAGAAGTGTGAGCTGGTGATGGTGTACGACACCGAAAGCGAGGGAGTTTTCCCCAGGGAGCTGTATTACCGGGTGGGCCAAATCGATCCGGAAAAGTGCTTCCGGTACGACATTGACCAGATGCGCCACTGGGTACTCTCCACCGGTCACTGGGGACCGTGGGAGGGACCGGAGGCCTGTGGCCCGGTCGATGACAGAAACAAGGCCTAGCGGCGCCCTCGGCGCCGAGGAAGGAGATTGGTAAAAGATGGACAACGAGAACAAACTGGAGATTGGGATCAAGGCCGGCGACGTACTGTGGCTGGTGCTTTCAAACTACAAGATCCGGAAGTGCGTAGTCGAGTCGCTCAAGGAGGATGAACACTGGGATTATCATCTGCATATCACGCTGCTGCCGTACGACGAGAACGGTAAGAAAAAACCCAGGCGGAAAGTCACGATCAACAAAGACAACTGGGGCAAGGGCTGGGCCTGCGAAAAGAAGCAACTCGACTACAATCTGTACTTCGAACTGGCCGACGCCATTCATAACATAGACAGGTCAACTCGAGCCAACGTGACAATAGCTACCAGAGCGTTACAGCGAACAAGGCAAATCAGGTCCGAGGCCGTGAAGGTAGCTCAGGTCTGGGCCGGCAAGTAGGAGGCCGGCTCAAGCGACGGGGATTAATAAGGTTTTTAACCTGTATAAAAAAAATGTTATTTAGTAAAAAAATATTTTACAAGGGTTAAAAAATGAGGTAAGAATATATCGTTATGAATTATTATAACAAAACAAAAAACGCAGACGGCCGGGACGGAAGCCCGGCAACAACCAACGCAGGCCAACCCTGCAAGAAAAAGGAGACAGCTATGACAAACCAGACAGAGAACACCAGGCCCGAGAGCAAGACCGACATCGTTGAGATCATGATGGCCATCGCCCGAGTGATCTACAAGGACAGCATGGCCCACCCCAAAACCCGGAAGGTGGCCCGGAATTTCCTGAAGCGCAAACGCGATCAGCGCGAGAGCGTGGCGCCGAAATTTTTGGCCGAGATGATTGAGGCCTACGGCCTGGCGAAAGACGCGACACCGTTTCACCTGATGGCCGCGATAACCAACGAAGAGCCGAAGCCCGAGCCCAAACCCGCACCGGACCACGAGAAAGCATCGAAAAAGGCGAGAGCAGCCAAGAAAGCCGAGCCGAAGCCGGCCGAAGAGCCCAAGGCGAAGAAGCAGGCAGAGAAAAAAGCCCAGGCGCCAGCGCCGAAGGCGGAGGAGCCGAAGGCGGAGGAGCCCGGTAGCGACGAGCCGGTTCCGACTTTTTGCGAGGAGCTGGGCATAACGCCGGCGACGGTGGCCAAACCCCAAGCGACGATCAGAGTGAAGTCCGTTGCCGAAGCCATCGCTCAAGCCGAAGGCAAGCACCTTGGAGATCTGTGCGGCTGGTCGATAGCAGGATCGCGACCGAAGGCCCAGGTTGAGGCAGCCGCGCTGAAGCACGGCCTGGTGGACGACCTGGCGCTGCCGAGGCTCACGCCCAACGCCTGTTACCGAAAAGCGATCAGCGAGGTTTTCAACCGAGGCGGCAAGAACGAGCGCAAGTGGATCGCGGTCCTGGTCGAGGACAGCGCCGAGAAGATCGTTCACTCCATTGTGGCGCGCGAAGTTGTGGACGACGAGAACGACGCGGTTTCCAGCAAGGACGCAGCGTTCAAGACCGAGATCAAGGTCGGCTTCGACAAGGAAGCCTACCGAAACGGCGCCAGCGCCGCCGGCTGTTTCGTGACCGAGGACTTCAGCCACCCGGCCGCGATCAAGTTCAAGGACACGTACCTGGAACTGGCGGAAACCTACCTGGCCTACGACATTCGCAACAGCTTTCAGCAGGCCTTCAGGAGCTGGTCGGCCTGTCCGCTGCTCCCCCACGGTGGCCTGTGGTACATCCCTTCGGTTTTCGCCGACAAGGTACGCGCCTGGAACGACTTCATGATCGACCTGGGCATGACCACGGTTGTCATCCCGGCGTTCGACACCAAAGAGACCATCGAGTCCTTGAAGGCCGCCACGCGCAACGGCCTGGAAGCCCAGCTCGCCTCGGTGCTCGAGCTTCTGGATTTCTACTCGCAACAGGGATGGAGCCGAATACGCACCAACACCTTGGAGACGAGAGTGGCGGAATTCGAGGAGCTGAGAAACAAGGCCGAGCTTTACACCAACATTCTCGGCACCTTCACCGACGACCTGACCAGCAAGGTTAAAATGGCAGCCGACCGCTTGACCGCGGACATAACGACCCGGCGCGAGCAAGAGGAGCGCGAGGCCAAGGAGGCCGCCGAGCAGAAGGAGGCCGCGAAGAAGGCAAAAGCCGAGGAGAGGGCCGCAGCTAGGAAGGCCAAGAAAGAGGCCGAGACAGAGACGGACGACGCCGGCCAGACCGACGGGAAAGCGAGGGTAGCGTAACCCGCTGATGAGCCCTGGGCACAGGGCGAAACCGGGCTCCGGCCCGGTCCGGGATGCAATAAAGCACCCATAAAAACAGGAGGCACCCCAGATGACAAAAAAAGAGAAGATGGAAAAAACAATGATGGCGCTGGCCGACGTAGTCGTCAACGAGGAACAGTTTCCTGCCGTGAAGCTACTCAAGGAGCTTCAGCTCAAGGAGCTGGTCAAGGAGTACGGGAAGGTGACCAAGCGCGATGAGCTGGCCCAGCGCCGGAAGGACGCGGAGAAGGAGCGCAAGGCGGAGACAGCAAACAGGTTGAAGGCGGCCGAGCAAGTCGCTGACACGGACGCCAAGGGCCTCTCCAAGAGGCTGAGCAAACTGCGCCGGGAGATGAAGGCGCGCTTCATCGAAAGAGGGCCGCTGGTGGACGGTGCGCTGACCGCTACCATCGCCAACGACCACCTGCTCATGTTGGGCCCTCCGGGTACCGCGAAAACGGATTTCGCTGAGATGCTCGCCGAGTGCTTGGGCCGAACTTATTTCAGCCACCAGGTGGCGAAGGACACCACACCGGAGGAGATCCTGGGCATGTTCAGCGCAACGGCCATGATCGAAGAGGATGAGTACAGGCGAAACACCGAAGGCGTCGCACCGCAGATGGAAGTGTGGTTCTTGGATGAGATTTTCAAGTCGAGCAGCGCGCTGCTCAACGCCTTCTTGCGCGGCATGGAACAGCGGATAATGAGGAACGGCCCGGAGGTGGTTGAGCTTCCGCTCGAGTCGGTTTTCGCTGCTTCCAACGAGTACCCGGAGGACAAGGATCTGGACGCACTCTACGACAGGTTCGCGATGAAATTCTGGCTGGACTACATTGGCGACCAGGATAAGCTCGAAAAGCTTATCGCAAACGGCGCTCCGAAAGTTACCGCGAGATTGAACCGCGAGGATCTGGACGCGCTCCGCATACTCTCGCAACGGGTGGCCTGGGGCAAAGACGAGGCCTCCATCCTGATGAAGATCAAGCGAGCAGTTGAGGAAGTCGGGTTCATTGCCAGCGACCGAACATGGATAGGCAAGGCGCCGAAGTTGGTAAAGGCACGCGCCGCAATGAACGGCCGCGATTACATTACCACAAGCGACTGGCTGGTTCTGGTTGATGCCCTCTGGAAAAAGCACACTGATCGTCCTGCTCTACTGAAAGCCGTTGGCAACGCAGCGGACCCCTACGGCGCCAGAGCAACAAGCATCATCGACGGCGTGAGGATCGCGATGAGGGAAATGCCGACGTTGGACGATGTGAAAGCCGGGACGCTCACCAAGGCGGCCGCGATGAAGAAAATGGGCGAGGTCAACGCACAGCTTGCCGGCCGGCGCGACGCCATCATGGAGGTTCAGGAAAAGGCAGCGGACAACGAGGCGGTCAAAGAGGCGGTCGAAGCAGTGGACGCGGCATTGAACAAACTGACGGCAGTGGGCCGCGAGATCACCATGTACAGGCCGGTGGTTTAGGAGGGCATGATGACTGGACTCATCTACAACGCAAGCGACTTTCAGCGCCATCTCTGGGACGACCATAAGATGGCTGACGAGGCCGCAGACGGGGCAGAAAAAGTCGCGGCGAAAAGGTACGAGGCGTTCCCGGAATTCGCCGGCGAGATGTTTCACTACTTTCACGCTGAAGAACCAGAGACCCTGGAAGAGCCGGCCTCGGGCAGCGAGGTTTTTCAGAAGCTGGACGCAGCCATGAGACAAGTTCCCGAGGTTGAGGATCTTCGGGCCCAGACCATTGGCAACGACCGCTGGGCCGGCGTCGTCACCGCAAGCATGATTGATACCTTGCTGCACAAGGTGCCAGCGCCAGATAAAAAGGTAGAGGATGTACGAAACGACGAAGACGCCATTGAGTATTTAGAGAGGCTGCTCGAGCAGGCGGAAGAGGACGGCGACAGTGAACAGGCCGCGGGAATTGAAGAGGCGCTCAACGAGCTGATAGACGGCCTGGAGGAGAAGCGGGATGCAGCGGAAGCCGCAGCCGACCAGATGGACCCGACCGACGTGAGACAGGCCATTCGCAAAGCGGTTAAACAGGCGTCCAAGGATATCGAAGACGCACAGGCCATGCTTGACGCTTTTGGCATTGGCACCGATCAGCACTCAGGGCGAAAGGCTCAGATGGCGACCGGCGCGAAACTGGCCAAGCTTGTTCAGGGCAACGACCGACTCAGGCGCATCGCGGAATTCGCCGGCCGCCTTCGCAGGATCGCAAACGAGGAACAGCGCAAGAAGCCACGCTTCGGTTGCGGCGAGCGCGTTGGGCGGAAACCCGACAACGATCTGGCCAAGCTCTGCCACCGAGAGCTGATTTACGGAGCCGAGCCCTTGCGTCACATCTTCGGTATGAAGTACGCCGACCGCTCGCTCGTGTGCGTCGAAAAGGCCGACCGGAAGAAGCAACAGAAAGGTCCGGTGGTCATGGTTCTGGACAGTAGCGGATCAATGAGTACCGGCGACGCCGATGTTTGGGCAGCCGCTGTTTGCTTGGCGTACATGGACGTGGCCCGGCAGCAGAACCGCGACTTTGCGATAGTTCATTTCGGCTCTGCTGTTTTGAGGATCGACAAGTTTGTGGGCAAGGATTCGATGACGCCGGAGGCAATAACCGAGGCGGTCAACTTTTTCGCCGCCGATGGCGGAACCAATTTTGAGGATAGCCTAATGGCAGCGGTGAAGATAATCCGGGAGACCGGCGAATTCAAGAACGCGGACATCGTGATGGTAACCGACGGTTGCGCCAGCGTGAGCAACGCTTGGCTCGATTCGTATGAACAGGCCAAGGCCGAGCTGGACTTCAGTTGCTATTCGGTGCTGGTTGGATCCTACTGCAAAGGCGAAGTAAACGAGAAGTTCAGCGACGAAGTTGAGCACCTGGCCAATGCGATCAGGGATGAAGAGCAAATGCATCACCTGTTTGGGAAGGTTTGAGAAATGGCGAAGAAAAAGTTACCACCAATTGACCAATTCGCTGTCGGCAATGAAGTGACCCACATGGTGGCGCTCGCCGACCTCGTCATCGATAACCAAATTACCGCCAAAGACGGCGCAAAGCGGATCAGTAAATCGTTCGACCGGCTCCATGAGGTCGTGATGAAAGGAGGTCAGATAGATCGGGACGAGGCCGCACAGGTTATTTACGCTCTGGCCACAGGGCTCAAGGGAGCGGTCCTGGCCCTGGGTAAAAAAGGCCCGGTCATGGTCCGATACATCGACGGAGAGGCTCTAGTAACTCTGCTCATGCCCGACGGCCCACCGCCGGGTATGGGCGGATAAACAGGCCTCAGCTCGGGCTACCTAGCAGGCTCCTGAGTCCCCTTTTACCGGCAGGGGTGCCCTTTGTAGGAGAGCCGGCTCAGGAGCCTACTCGGAGGCCCGAGCTAAACGAGAACGAACTTTAAGAAGGAATCGACCGTTCGCGCGGTCAATAAAGAAAGGATCTGTTATGAGTGAAACACAATTCTTCCAAACTGTAATGGGTAATAGGTTCTACGAGGGAACCATGCCGGCGCTGGTCAAGGCCGTTACCAGGGTGGCGGATCGGCTGGAAGCTCTAAACCCACCCGAGCCGGCCGAGGACGCCTCCGAGGGCGCCGCCGGCGACGACCCGGCCATCCGGGCAGGGAAGCTGATAAACAAGCTGAGAGCCGTAGTACGCAGCACGTACGCTGACCTCGTGGACACCAGCGGACGACAGGAGGCGGAGGCCTGGATAGCCCTTGTCCATGCCCGGCTGAATGAGGCTCTGGGCCTACCGGCCGAAAACGCCGGCGAAGCGGTGAAGGTTCTCGCTGTTCGCCGTGGGTTTAAAAAGGCAGCTCATCTTGCGGAACATTTTTTCGATGACGGCCTGGATGTTTCGACAACAAGTCAGCGAGCAACACTCGATTCGTTTGCTTTTTATCTGGCTCAGCACGCTGAAACCTACGCCGGCGAATAGCATTTCAGCAAGTTGTTTATACCAACAAAAAATATTTGCTGTATAAAAAAATATTTGCTATGTTCAACGCAACTGTATTGCATAAAAAATAGGAGGTGTCATGAGCAAAGACAAGGAAAAGGATAGTGCCCAGATAAACCACTTCAGGGCACGAATCGAAATCTATCTCAGGCAAAAGGGCTGGTCATTCCGAGATTTGGCCAAAGCCATGGGCAGAAGTCCTCAATCCCTGAGATACATCATCAATGCCGGAGATCCCAAAGTCTCCGTGCTGGAGTCTATGGCCGGAGCATTGGACGTGACTCCCGATGATCTACTTGAGGAGGTTACGACCGAGGAATACGGCGAAGCTTTTTTGCCGACGTCAATCTGACCGAACGGCCGCAGCCAACGGCCAAGGAGGAGGCAATGATCGAAGTGAAAAAAGTGAGGCCGCCTAACCTATTCACGCGACGGATGTTAGAAACTTTCAGTACATGCCGCGCCAGGTACCACACTGAATACGAGATGGACTACAGGCTGAAGCGCCGGCGTCCGTGGCCCTGGCCACCGACAATGAAGTTTGCGCTGCATGCCGCATTGCGTGAGCGAGATTTTGCATTGACCCGCGGCATTGGGAAGCTGAGAGTACTAAGCGCCGGTGATGCTGTACTGGACACCTATGCCAGGCAGCTAATGAAGAGCGCGTTCCTGCCACCAGTTGAAAATAAAAATGTTAAAAAGGTCGAGGAGTTGCTCGAGCAAACTAAGCGAATCATCGCGCACTACAATGATGTTCACGAAGCTGATATCGCCGGCGAGGGAATGAAGTTTCTAACTACATCCGATGGCCGGCCTATGGTGGACTATTTGTCCACCGATAGTCTGTGGATTCCAGAAGGCGAACCGGCGTATAATACCACACCGTACAAAAGGACCGCGCCGTGGCAATTCGCCGAGAGGATCGATGGTATAATTAAGCGCGATGGTTTGCCGCCGGCCGTGTTGATCAGGAGGTTGACTTCATCAACTGACCCGGTCGAAGTAGAGCGCGAGCTCGCTTTGGACCTGACGATTCCTGGCATGATGTGGGCCGCTTCCCGTCTCATTGGTGATTTTGTTTTATCCGCAGTAGTCGATGTTGTCAGAATTAAACCGCCATCGGTGCCCGAGACGGTCAAATGCCGCTCATGTAAGGGCAATGGGCAAGGTAAGTATGGAGATGATGGCGGGTCGGGAACGACAGCCTGTCAAAAATGCGGAGGAACAGGCGTGGGCGGCATGAGCAAAAAACCGTGCGACACCACTTTGGATATTTGGGAAGCTGAGGTAAGAAAGCACGGATTGGATGTTACAACGGAATGGCAAAGATGTAAGCCGGTCGTTGAGAGGATAAGGGAAAAAGGAGAATCGTTCGCATATCGTATTCATGTTGAAACGTCTGAGCAGGCGCTTAGAAAGTGGAATTCCGATGCGTACATGACAGCAGATGAAATAGCAATCGCCAGGAAGAGCGGTCATTGGCCGCGGAACCCGGCAGCGTGCGTTGGTGTCTCAGGGCCATGCCCATATAGACGAGCGTGCAGCCAAACTGCCGACAGCGACCTGGCGTGGTTTACCCGGGAAGTTGAACCCTACCCAGGGCTCGACAACTAGAAAGGAAGAGGCATGGGACTAAGCAAACAAGAACATTTGAAGTGGTTGCAAGGTAGACAGAATGGCGTTGGTTCGTCCGATTCGCCAGTGCTGGCATTGCCACCTGAAAAGGTATTCAAGAAGACGGCCGTCGATTTATACATCAGCAAAATCAGAGACATAAAGATGGAAGATGTCGAGGACGAAGGCGAAAATCCCAACTTCCGCCGCGGCCACACGTACGAGCCATTGGCGGTCGCAATGTTCCAGGCGCAAACAGGAATTAAGGTATACGCGCCGGTCACCGACGAGGAGAGGTTCAAGACATTTCAGGTTCAAGATCCTGATTCACCGCTATTTGCCGACTTCGATGGCTTTTGCGAGGACGGGTGGGTTTATGAAGGCAAAGCGCCAGTGCAGCGAGTATGCGATTCATTCAAGACCCAGGGCATTAAAGAATACTACATGGTACAGGCCCAACACCTTGCTCACCTGGCCAACGTCTGCGAGCTTCCCTTTCTAGGAAAGGACTCTAAGAAATGGCTTGGTAAAATAAAAGGCACGCGCCTGGTAGTGTACGAGCCGGAGAATGTTCAGTTGCAGATCGTCGAGCTGCCAATCGACCAGGGTATGATCGGCGCCATAATCAAGAATGCCAAGACGTTTTGGGCCGACTATGTAATGAAGAGGGTTCCGCCGGCGGATACCATTTACGAACAGCCTGTTTCGCAAAAAGCTACCAAGGGCCGATACAAGGAGATGACGCAGAAGGAATGGCAGGACGCTGTCAATCTGTTCAAACTGGCCAAAGAGCAGGCAGCAGTTGCCGAGGCCAAACTCGACCAGGCCAAGGACGGAATGGCCCACAGAATGCAGGAAGCCGGCGAGGAAGCGGTCAATGTAGGGCCGCATAAGTTTCTCTACCGTATGGTCGCCGGCCGGAGATCATTCGACAAAAAAGCATTGCAAGCGGACTTCCCCAATCTCGACTTGGATAAGTACATGAAACAGGGGAAGCCCATAAAGCAATTCAACTATTACGGTCCAAGGAACGACGCGAATCCCTACCTCGAGAACGATGATTCGACCACAATGACCATTCATTCTGAGTTAGAAGCTTTCGCTAAGCAAAACAATATTGATCCCGAGGAGGCGGTTGATATTTTTGATGAGTTGAGAGCCCGTGCGGATCTCTATGCCTCGGTGCTCGAGATGGAGCTCGGGGCAATACGCATGGGAGTGGATAAAGCAGCCGAAGCAGTCACCAAAAAACTTGGCTAGGCCAAAGAAAGGAAGAGGCAGAATATGGGAAATGAGAATTACGAAAAAATTAAAGCTCGCCTGGAGAGCGACAGCCTGAAGGAAATGATCGAAGGCTCGCTACCTTCGTCAATCGATGCCACGTCGTGGATTAATTCCGCACTGACGCATGTTGGATCCGACAAGGATCTGCTCATCGCAACACCAACGTCGACCATCGCGGCCATACTGGAAGCTGCAACGCTCGGCGTGCGTTTTGAGGGACCGCTCGGTGAGGCTTACCTCGAGGCGCGCAACAATAAAAAGAAGGATGAGCGCGGTAAAGAGTACTGGGAGAAAATAACCCAGCTGCAGGTTCAATACCGCGGCCTGATGAAACTCGCGCGGCGCGACCCATCGGTCAGGAAGATCGAAGCAATCATCGTGCACGAGCACGACTACTTCAAGCACCAGCTGGGTACGAACCTATTTCTCGACCACACATGGGATGTTCGCCAGCCCAGGGGAAAGATGGTTGCCGTCTATGCCGCCATTCGTTATCACGACGGCTTTTATGACTTCGGGCAGCCCTACCCAATCGAAGCTGTTTATAACCACCGCAACAATGTTCTCGCCGACAAGAACATCCGGGTCGAAATTGCCAAGGACGGCACGGAGATATTCTGGAAGCGATGGAAAAACGATGAGCCAGAGAAAGTACTTTCGCCGGCGAGCATGAGGCGCACACCTTGGATTACCTACTTCCCGGCGATGGCCCAGAAGACGGCCATCAGATGGTCCGCTAAATTTTGGGAGCTGAGTCCCGATTTCGAGCGCGCCGCCGGCCTGGTTTCCCTTGCCGAGTCTGGACACCAGCAGGACCTGGAGAAGCGGTTTGAGAGGCTGCTTGCGGAGAGGGAGGCCCAGGGCGAAGGCGATGGCGATATGAAGAAGGAGGCGGCCGCTCAGGGAGTGCAGAACGTGAGCCTGGCAACAATGCATGGCCTCCGCGAGCAGATGCTGGCCGAAACCGGCGTTACTGGCCAGGGCGCGATGGAAGGTCCACCGGAGGAACAGGGCAACGAAGGCGCCGAGAACGCCGAGTCTGGGCCCGAGCCCGAGGATCAATCCAGTAAGGAGCAAGAGCCCGAATCGAAGGAGCCAACGCCAGAGGAGCAAGAGGAGATTCGGGAGCGCGAACTTCAAGAGGCGGCAGAATTTCAACGCGAACAGAAACAGGGCAGTGCCAAAGGAACGGGTCGGAAGGGCAGCGGCAAGAAAGGCAGGTGAGCCTATGGCCGACGGAAAAGTACCCGAAAGGATTCGCAAGCAAGTTTTTCGAGAGGATGGACTCATATGCGCCGTCTGCGGATTGACGGGATTTGAAGTTCCACGGCCTAGTGGTGGTGTGGGTTATTACACTCCCATTGAAGGAGTGTACATGAGCATAGACCATATTATTCCTATGGCGAAAGGCGGAACCAACAACAGAAAAAATCTGAGAGTATTGTGTACAACATGCAACACCATCAAAGGAACTAAGATTGAAGATGGCAGGAAGCGAGCTGGCAATGCGTGATTATGGAACGGTTTCCGCCAAGTTCTGGATTGGAAATACCGGTAAAATTCTCAGAGGTGATTGCCAAGCTCAGGTGTTAGCTCTTTATCTAATAACTTCGCCGCATTCATCGATGTCGGGATTGTATTATTGCCCAACTACCTACATGGCTCAAGATACAGGCATCCCCTTGGAAGGGGCTTCGAAGGCCCTTCGCAAGTTAATTAATGTTGGGTTTTGCGAGTATGATGAAAAGATGGAGATGATTTTTGTCATACGCATGGCCCAATATCAAATTGGTGGCAATTTATCGACAAAGGACAAGCGCAGAATTGGTCTAATAAAGGAGCTGAAAAAGATTCCTAACACTGTGCTTTTAAAATCATTTCTCAAGGAATATTCTGAATTGTTTAATTTGAATCCGGCTGAATTTGGGGTTGATATACATAGCCCCTTCGAAGGGGCTCAGATGCCCCTCTTGAGCCAGGATCAGGATCAGGATCAGGATCAAGAACAAGATAGGGAGTTAGGGCGGAGGCGTGAACCGCCTCCTCCCCAGCAGCCGGATTTTAAAGACCGTGTGCCGCCTGAAGGTAGCTCATATAGACTCAAGACGATCTATGCCGCAATGCAGAATGTCGACTTCAATGTGCCCGGCGTCGGTGACCAGACCATGTGGGACAATGTGACCAAACCAAGAAAGGTCGCCGAGAATCTGGATAAGAGCGCGCCGGCGATTGACATACCCAAGCTGATAACGAAGCTCGCTGGTTGGACATATGCGAACCCCAAAAAGGCGAAGAAGGATCTCGGACGTTTCGTTTGGAATGCCGCGATTAAAGACCAGGACATACCACGACCGACCGGCCACAATGGAGATGATTACGCGCACGGATCTGATTTGGCGGCGAAGGTGAACAAGGCAAAACAGGGAGGTGGTCGATGAGCACGGACAGGGTTCCACCATATGACCAACAGGCCGAGGCCGCATGCCTCGGTTCGGTGCTGTTGAACAACGAGGCAATGGCCCAAATCCGTTCGGTAATTTCAGGCTGCGAGGACTTTTATGTTGAGGCCCACCGCAGAATATTCGAGGCTATGCTCGAGCTTTCTTCTCATGGGAAGCCAATCGATCCGGTGACGCTGGGTAATGTGCTAAAGGAGAGGGGAGATCTTGAGAAAGTAGGAGGAGCAGCTATCTTCTCTGGCTTATTGGACAGCGTTGCTACGGTGGCCAATGTCGATCACTACGCCGGCATTGTCCGCGACAAGGCCGCCACCCGAAAAATGATTTACACTGCTCAAGAGATTTTCGCTAGAGGTTTTTCGGAGGGCATCAATATATCCGAATACTTGGCCGAATCGCGCAAGGCAATAACCCTGGCATCGGCTTTCGATGTCGCCGAAGGTCCGCGATTGGTTGGAACGGACATTAAGGAGATCTTCGCGGAGCTGGAAACAGGCAAGGCGCCAGAGGGTATGGTGAAGACCGGAGTCGGTGTAATCGACGAGCTCACCGGAGGTCTGTGGCCAAAGCTGATGACCGTCATTGGCGGCCGGCCTGGAATGGGCAAGTCAGCTCTAGTTCTAAACATCGCCACCAATGCCGCGAAGCAGGGCAAAAAGGTGATGTACACCACCTTGGAAGACGACCGTCGCATGGTAGTTCTGCGAATGTTGGCTCGCTTTGGTGACGTCGACCTGAACAACTTGATGCTCAGGTCTGTGCCCGATAATTCATGGCCCGGATTGATCAAAGCAGCCAACACCATAAGCCAAGTACCACTGTACGTCGACGACTCGGCCGCGCTTTCTTCGGATCAAATACACCAGCGCGCCGCTTTGCTTCACCAAATGCATGGCCTGGACCTGCTCATTGTAGACCACCTGGGCGAAGTCGCCGACAAAGGCGAGAGCCTGACGGCTATTACCGAGGCCGCGGCCAAGGGCCTGCGAAATATCGCCAAGGAATTGAACATTCCAGTTTTGCTTGCTGTTCAGCTCAATAGGGAGGTAGAGCGCCGCAACGACAAGCGACCCACGCTACACGATTTGAGGCAGAGCGGAGCAATAGAACAAGTAGCGCGATTCATCTGGTTCCTGTACCGTCGAGGCTATTACATCAAAGGGTGCGAAGACGATCCTGACACGCAGCTCATCGTGGCCAAATCCAGCCATGGAAAAACAGGCATGATCAGGCTATGGTCAGATCTCTCGCGAATGTTCATGCGTGGCTGGGAAATAGATCGCGATGGGCCGTTTCCCGAGGATAATGCCAAGCACTATGAAAAGCCGGAGAGTTTCAGCGGAGAAGAGGATCGGCAGAGAAAGTTTTTTGAGAACACTGGGCCAGAGTCCAGTACAGCAAAGTCCAAGCAGTATGATGATTGGACGAATAAATACTGAGGAGGAAATTCATGAATGAGAAAAATGGTAACGGCGGAGGCATCCCAACTGACGAGACCAGGATACTCGCCTGCCAGTGCGGTTCTACTGGGTTCGATGTAAAGAAGCGAACTAAAACATCGATCTCGCTCGTTTGCGGCAAGTGTGGCCTTCGCTGTTCAGTGAAGGGCAACCTGGCAACCGTCCGTGTTCGGCAACAGGAAATTCAATATGCGTTGGAGCACACCATAGTAACTCCCGACGACTCGCCGGATGACGACGAAGGCGGAGATGCTCCGGGCGAAAAGGTCGGCGATGGCAACGGACCGGTAGGAAACCAGTACATCACGTTGCGCTTCCGAATAATGAAGGGCGACCAGAAGGACGTCATCGACAGGGCAATGGAGGCGTGCCGGGTTCTGAATTGCTCCGCTGACAAGTTCAGGGAGCAGACCTGGCAAGGGCATGCGCTGGAATTCATCTGCGCCGATTTTCTTTCGGGATGCGATCCCAATGTGCTGCAGATAGTTGATGCCATGGACGATGCGGTTGAAGACGCCGAGCGGATCGCTGAGGATGGTGGAAAGAAGGCGCCAACGGCGAGAAAAATACGAGACCTGCGCTCGAAGGTTCGCGACAAGCTGGCGTTGGAGTCTGGTATACTGCCCAAGGATTTCTTTGGCGACGATCCCGACGCGCCAGATCCCAGGCAACTTAGCTTGCTCGATGGCGGTAAGGATGAGGAGGAAGAAGATGGCGAGGAGGCCAGCCTCGTTTGCCCCGAGTGCGGAGCTGACGTCGAAGCCGACGACGAGCAGTGCGGTGCCTGTGGCGTTCAGTTTTCCAAGGAAGATGATGCCGACACCGACACTGACAGCGACACTGAAGAAGAGGAGGAAACCTTCACGCCGGTACCGGATGAGGGACGCCTGCTCACCGCGGTAACCAACACCTTGGCCCAGTACATGGAAGATGCAGAAGAGGCCGGACTCGCCAATTCTGACCTTCCTCATCATCACATCGTGGACGGATCGAAACCGCCAAAGAAAATACTTGAGAAATGGGCACAGGAAGGAGGCTACCTGGTAAGGGTTCTTGGAGATCCTCGAACGGTTGATGCCAAAGGCAACAGACCAAGCGTTACAGTGCTGATCGAGTCCGAGCCGGCCGGCCTCGCGTTGGACTTCTCGGTTGATTACGATGAACAGACCGACGAAATACTCGGCGACGGATCTGTTGAAGTCGTGGAGCTCATTCCTCCGGATTACGATCAGGTAGGACCCTGGGCGCAACCGCATTTCGCAGACAGAAGGGAACAGCTATGAACGACGAAAAACAGCAACAGGTTAAGGCGCCCGAGGGTAGACCACTCCCAAGGGCAAAGCCAATCGAAGAGGTGGTCAAGGAGCGCGTAAGGGGTGCGGTTGCCGGAGAGTTGAGCAGACTAGAAGTTGTCGCGGCCAAGGCAATGACCGACAACGACATGGAGAGCTACTGCCGAGCATTGGAGGCGATGGCGGCAATAAAGGGCCGGTCCGAAACCTATTGCATACAAATTGAGATGGCGGCCAAGACAGCGGCAATGGCCAGCGTTGCAATGCAGAGACCGGCTGGTGGGCCAGATGAAGGTGGTCTGAAAAATCTCAGCGAATTAATAAATAAAGCACGCGGTGGCCGCGGTAAGCCGGCCGAACTTACGGAGGATCAGCAGGCCGAAGCACCTAAAGATGACCAGAAAGCGTCTGAGTGATATTATATCCTGAGACGCAGGAGAGGAGATCGGGTAATGGCGATTAGAAAAAGAGTTTCGCTAACTGGCTTTCCCTTCAGCGGGGAAAATGCTCTGGTGCTGGACGGTGTCGCGTTCGACATTGGCAGCAGGGTTATCAAATGGTGGGAGGATGAAGGCTTCAGCCAGTACGGTACCGACCGTGTTGTTGTCCAAGAGGAGGACAATGCAACAGGTAAGGTAAAGAAGAAGATCATTCAGGGCAAGCGGTATTACGAGAGGAAGAAAGGCGTTCCCAGCATACGCCAGGTATTCATACATCACGCCGGCGCAGATCGGGAGAGCCCGAAGATCATGCATGATGTGCTGCACAATCAGCGCGGCCTTTCTGTTCAGTTTGCAATAGAGGACGACGGTCGCATATATCAATTCCTCGACGCTGAAAAGGCGGCAAAGCACGGGGGTACCCACAACCAGATCAGCATTGGCGCCGAGTGCTGTCTATTTCCTGATGCCGGCAAACGTCCTAACTATTACTCTGTGAGCAATAGACGCAGGACAGGCAATCTGCCCCACACCACAAAAGTCGAAACCCTACAGGGCATGAAGAAGAAAGTGTTCTGTTTTACTGATGAACAGGTAGAGGCCGTGTGCCGTTGGGCCGCCGGCCTGTGGGTCGCCATTGGTTATTTGAGGAAGGAGGTCAATGAGTTAGACCCAAACACGGAGATCGGGAAGCTATTCAACGAGCCACCAGTATTCCCGAAAAACAAAGAAGGACGGATTCCTCGAAAGGTATTCAAGAAGCACATGGAGCACGTTGGCCTGATTGGTCATCTCCAGTGTTCACCTCGCAAATGGGACCCGGCCGGCTTTCCCTGGGAATATGCCGAAGAGAGGACCGGCGAGTATTTCTGGGAATTTTTCAGAAGGCTCACTGTCACATAGGAGGATTGAATGAAGAGTCTGATAGCATTGCTGACTATCGGTGTCGTGCTGTTGCTCATCTTGGGCGCAGCGGTAGTTCCCGGTAGTCATAAAGCGGAGGCCAGGGAAAAACCATGGTTGGAACCTGGGGAGCAGACCACTGAACCTGTATTCTACGAGCATTGCTGCGAATGCGACTACCTTGAGCAGAAAGATCAAGCTGCAAATGATTGTCAGGAAATAGTCGAAACGGCCGACATTGCCGAATATCAAATGAGCCAGGAGAGGATGGTTGCCGAAGTTGAGATGCTGTGGAACATGTGGTTCGACGACGAAGGCGCGAGCCCAGCAGATCCGCGCAGAGATAGATTCACAGAATTTGCGGAATATCTGGTGGACGCGGCACTAATGTACCGCGATAAACCGACCGACATAGGAGGCCAATTTCCTGGGGCCAAGAATGATCACTTGGTATTGGCGTACATAGCGGCAAAGGAATCTTCCGTAACACCGGACGTGGTAAACAAGAATGGAAAAGGCGAAGTATGTCTGATGCAATTGCATGGAGCGGCGCTCGCCGGGTACGCCTCGGATAAAGTACTGCACAACCCGAGACTATGCCTGCTTCTGGGAGCTCGTTGGCTTGCAGCGCAGATCCCTAAATGCGAACAGGATGGAGCCGGTGGAATTTATGGCGACGAATTCTCATGGGAGGATTCAGATTGGGTCGGACCTCTGTCGGTGTACGCCGGCGGCGAGCGTGGCATTCGCAAAGACGGACGTTGCGCCAGATTCAAGGTTATGAAGGAAAGGATCTCAGCAGTGAGGTTATATCGAATACGGATAGACCACGCGATGGAAAATTGGGTAGATTGAATTGGAACGCGATCTACTCGAAATAATAAGCGAGCTGCTCGAGTTTGCTCGCCCAGGAGGAACGGCGCATAAGCGTCTTATGAAATACCGAGACCAGGTGGCCCGGAATGTTATGCTCGGGCCATCTGTGTTGAAATATATTGAGAGATTAAGGCTGACTGTATTGGATGATATCGAATGCAAGCATCTCACTGAAAGGGGTATTTGCAAACATAAGAAGAGACTATGCGACCACGTGGAAAACAATAAAGCGTGCAGCCTTTACGAGGGCAATCGTCCTGTGCTGAAAGGCGACCCGCTAGGGAGGATTCGATGAGCAACAAAAAAACAATCGTCGGTATCTACAGGCGTAATAAAAAGGCCAAGGAAAACGAGCCGGCCTCTGAGCTGATGAAGAAGATCGAGGTCGAGGGCGGACTCAAGGAACTGATGAGAATCGGGTCATGGAAACAGACATTAACACGACGGGTGCAGGTCGAAGTCGGAGAGAACGCCGAGGTACTGTCGGTCAGCGCAGTGCATGACGATGGCGGCCAGGGCATTCACGTAGCGGTAACTATCGAATACCGACCGCCTAAATTCGGGCAACGCAAGAAGCCGGTGAAATTGGGCAACAGGGCACTGGGCAATGGCCCGGTGAAGACCGGCAAAACTATGGCGGCCAAGCGCAGAAGCTCCAATCGATGAGCGATTGGGCAAAGCTACTTGGAGCTCCCGATAGTCCATACGAATTCGCGCTGGGATTGGAGGTGGGATCTGTATTTAAAGTTCCACCTCCGTACCCTGATCTCTACGTGAAGTCGGTGGCCGAGCGTTATCCGCGCAGAATAGTTGTCCAGAAGATCGACGTTGAGGCAAGCGCCGAGGAACATGGCAAGTCAGAAAACATCAGGGTATTAGTCGTTGTGCTGGAAACAGAGGACGGCGAGCAGATAGAGCTCACCAGGTATGCGGCGCCGGTAGAAGAACTTGATGCACCAGTGATCGACCTGACCATATGCGAAGCCTGCGGCGGAGAAATACCAGAGGGACAGGCTCGGGTATTCGAGAACAAGGCATATCACCCAAGATGCATGACGGAGGAGAGCGATGAAGATCGTGCTATTCGTGCTGCTCGGAGCAGCAATCTCGTTGGTGGTGGTGTGGGCGGTACTGGCAGTGGCGTCGGAGGATCTGAAAAAAAGCAGACAGAATCCGAGGATGGAGCTGCACCAAAGGCTTCGCCGAAGACGGTAAGTAAAACTCGCGGCATTGGCAGCAGTATTTCCCACATGGTGACAGTGACTGACCTTGGCGACGACAAGCACATGGTGACACTGTGGTCGATGGACAATGGAGGAATCAGCGGAACTGCCAGTGGGCGATGGATGACCGGCCTGTGCGAAAGGGAGATTCCCAGGGAAAGCGATGTGCAGTACATCAACTACAAATTTTTCAAGGGCGCGTGGATTGCAAAGGCAGATGACCTTCGGGTATGGAACCGACTGTACACCAGTGCAATGAGAGAAATGGGATATGCCCGTTTCCCGTCCGGATCAGACTGGGAGGAAATATGACAACCAAGACTGACATCATCGATGCAATAAAGGCGGCTGCAGATGCCACTGGTGACAATAACATCCGGATCTCGCTGGGTGCCACAGGCAATCACCTGAAGAACACCATTGGCGAAACCAAACCTACGGGAGCAGCGTGGAATCCAGAACCGAAAACCTGGCCAGTGATATGCGAAGGCCTGGCGAATTGGGCTGACTCGCTTGGCATCTCAGGCGTGAAGGATAAGTTGAACGATCTGATCGGCCAGTACAATCAACTGCTCGAAGATTACAACAACAGCACGGTGCCGTCATCGGCGTCGGAAGTTGATCCGCTGCCATGATGCTGGACAAGCGAAAGCCCTGGAGATCTCCCGCGTTCATGAAGTTCTGTCACGAGCGCATGCGTGGCGCTATGTGCTGTACGTGTGGTGAAAAGCCATGGGTCCAGCTCCACCATTGGGGCGACGACGGAGGCATGGGGCTGAAGCCTACCGATCTGAAACTGGCGAGGGTTTGCCGAAAGTGCCATGATAAGTATGGGTACAAGGAGCGCGCATTGATGTCGCCTCGGTGCGGCCTCGGCCTGGAAACGGCGAGATTGATATTGTCCAATTTCAGGCGCGACGCGATAAAGCTCCTCGAGGCATACGTTCAGTACCTCGAAGGAGACGAAGGGCAAAGGCATGATGATTGTTCTGTCGATGAGCTGAACGAGTGGCTCGCGACAGAGGCCCACAGTGTTGGGCCGGACAAGCAAAGGAACTGGCTTCTCGCGTGGGCGGACAGGCGCGCCGCTGAAATTGTGGAAGCCTATGAGGAAAGGGTTGAAGGACATGGGCAAGACGAAGATCGAGTGGTGCGATGAAACCGTAAATTTCATCACCGGATGTCGCAATAACTGCGCTTACTGTTACGCCAGGGGAACCGCGGAGCGCAATGCGCGCATGGGCGTCGAGCGGTACATGGCCGTGAAATCTATAACGGGTCACGCCTTTTCGCCGGCCTACCACGACAATGTGATGAGGAAGGAGCGAGAGCGTCTGTCGCGCGTCACCAGACCGCGAGTAATATTCATTGGGTCGATGTCCGACCCGGCCACAGAAGGCCGCTGGCTTTATCTGGACGGAACTGAGCGCGGCAAGGGTCGAGTCGCCGGGGACAGCTGGGTCCAGGATATGATCTCCGACTTTTGTCGGAACCTACCTCAGCATAGGTTCATACTTCTGACGAAGAAGCCTCAGAACCTGATCAACGACTGGCCTCCTAACGTATGGATTGGAGTTTCCGTTGCTGACCACGCCGGCGCCAGGTACCGGATTCCGATGCTGCTCACCGACAGGCAAACCACGGTTCTGGAGTCTGACCCGGTTCTCAGATGTGGCGGTCTACTGATCAGCGCAGAGCCGTTGCAGGGAGGACCTGACCCTGGAGATTTCGTCGATCCTGATTGGCTGAACGGTGTCGCGGTTAAACCCGGTTGGCTCATCATAGGATCTCAGACCCGGCCGGCGCTTCCGCCGGACAAGGTTCCTCACGTGGTCGAAAACGGCCGTCAGCTCGTTGCCTGGGCCGCGGAGAACGAGGTTCCGTGTTTCACCAAGCACAATATGGTGCAGCTCGCTCCGGAGATGTCGTGGCCGATGGAATTTCCCGAGGATATTAAACAGGTGAAGAAACCCAACAAGGAGGTTTGATATGACCGATGAGGACAGGAAATACTTGGCGTTCGCGTACGAGAAGTCGTGGTATCAGAGCAAGAAGTTTATTGCCTTTTTGCTCATGGAGCTACTGCTGGCGGCGATGGCGATGGTCGCGCTGTTCACACAGAAGGAGCTGGGCTGGCCGCTGGCGTCGTTCATGACGGGCATAGTCACGGTAATGGGCGTCATCGCTCTGGTCTTCAACGGATACCAGGCGAAGACCGACATGCTGGTCCGCGCCTTGGCGTTGACCGGGCAAGCGCCGAGGAGCGTAATGGAAAAGCTGTTCGGAGCAATAAAGAAACCCAGTAAACCAGATTCGTCTGAACCCGGCGAAGGCGAAGAGGACGAGGAGGAGATATGATGTGGTTCGCGCCAAGCTGGAAGTTGCTAAAGGACGCATGGCCGGCCTTCGTATTGATGGCTCTCGTGGTGCTGATCTTCCTGGCCGCGACGATGTTCGCGTTCAGCCGGTGCTCGCCTGAGCCACCAGACCACATGGAAGAGCAGCGGGACATGGTGCTCGAGCAACTTAAAATCGACAGGGAAAAAAACGATAAACGCCTGCTTGAGCTCGAAGGCGAAATGAATTCCCTTAAATTCCAGGTTGAGATCCTGGACGAGGAAATTGCCGAGAGTGCACAGGAGAGAGAGGAGATACAAGATGCGATTAGCAACGCTGGTAGCATTGATGCTATTGACCGCATCCTCAAGAGCGGTATCCCAGGAGCAACCGGCGGACGCCGGCGTAAGTGAGCCGGCGAAGGTCGAGCGCGTCAGGCCTCCGGAATTGATCGACGTGCCTGAGGGTATGGTGCTGAGGCCCAGGGACGACGAAGGGCGCCGTACGCTATTTAAGCCGGACCAAGAATACAAGTGTTTCGCAACGCCGGGCTGGGGGCAGATGGGGCAGTTGATTGTAGACTACCGCTGGTTGTTCTATTACGCGATACGCATGGAGGCCAAGGTCGCCGCGCTGGAGCAGCAGATTGGCAACCTCGAACTTCAGTTAGAGATCTGGAATGACAACACGGATAAAACCGAGCGCGCATTAAACAGTATGACCGGACTGTTTAATAAGGAACATGACTGGCGACTCAAGGCGGAGAAGAACGAGAACATTGAACTATGGGCGTGGCGAGCCGGCACGGTGGTTGGCCTGGTATTGGCAGGAGCGTTCGCCGGCGCCTGGGGAGCACAGAGATCAAAATGAAATACTGGCAGAGAATAGAAGACCGCATGGCGACGCAGGGCATTGAGACTATAACGCACAAGGCGACCATTGAAGACGGTCAGCGGGACAACGATTTTTATATCAAGATTGGCTGGTGGCGCGGCCGGCCGGTTTCTATTGATGTAACGATGGCCAGGCATGGCGAGAAAATGAATAATGACACGCTGGACATTCACAAGTCCGCGTTGCCTTTGGTTGTCGATTTGCGTCAGCGCATATTGGAAAACACCAGAGCCTCGCTGGAGCTGATATGCCGAGAGGCCTCGTTGCTTCTATCATCGAGGCGTTGCAAGTTGGACGATCTGGCGGAACTTTGGAGGGTCACGCAGATGGAACCCAAGGGTCACTGTAAACAGGTAGAGGACGAGCTGGGCGATAGAGTTAATGGGCCACTGGACGCCGCGGCGAAGCTGTTCAAATTAAAAGAGGCCCAATGGGAGAAGGACATGGCCTACAATTACAGCGAAGATGAAATAGAAGGTATGATTAGAGATTGCCAGGAGGCACTCGAAGAGCGACCGGACGACTTCACTGGCTGGGAGCGTAGCTTTATTGAGGATATTGAGGATAATAATGAGACAACTCATCTCAGCGAGGGCCAGATCGAAAAGCTCGAGCAGATATGGGAGGAGCGGAACTGTGGGTGAGGATCTGCCAGATGTGATACTGATCGAGCCCGAGATGATTCCCGAGTATCTCACCGGAGAGGGTCACGCCGGCAGTGGTGTCTTTGTTGTCAAATGCGAGGACATCGACGTTTGCCGGTACACTGACGGGAAGCTTACGCATGTTGCATGCGATCATCCCAGGCATGGCTCTCATCCCAAGTTTGCAAGCAACTATGCTAAAATTAAAATGTTATCGGAACGGCTCAAGTTCATTGGCTACAATGATGACGGGCCTTGTCCCAAATGCGATGGGAAGTATTGGCTTGACCTCAGTAGCCCTGCTGCACAGCAGCAGGTGGTGATGTCGCTGGCGTTCGGAATGTGGCGAGGAATTGCTTACACTGCGCGCCAGTTGAAACCCGAAGACACAAGTGCTATGATCAGCGCATTCCTCAAGATCTCCGGATCTGAGGGTGCCTCTTCCAGCTCGGTCGGGATGGCTGCTCCCGGCCGGGCTAATTTTTCAACCGACGCAGTCACCGTGGGCAAAGAACCAGGCAAAGGAGAAGATGATGAGCAAGGATGATGTGAGTGTAGAAATATTGTGCAGGAACGAAAGCAAGGTGGTGGGCATTATTGCAGTGCCAGTAGAAACAGGCAAAAGGGGATACTTGCTTTCGTCACGGGTAATCTGGGGTGGCTTCCGACCTGTAACTGAGGAATACAGGTTGCCACGAAAGATGCAAGGCGATGGACAGGTACTGAGCTGCCCTAGGTGCATGGGTATGCTTTGTATCAAAGGCGACAATCCCACGAAAAAGGCAGAGACCGATAAGGTCATAGCTGCCAGGGAGGAGGCGCGTAAGCGCATATTGGAACAGGCGAAAAACGACGGCGAGGTGCACGAGCATCTGCCCAGCCACGGCGTTGATGCAGACATGGCCCCAATCATATTGGGCAAAACCAGGATCAGCGCGCGATGAGTGGGGCAACGCCGGAGGAAGGCGGGAATAAAATGAGCCCTGAAGAATTGCAAGCGGAAAACAGGAGGTTAGAGGAAGAGATCCGCAAAGCCCACAATTACGTGGACCAATTGAAACGAGAACACGGCGAACAAATGGCAGCGCGCAAATCTGAAATAGAACTGCTTAAGAAGCAAGTAGCACTATTGGAAAGTTCACCATTGCCGTTTCCCGGAGAAGAGCCGGCCGAGATAGAAATAGAATTCCCGGGTCTGATGAGAATCAAGCTGACCGGCCAGGCCGCTGCTCGTTCCTGTGTAACGGAGGATTTAATTGAGGGAAAGCATCGAGAGAATAAAAAAGACGCGGGGAAAAAGGCTCGAGAGAGTGGCAAGGTCGTGGCGTTTGAGTAAAATAAAAGGCGAGACTGATGAGAGTTTACAAGATCGGATTGCGGCGAGGATGTTTGGCAAGGAAATGCCTGACCCTGTAATCGAAGAAGGAGCGATAGAAGGTAAGCCCAGGCGTTGGTGGCTGACCTTGATCTGGACATGGCAAGCCGATCTGGTTTCCATCCTTGTAGCATTGGTATTCCGAGTGCTTTGGGGTCGCGATCTATTTTGGGCCGACGGCATTTGGGCCGAGCTGAAGGAGCATTCATGGCCGGCGCGCACATGGTACAAGCGATGGAACGGCACCACTCTCTGCCATGGAGGATTTATCTCGTTCGGAAAGCACAAGTGTATTCCCCATGAGCTACACCACGTTGAACAATGCGAAGCTCGTATGCTCGCCGGGTTTATTATCGGCCTGGCGTCTGCTGCAGTGACCTTGTTTTTCGACAGAAATCCTTGGCATGCACTCATTGCACTGGAGCTCCCGTGGTTCGGAGTATGGCCATTAGGCTACCTGGCGAGCCTTGCGCAGGCATATCTTCGTGGTGAAGATCCCTATTATGGTAGTCACCTTGAAGAAGCTGCGTACGCATTGGAAGACGACTAACTCATCGACCTTTCTATTGACCAAAAAAACTTGCTTTTTTGTGTCCACAAATACACAATAAAAATTAGTTAAAGCAACCGTTCCTGGGTGGGGCGGAATGTCCTGAGTCGCTAATTTTGAACAACCCCCACCAATGGAAAAATGAGAGCATCGGATGATGCAATTCAAGGAGGAAAATATGTTGAACAAAGTATTCCTAATGGGTCGGCTCGGAAAAGATCCTGAGTTATCCTACACTCAAGCCGGGACAGCTCGTTGCCGCTTTTCACTCGCTACTTCCGAGGTCTATTACGATAAACAGACCAATGAGAAGAAGGAGGAAACTGAGTGGCATAACATAATAGTATGGGGCAACCAGGCGGAGAGCTGCGGTAAGTACTTGGCCAAGGGTCGCATGGCTCACATTGAAGGCAAGATAACGAATCGAAGCTGGGACGATCAGCAGACCGGTCAGAAAAAGTACATCACCGAAATAAAAGCCAACCGCGTCACCTTCCTGGGAGGAGGGGAACAGCAGGGCGGAGGCGGACAGCAGGGCGGAGGCGGCCGCGGAGGAGGCGGAAGCGGACGTGACAATAACAGTGGCCGCGGAGATCATGGAGGCGGATACGACGGAGGAGGAGGCGGCGGATACCAAGGTCCTCCCGAAGACGACGACATACCGTTCTAGGAGGCTACATGGGAAGAGGAATTTATTTATCAAAAAAGCACGGAGTGAATCCAGCGATTCCGCTCTGCTTCTATTGCCTGGAGCCCAAGAACGAGATCGTCCTACCTGGCCGAATGAAGGGCGATGCCCAGGCTCCTCAACATGCCGTTTGGGATGACTTGCCATGCGACAAGTGTCGCGAGCACATGAAGAACGGCATCATCCTGATCAGCGTCGATGAAAAACTTTCCGGCGGCGAAACGACCAATCCATACCGTACGGGAGGTTGGGTGGTAATAAAGGAGGACGCCATTCGCAGGATGATCGATCCAGAATCGGCCGAGCGAATACTGAGGCTTAGGTTCTCATTTGTTACCGATGAAACCTGGGACATGCTGGGTTTACCCAGGCCCGAGCCGTTGCCGGCCGCGGCCAACGGAGATACCGATGGCTGAGCAAATGAAATATCCTCATAGGTGTAGTCGGTGCGGGTTCTGTTGCCTGTCCTGTACTTGCCCGGCGGGAATGGCTCATCACGGTATTGGAAAGTTCGAGCCCTGCCCGAGTCTGGAGTTTGATGACAAGGGCATCGCGAAATGTAATCTGGTTGAGCCCGGCCTCGTCCCTGTTGGTGACGGTTGTTGCATAAAAGCGAGAGCCTACAAAGACGGAAAGGAATTCGACTTCGCTGGCCTTCGGCCTGCAATGAAAAGCCGGGCCGTGGCTGACCTCAGAAGATCGCGCATGATGCGCATGGTAAAAAGGTAGGTGAAATATGAGCGAACCAATAGTGATAAAAAAGATAGAAGTGGATCGAAATATTTGCCGAGGCACCATCGATATCTACGTGAAAGGTAGCGTCGTTTCGGGCAACGGTCCCACGAAATATCTATCCGATGATGGACAATGGAAAGATTTCGAGCCTTACGCCAAACCAATGCTTTCTTTGTCATATAATAGAGATGGATGCGAAGTAGCCCAAATGTTGGCAGATGGTTTATGGGATGCTCGCATCAGACCGGCGGGAGCAAGAGGTTCTGCTGGTCAACTGACTGCGGTTCAATACCACCTTGAGGATATGAGGAAGATAGCCTTCGGGCTACTGAAAGAAGACAAGGAGAAGTAGATGACCAGGAGAGAAAACGACAATTACACCACGAACCTCGGCCTGGCGCGCTGGGCCGTGAAGCACGCCGCAAAAATGGCGCTGTTTAAACCGGGGGAAGGTCGCATGCTGGAGCCCTGCTGCGGAGATGACGCGCCGTTCGCAACGGCCGCTAAGGAGATCGGCATGGAGCCTTTCGGGTTCGATATTCGAGATGTGAAACCAAAGCTTTGGGAGGGCACCGAAGGATTCGGCAACGGAGGCGCCTGCTGTACTCAAATCGATATAACTAAGTATGACCCCAAAGCGGTTCTGTATGACGTCATCGCCACTAATCCGCCGTTCACCATCGGAGAGGAGGTGGTCAGAAAATCGCTGGACATGCTCGAGCCGCATGGCGCTGCCGTGTTTCTGGTGAAGATGGCCTTTCTCGGTACGCAGGCCCGGTCCAAGCTGTTCAGGGAGAGGCCGCCGGCCGAGGTATGGATTCTCACGGCACGGCCGTCGTTTACCGGAGACGGCAACACCGACATAGCCCAGGAGTATGCCTTCGTATTCTGGAATGGAGCCCACACGGACGCTCTCATTGACTCCATCAGAATGAGAACAACAAAGCTGTACTGGCTGAACAGCAAACTACACATGACCAGCCTCGATAAACCTCGCGTGCGAATAGAGAAGGGAGGTAGTTAGACATGAGCGGCAAAGTGTCATTGGGCGACGTAATATTCCCATTGTTGGTGACTCAATGGGATGATGGTTGCCTATGGTATCCAGTGCCGGAAATAGATAAACAGGTCACCAAGTTGCGCGCCGAACTGAAGGCGTCAAATGAATTTGTCGACAAACTGGCAACAGTGCTCGAAGAGGAAGAATGGAATTCTGATTTTCGCCAGGTTCTTGTCGATATGGTCGCCGCGGAAAAGGCGAGAAGGGAGGGTATATGACTAAGAGAGTACATGAGGAGTGGGATACATTTAAAGAAATGGTGATAGATTCGGAAGCTCCAATGATTCAAAAAAATTCCATGAAGCTCGCCTTCTATTCTGGAGCGTTATCGATGATGACCATGCTCTTTACGCTGGCTGATGAAGTTACTGACCCAGATGTAGCTGAGAAAATAGTGGAAGAATGGAAAAAGGAATTTTCAATTACCAAAGATACTTTGTTGGCTAACACGGATTTATGGAAAGCGCCTCCCAATGGAGAAGGACAATGAGCGGCGAGCAATTGCCACTGCCGACCTCAGCGGCCAGGGGGATCTCTCTGGCACAGGCGAAGCGCGAGATGCTGGCCAAAGTAGAGGACGGTGCGCCATGCCCATGTTGTGGCCGCTTGGTGAAGTTATACAAGAGAAAACTTCATTCGGAGATGGCCGCCTTCCTCTGCCGCCTAGTTCGCAAATACCAACATGAGCAGAGATATTATTCAACGCGAGAGCTTTGCCCTGCGTTGACCAAATCGGCTACTGACGGATCATACCTTGTGCTTTGGGACCTGATCGAAAAGGAGCCTTCGGAGAATCACGCCGGCGGCAAAGCCGGGATGTACAGGCCAACAATTCACGGCCAGGAATTCGTCCTTGGGTACACTACCGTTAAGTCTCATGTACATCTGCTTTGCGGAGAGGTCATCGGATTTTCCGACGACTACATTCACATCAAAGAAGCCCTGGGCAGTCGCTTCAATTACGAAGAGCTCATGGGCAGAAAGGATTAAGGGAGATGGAAGATCAAAAGAAAGAAGAGCAAAAAATTTACAAGGTCGGAGAGTATTATGTTCCTGCCCAGATGATGGCCGCCATCCAGCGGTACATCAAACACAAATATCCAGTGGGCGATTTTCTTACCGCTGTCATCACCAACAATTTAAAGGAGTCCATAAACAGGGCAGATGATAATAATCTGAAAAACCTACCGGCGTTCGTGCACTTCTTTTACAACGAAGCGCCACCTCAATGCTGGGGCTCAGTTGAGAATATGAAAAACTGGTTGGAATCCGGCGTTGCCGAGAGGGAGAAAAGACAGAATGAGTCGCAAAAAGATCAAACTGCCCAAGGCCCGGAAAGGTAAAGTACGCGGCCGTCGGCAAACAGAAAGATTGGGCCAACTCGAACGAAACTTAGCACGGCAAAACATTCAGGATAATGCTCGCCGTCGTCGGCTGACGAAAAGGGATTTGATTACTGGGGAGATCTATGTGCTATCACTCCTGGCGCTGAAGGACAAGAAGTGGGTAACCGAATACAAGAAAGGGCTCGACGAGGCCTTGGCAGCAGCACCAATTACAGCAGAGGATCAGGCGGAAGCGATTCGTGGATATCTCCAGGGATGCGTCGATGCCGGACACATGGTGACCTTGGAATGCGGCCGCGGTGATATTCCTTCATGTCGTGTTTATCAGGGCGAGAATGCCAGGGTAGTGGTCATTCGCCAAGACGATCCGGACCTTCAGTAGCATGGTAGACCTGCGGACAAAAATAGCAGCCTTGCAGCGACTCGCTGATAATCCCGGGGCAACATCTCATGAAAAAGAGAATGCCCTTCGAAGGATCAAGCAGATCGAGGAACGTCACGGTATAAATCACAAGAAAGATGAACAGCAGCAGTTTGGCCGTCAGCCTGGATTCGGCTATTCAAACATGTCCTTCGTGGATTTAATGCGCGCAATGGCCAGAGATCTCGGAATAGATTTCGACGATCAGATGAGGCCCATCTATTCAGGCAGGAATGGCCCCGCGTCGAGGCCAAGGAGGTCGGAGCAGTGCTACGATGTGGGAGAGACCCCCAGGGCCTCCTGGGACGACTTCGCGGTGGGCGCCGACGGCGAGCGTCCGCCAGTGCATCCTAATTGCCGATGCCATCACCATCCACATCCATTTCCAGGAGAATTATTCAACAGCGGCTGGCTGGAATATCAGTTGATTAATAGTCCAGGTAGATACGGCAGGGTAAAGACTTTTTCTATGGACCGCGATCTGCGTACCATGGATACAATATTCTCCTGGGCATGTCCAAAGTGCGGAAAGCTTGCGTCTCTGCGTATTAGCGAAGATGTTTTTATTGACGCTTACAATACCAGCGAAGCCATGAGATCAATAGGAACGGATTTATTTCAGAGGCTCAACGGCGAGCGAGACAATATGTGCGAAGCATGCAGCGCTCGCTATTCGAAGATTAGATTTGACGGCCGAAGGCTCAGCGAATTCGCCGACTTCGTAATGGCCAGATGGGAGGAATTCAAGAACCTCGGAAATCAGGGACCATATGGATATGTGGAACACCTTGCCAGGCATCCTGTTACCGACGAGCACGTGGATTTCCAGTGGAAATGCCGTGGGTGCGGCCAGATCTGCCGGTACCGGATAGACTGGAGGGAGGTGAGTAAGTTGGTCAAGAACGGCCTGGTCGAGGAGTTCCTGGGCCATAGGCTGTTTAGAATTTTCAGCGGATACGACGACAATCGCTGCGATAATTGCAGCGGGAAATAGGAGGAGGATATGAAAATAAAAATAGAGATAGCGATTGCAATGCTGATCGGGATCTTGCTTGGGGTTCTAATCTGCATTGGTGATGACCGTGTTTCCCCGGCACAGGCGCAGCAGTTCGAGCAAACGCCGGCGCATGACCAATTCCTACGAGCCCAGGACCGACAGGCGCGAGCATTGGAGAGCATCGCGAGCTCGCTAAATAACCTGGAAAGGAAAACACGATGAAGGCCATTACACTGTGGCCCGAGTGGGCATGGGCCGTTTGCCGCCTGGGTAAAAATGTTGAGAATCGAACATGGGATTCGAGCTTGTACATGGGTGAACAGTTTGCCATCCACGCCGGCATGGCATTCGGTGGGGCTAAAGGTGAGCGACTCACATGGAGAGAAACCTTTGAGCCTTTGGTAATAATGGCCACACGAGCCGGCTGGCGAATGTCCTACGATCCGAAGCGTCATGCGCTTGAAGGGTACAGTACAAATAAGAGTGCCACGTTCAGCCAAAGCGTAGTCGGTATTCCGACAGGTTCAATCGTAGCCGTTGCGACGTTCATTGGAGCATTGCGGGTTCCCGGAGATGCACCAGGGGAATGGCCGTGGTGGGCTGAGGATCAGTTTGGATGGACATTCGACGATCTCCTGATATTGCCCGAACCTGTTAAATGCAGAGGCCGCCAACGCCTATGGAATATACCCGATGATGTTATGGCGAAAGTGGAATCTCAACTGGGCTGAACGATCTTCCTGATGCGATCATTATCTTGCTTTTGTGGACACAAAATTGTAGCCTCCATAGCATGGATGTTATCATTGGAATTGACCCAGGGGCTACGTCAGGGTGGGCAGTTTTGACTGTAGAAGTTCAACCAAGACTGTTGCTGTCCGACAGCATGAGTTGGCCGAAGACTGGAACGCCGAAGGACAATGCGGCGAACACTCCAACAGCTATTGTACGCTCAGTAATTGACGCCATGGTTCAGTCCGGACATACCGTCATCGGAGCGGCGATAGAGGATCAATACCTCAGCGTAAACCCGGATTCCATGAAGAAGCTGGCACGCAATGGAGGCAGATGGGAGGAGGCCTGTCGCAGCCTCGGCATCCCGGTTGAATGGATAAACACACAGACCTGGCAAACGAAGGAGCTCGGGACGTGTCGCATCGACAGCAAGGAAGTGAAACGGCGTTGCAATGCCAAGGCGCGTGGCCTATGGGGAACAAAGGTAAAGGACCACGAGGCCGATGCTTCGATCATCGGCCGGTACCACGCAATCCGAAAGGCGTTTGCTGACCTCAGGAGGCGCCGCAAATGACGATCCCATACCAAGTTGAATGTCCGTTTTGCGGCCGGACTCTGACCGTGGTGGAAACGACTAACCGGGAACAGGCGCATGTCGGTTTGGTCTATGTGTCGACCAAGTGTACCGATTGCAACGCCAGGATCGACGGCGCCGGCGTCGGTGAAAACGCTGCTCGAGTAGCGATGAACGACAAGCTCAGAAAACGGATCGGTACACGGCCCGAACAGTGGAACATCAGACCCAGCGGAAGGACGCGAAGGCGAGGGCCCAGAAGATGAAGAGCAAGGACAACAAAACGAAACTGGTCAAGGTCAGGGTTACCGAGACTGACGAGGCCCGGCTCAAGGAACTGGCGGAAGAGCAGGGTTTGACCCTTTCCGAGTACATGCGAAGGCGTGGGCTCCGGAGGCGCAAATGCAGGGAAGAGGAGCAGTAGTCCGTGAAGAGGCACAATGCCCCGTTTGCAATGAATGGTTCGAGCTTAAATGCGAGGACTTTATCGCGCCGTTCGTCGAGCGCGACGACCTGGGTAACGAGATTGTCTCGCCGGTCCACGTATGGGGTTGGTGGTGGAAGGACACCCACAATGGAGGTGGGTGCCCGGGATGTGGCGCTGTGGTTCTGGTCGAGAGCGAATGCAATATAAGGAGGGTCGTATGAACGGTCAGTCACCAAAGTTGAATGGAAGAACGCCGGCCGTCGCGCTGGTGATTGCAATAACCAGTTTGATCCCGTCAGTGACCGGGTTGGTTACAGCAATCCGCGACAGCGGAGAGGACGACGCGGCAATGGCATATCAGCTACTCGCCCAACGCATTGATTTCCTTGAGAAACAAATAGCAAAAAGCGAGGAGGCATATGCCAGTGAAATTGCTGACCTAGAGGAGGATCTTGAGCAGGCGCGTGAGATGACACGTAAGATGGTCAACTGGGTCAAGGTGCTGGAAGATCAGATAGGGACAATGCCGACGGCCGTTGCATCGCGACCTCCATCCAGGAGACCGGCCGCGGCCTCGTTGCCGATTGAAAAACCAACGGCAGAGGATCTATTGATAGACTTGGATATTGAAGACGAGGAAGAGGCAGAGGAGCCGGAGTTGCCGGCGCCTCAAATTCAACAGCAGTCACCGCTTCCACCTTCGCTGGATAGTGCGAAGGCGAAACAGTGATGCATATTTTTGGGCTTTAAAATCTGCATACTGGCGCGGAACGCAGATTTTCGCGCCTGATAATTTGCGCATGCCCAAGGAAGGGGTTTCAATTATGGACATGAACAGGAACACGATGGAAAGCCAGGGCCAGAAGCCGGTTCTGAAAAAGCATCTCAGGGTAGTACAAGCACAGCCGTCGAAGAAGGAGATGGTATGGACCTGCAATGAATGTCAGGCCGCGAATTCCATCAAGGACCAGCAATGCGCCACATGCGGAGCGCCGCGATGATAAACTTCAGAGAAATACCGGAGGTCAAGGAGCGATTAGAGATCAATCAAAGACAGGTCTTCGACCAACTGTTGCCAGCAATGGGGCAGAAGATTCTTTTGGAGGTTGAGGTTACCGATCCTTATTTGATGCAGATTGTCTTGATCTCTGTGGTCACTGAGAAGTCACCGCTGGGCGTGCCTGGCGCTAAGATCCTTGTAGGCCATTTCGATGGAGACAAATCGATCATCAGGAGTTGGCTCGAGAAGAGAATTGTCGAGATAGATAACGGCAGCGGAGTTTAATGATGCGGAATAGAATATAAGTATCGGCGACGATTGCCTGTCGCCAAAAGGAGGGATTATGAAACGCATTATTATTGGACTTTTTTTCGTTGCATTTTTCGGATGCTCTGCCGAGGTTCCTAGGTTTGAAAACGACGAGCTGGATTCAAACTTCGATGTTATTGACCAGTCAGATTCAGATGCTACTGAGGGGACTGACTCCGATGATGACACTTCAGTTGATACCGACACGGACACCGACACCGACACGGACATCGACACGGACTCCGACTCGGATACGGACACCGACTCGGACGCGGACACCGACACTGATTCGGATACAAGCTCAGAAGATATAGATGAAGATGGAGATGGGTGGGGTAGCGATCTGGATTGCGATGATGAAAATGAGGAGATAAACCCTGGTGCCGAAGAAATATACGATCCGCCAAATGGCATAGATGAAGATTGCGATGGGCTGACGGACGAGGAACCTTCAGGGGATTCCGACACCGACACCGACACTGACGCGGACACCGACACCGATACGGACACCGACACCGACACCGACACCGACAACAAGACCAAGGCGTTCAAAATGGCGGGCGGCAACCTGGTCGGCGGCAGCGGCTCCGAAGCGCCGAAAGCCTGCTCCATCCTCGACCCTGAATG